ATTTTTTTTTGTATCACGGATCCAAATACATATCTTTGTGCAAAAGACTTGAATATGACTATAAAAGGGTTGTTGGCCGAGATCAAGGCCGATTTACATAAATACGATGATAGCGGGGCTATAGATACCTCGTCTGTTTATAGATGGGCTGAGATCGCCTTGAAAAGGTTCGGGGGTGTTATAGCGGTCATGTCTGAGGCGGTTGTCAAGACCAGCAACAAACAGGCGGTATTGCCTTCTGATTTTTTCGACATGCTTGATGCCTATAGGTGTGAGCCTCTTGTCTGTGAGATTCCGGGCGGCGACAAGGCTAAGGCTGACCTCCAACATGAGATCGGCTGGGTCGAGCGCACCGAGCGTGGGTTCCGTTGGGACTCCTGCACCGAGTGCTGCAAGGAGGAGTTTGAGAAGACGATCACGGAGAAGATCTATATCGGGTCTCACGAGGTTCGTTTTCATTACCATCATCCCGTAAGGTTATCGATAGGTCGTGGGTTGAGGCGTGATTGTGCCGCCGACAAGTATCGGGATAAGTATGATTGGGATAATTATGATATAACTATATCCGGCAATACTATGTATACCGGGTTTGATGGATTTATTTATATCATATATCGTGCTACGCCTAAGGACGATGACGGTCTTCCGTATATACCAGAAACGGCGTTAGGTTATCTTGAGGATTATGTTGAGACGTATATCAAGATGAAGATCTTCGAGAATGCCGCCGTGAATGGCTTGATACAAGGCGCTGGTGACGCTTATAAATTATATGCTCAGCAGGAGCCGGGTAAGTTCGCTAGGGCTATGAAGGAGCTTAAGATGTCGATGATCACGTTAAATGATTATCGGGAGTTGGCTGAGGATAATAGGAGAAGAATGTTGTCTTATGAGCGGATGTGGCCTAATGCTTTTGATAAGTATATCAAATTTATTTAGTTGCGGGGGAGGGAATCGAACCCTCGATCTTTAGGTTATGAGCCTAATGAGATACCTCTTCTCCACCCCGCGATTATGACGCGAATATACGTTTTTTTAAAAAGAAAAAAAGATAATATGGCAAAGAAAAATGATTGGATACATTTAGATAAGACAAGTGGTACTGGTCCCGCTGAGGTTAAAGTTACCGCTGATATTAATGAGACTGGCGAGATACGTCAGGTAACGTACAAGGTTATAAAAGAGGGAACCAAGGAGGAGAAGACGTTCGTGTGCAGGCAGGAGTCCGTCCCGGTGGTGATCATCCCGGAGTTCGATTACCTTGTGCTTAGGTATATCTGGGCTGACGAGGACGGCATTGACTTTGACACGGCTACCGGTTTCGATAACACCGGCCTCCCGGATGTTGACGGCAAGCTGGTTGGTTGGAGTAAACAGTATCAGACCACGCAGGAACGGGTAGGTGATTATCTTATCCATGGCGGTGATAACATGGAATCAGGTAATGAGGCTGCCTTGATCCAGATGGGGCCGTTGTTGGATGGTGATAATTACGATAAATTACCTCTTGAGATCAGGTGCAGTATATACGGTAACTGGTATGGTGGTCGTGAGAAAGGTAATGTCACTATCAGGTTCACGGCATATAAGGGCGGTTCTATGGAGAAACGTGGATATGATTTTGTCAATATTGGAGGCGAGGAGGTTTATACCGGTGATGCCCCTACCAACGTATCCGCCCATGGTGAGGATAATTGGCAAAATATAAAGACCTTGTATTCTAAGGTAGGCACGATGATCTATAACAAGGAATCTCGTGACTGTATTGTAAGAATAGGTGAGTGATTGTTCTTTTTCATAATACAAATATTTATCAGCTCTCTCGTCCGTGAGGATGGGGGAGTTTTTTATTTTTTAGTCCTTTACTTATGACATATTTGATTTTTTATTGTGCAGGAATAATCTAGCTTTGCCGAAAACTAGTATTATGGTCACATTGAATGATGTAAATAACGAACTCCATGTCCGGTTATATATACTGGAGGTGCTTAAGGATTATATAAGAGATGATGATTTCGACGAGCTTTTAGATAAGGCGTTGGATTTTGTCATGGAAGGCGTTTCTATGCCTAAGGTTCCGGCCAAGGACACTACCATGAGTGATATATCAAAGAGCGTTTTGGCTTTGGTAGCGGGTGCCGGATTAGATGAGAGGCTAAGCAAAAGCTCTTTAGAGTTAGCTTACGATAGGTGTAAGATGAGGTACGTATTCGATCCTCGAAATCGGGATATACACGGTGTAGTCGTAGGTTATTCCAATGACTTTAATAGTCTGGTAGCTGTGTGTGATGAGGGATCGAAGAAAGGAGTGGATAAAGGATCTAATGATTTTGTGGATGTCAATGAGAGATACGTGACTAACGGTTTCTTTTACATATCTGTAGAGGATGCCGATAAGCAATCGAACTACATGGGTGGAAATTCGTAATTATTATGTTTTTGTGCTTTACCACGAGACGTTTTAAGTGTTTAGTCTTCCTCCTGACTTGTGAAAGTTAGGAGGATTTTTTTATATTCGCGTGATTTGAATGTTTTAGCATAATACGTACAGTTTTTGTTAAGATCCGGCGTGTAAGTGATTATCCGCCGGATTTGTTATCTTTGCGAAAAACATAACATCGTGCAGAACAATTCTAACATAGCGGTTCCCGACTCCGGGATGAACAGGGATAAGCATCCACAGGATCTATCCCAGTCTGAGTACAGCTTTGCCTTGAACGCTACCATAGAGGGTGACGATGGAAGCCAGCTAAAGATCCAGAACGAGCCTAGTACCCTTTTATGTAAGCGATTCGATGGCTATAAGGTTATTGGGTATAAGAATGATATAGCTGGTGATAACACTTATTTCTTTCTATCTAATCCGGATGATAATACGTCTAAGATCACGTTCATGCGGTCATTGGATTATATCAAGACCGTTGAGGATCAATTGGCTGGATCGGGAAAGGACATCCATCGTATCCTTGGCGAGAGGCTTGAGGAGTCGGATGGTCGTTTTGATGAGATATGTGATTTGATGGAGGTCCTGATAGAGGACTGGGTTGATGACCCTTGTCTTAATTTCTCCATTCATCATCCGATCTTCGATATAGAGATCAAGGACGAGAAATGCGGGAAGGTGATATACTGGACCGATGGATATAATCCCCAGCGATATGTTATGGTCGATAAGGCTCTTAATCCGGATGATGATGGTGACTTTTGGTATCATTATCATGGGTATAAGACATGTGGGGATGACAAACCAATAGAGAGGTGTAGGCTGGCCTGCGAGAAGCTGCTGGTGTTCCCGTTGCTGACGGCCCCGTGCGTGGAGCCTGAGGTCGTGGAGTTCGGGGGGAGCCTGCGTGCCGGGACCTACCAGTTCTGCGTGGCGTTGTGCGATGAGTTCGGGATTGAGAAGACTGGATATTGCTCATTGACCAACCCAATCATGTTATTCGATCGTCAAGATATGGTTATCCGCGATGGTTTATGGGGTAAGTCAACCAACATGGGTATCCGCCTTACCGTGTCTAATATAGATAAGCAGGTATCTCATTATAAGATAGGTGTTATACAGAATACGGTTGGGTTTAATGGTGAGCAAAGCCCGGTTCTTGAGTATTTCATAGAAGGTATACATCCGATAACGGAAAGGACTATCTATTATCTTACGGATCAATATAGCGAGCGTACGACCATGGAGAAGTTATCCAAGGAAATACCGGTATATAAGACAGCCAGAGGCATGACGTCTGTCGGGAATCGTCTTCTTCAATACGGCTTGACCGTGGAGAACGAATGGAATCTTCAACCGGTCGTTAACTTCTTGGGTCATTTCGTTAAATGGCAGACATCTATAGCCACGGAGAATTTGTATAAAGACGGTGTGGCTTGCTCTAAATACGCCTCTTTCATGCGTGACGAGGTATATCCGTTGGGTATAAGATTCTTTACCAATACAGGATACAGGACGGCTAGATTCCCGCTTATCCCTCGTCCGGCCACAAGGGAGGAGATGGAGGTTATCGTTGATGAGGACGGTAACTCTGACGACCTGTCGGCTGCGTCGGTGCTGGAGAACAACCCGCAGTGCGCCGGGAACAGCCGCCGTCATCTTTGGCAGTTTAAGAATACGGCAAAGATCATAAACGACCCGTCTTGGGGATTTGATGATTTTGGAGGAGAATGCAAGAATCAGCTAGATGTCAAGCAACTCAGATATGTAGAGCAGGAATATGCCACGGTAGGAGAGACCCAATTCGTTATCAATACGATGGGGGAAGATGTTACGGTAGATGATGCTATTGATTATATCGCTGATAATATAGAGAACCTGTGTGATATCATAGAATCTAATGTAGGTATTACTGACGAGTTATGCGCTGCTATATCATTGCCAGAGGATCAAGACGGTATAAAGGCTCCCGATTTCCCTGGTGGATGTGATGATATCGAGAGGATAGAGACCAGGACTATATTGGATAAAAACTCTTTGGTGGATTCTAGGATTGATTTTACATATAAGCTGGCTAGTGATTATACGGAGACCGAGCCTACCACCTTAATACAAAGTAACGCCGAGTCACAAAGGAAATTCTCTGTATTGTGTGATTTCGATAATTACTCCAGTGGAGGTAAGAATATCATAGATCTGGTTCAGGAATGGTTGGATGGTCAGGATGAGGATAAATTCCCGTCTGATATAGACTCCTCCGCCTTGGTCTTGTGTCAGGATATGTCTAATGTCCGGCAGTTATATGATGAGGGTATATGTACTAATGGGTGTTCGGTAGGTGATCCTCACGTGAATCCTACTATTAACGATGTTCAACTTCCTACATTCCAAGGGGGTAGGTCATTGGGTAAGTGCACATATTTGTATCAATATCCCGGATGGGAAGGAAAGAAGCATACGGAGACGATGCTTGATCAGTTAATGGATACGATGGAGGCTTATTTCCCCCAATATGAGAGTCAGTTTGGTATCGAGAACGCCATGTGTCTTTTTGGCGATGGTGATAATTCTAAGTTTAATACCGGTATAACTACTGACTGGGAAGGTCGTGTGTCTGTGCAGAATGATATTGACGCCAAGACCAATTGGTTCGGTAGAAGTAACTTGACTTATTTCAAGTTCTATCCACATGTATCCTCATACGCCAGATGGGTGGAGTTGGATTATGAGAAATACATAAGTGGTTTATCCGATCCTGATAACGGTATTATGTATATAGAGATGATGGGTAACTATAATTATCCGATCGGCGACTCATCATCATACAATAAGGTTCGTATAACGTTTTTCTCGGACAAGGAAGGTACCGTGGCTCCTAATCCTTTGGCTAATGATGCCAAGAAAGGTGTTATAGTGAATTACGTGGATCATAAGATATTTATGATGCCAAAGTACTTGTTCTGGAATGATGACAAGACTACTTTCCATAAGATATATGTTTGCATCGAGCCTGCGGTATGCGTGTTCTTCACCGGTTTCGCCATGAGGCAGGACATGAAGGAGCTTGCCGGATTCTATACGGCCGGCACCGCCATCTTCCCCGCCCCGTTCTGTTTTGGCATTCGGCCACTGGAGGTGAAATACGTGTTCTTCTTCACGAAAGAATTGAAATTAAGGAGATTTGTTACCTATGAGGCGAAATGTATCTCATGTGGAGATAAACCCGCTGATTGCGCTCCCAGACCATATCAGTACGGTGATTTCGGATATTGGGAGTCTACCAATAAGTACCCGGCTAATTTTGAGTTGTATGATTCAAGTAAGATCGGGATATCATCGGGAGGATCAAAGAGGAAGGATATAATAGATTCTTTGACGAAATACTATGGGTCTCCTAAATCCGTTGGGGGTAAGTCTTATTTCACCGGTAATGGGGATAACGCTGAGTACCCCAATACGTCAACCACGTTTTGTCAGAAACCTATACGTCATTACAAGTTTCCGGATAACTCTGTCGCTCCTTTCATGGGTAATCCGTCTCAACTGACCGGTCAATATGGAGTTGACTCCTATATTTATCCTATGGGGGTGATGCTTGATGACGATATCGTTAATGAGTTTCTGGATATAGCGGTAGAGAACGGTCTTATAGATAAGGCTAGAAGGGATTCTATAATAGGATATGAGTTGTATAGGGGCGATAGGACGTTGGATAAGAGCGTTATCGGAACCGGTCTGGCTTATGATATGTTTAAGTACGATGATCCCGACGGATCGGCTAACCTTTATCCTAATTACCCTTACAACGATTTGTCTGATGATATGTATATCTATAAGGATATTAATCGTGAGAAATTTATAACGCATCCGTTTAACAGGAAGGGTAATATCTGGTATTCATTCTTAAGTCCTGATATTGCCTTTAACAAGCCTGACGCTCCCACCGAGTGCCTTGTTGATGGTTATCAATTAGGTAAATCCTCAGGTATATTCAGGGAGGTGGAGGATCACCCTAAATGGACGATATTAGGGAGTAAGGCTTACAGTATGGCAACATCATTGGCTACGGTGGAGGCTATGGCTAATTTAATATCCGCTATAGCTGAGTATACATATCAGTCGGCTTCACAGCAATATGTCGGTGGAGGCGTGTTCTTTTTAGCCAACCCTGTCGGCATAGCGCTGACGGCTATCCGTCTGGCTACAGGTATCGCCAAGGCCACAGCCCAGTCCGTGGTGGATATAGGCAAGTATAGGTATCAGTGGTTAACGGCATTGATAGATAGGGGACCTAGACGGAACTATGCTTATTACTATACTTCTGTCGCTCATTATAATTTATTTTACCAAAAAATAGGGGAGTCAGAGTTACGTGGATTGTCAACGGCTAAATATATCAAGAGCGGGTTATATCCGGTAACAGATATCTCTTCGCAAGGGGAGACCGTAGGCGGTAAGCCTATTATCATAAACAACCTCGATCGTGAGCATTCATTGTTCATGTCATTTGGTATGGATAAGTATATGCTTGAATATCCGGAGTTGGTTTCAAGTTACGATACCAGCCGTATTCAGGATGAGTGTAATATTCGTAACGATGAGGTGGCTGGTATGACGCCTCATTTTATGACACGTGAATCTTTCGTATCCTGCCCCTATATGAGGATAAAGAAATATTCTCCGGCTCAATACGGGCAGATAGAGGATATCAGGTGGGTATCGTTAGGTGGTTGCGGGTTGATGGATAAGGATAAGCGTAAACCTGTTTTTGGAGGTGATGTATTTATATCAAGATTCTCGCTTAAGAGGAAGATGCCTATGTTTTATTTGACTCAGTTTGGTCAGGGGGACATGATACCATTCCCTTATTACGATTATCGAAACATCGGGTATCCCCGTTATTTCGTCAATTACGATACCGGGGAGGATTATCTTAACAAGACCGATACGGATACCGGATCGCTATACTCTTTCCCTAGCCGGAAGAGCGCTTATGAGATGGTTTGCAAGACCGGAGATATGTATCTTAGCGGTCGTTTCTTCCTATATTTCTATGGCATACCTCAGTTTCTTGTGGAGTCTGAGATCAATTGCAATTTCCGTATAGCCGGCCCTGAGCCTTACGAGGGGTTCTATCCGGAGGTGGGGGATTATATATCATGGACTCAGGAGCGTAATGTCCCTATATCAAGGGATAATGTGTTTAAGATAAGTCCTGTGTATAAGAATCGTTTTACGCTAGGCGGAAGGTCATTACCAGAGACGTATGATAGCAATTTTTGGGACTGCGCTTACCAAAGACCCAACGGCGTCATATGGAGCACCGCCGACGTGTCGGAGAACGGCATGACCGATCCTTGGCTGTCGTACAAGCCTATGGATTACCATGAGTTCAAGACCTCGTTCGGAAAGCTTATAAGCATGAAGGGAATAGAGTCGGATCAGATACTGGCTCGTTTTGAGAATCAGGTAGGGTTGTACAATGCCATAGACGTGTTGGCGGAGAGAATATCCCCGGAGAATAGCGAGCTAGGGACAGGTGGGCTTTTCGCCTCTCGTGGCATTGAGTATAATAATACGACGTTAGGATATTCCGGGACCCAGAGTCGGGATATGATCAGTTGCGAGTTTGGGCATTTTTGGGTCGATTTAAGGCGTGGTCAGGTGTTTAAGGTAGATTCTAATGGTAGGAATCTTACGGAGGTCACACCGGGGCTTAGAAACTGGTTTAAGGAGCATCTTCAGATGAAGATCATCCGTAGCCGGATATATAACGCTGATACGGACGCTGAGTTGTCTTATTATGATATTGATAACAAGTTTTTTGGTATAGGGTTGTCCATGGGTTGGGATAATAGGTTTAAGAGGGTTCTGATAACCAAGAAAGATTATATACCGGTAGGGAATCCGAGCGAGTACCAATTCCGTGGCGGCCGGTTCTACAGGAACGGACAGGCGGTGGAGTTGCAGGACACCAGCCATTTCACGGACGTCTCGTTCACCGTTGGGTATAACTGCCTGAAGGGTGAGTGGAAATCATATTTATCCTACACCCCTGATTATTATATCGAGCACCAGCATTATTTCCAGTCCGGAAAGAACTACTCAAGTGAAAGTCAGGAGATAGGTTTATGGTCTCATGGTTTGACCAACCAATCGTATCAAGTATTTTATGGTAAGCTATATCCGTTTGTTATAGAGGTTCCGGTACGTGAGCAGTACGTGAATAAGATCCTCACCAACTACCAATATCGGATGGATGCCAGAAGATATCAGGATGAGGTTAATTACCAAATTCTTAGGACTACTGGATTTAATAAGGCATGGTTTTATAATGATACCAACAACAGCGGTGAGCTTCGGATGGTTATCGCCGACAAGAACGATATGAGCCAGCGGTTAAGGTATCCTGTAACCAATGACGATAGCCGTGAGATATTGGTGACGGAGGTTGATCAGAAGATAAATATAAATGACTATTTTAACGAGGTCAAAGACGATACGAACAATCTTCCGATATGGGTTAAGGATGTGAATGACATTGACCGTAAGATCGACCCCAGGGCTGTCGATTATCATCGGAGGTGGCGGGATCGTCTTCGTGGCGATTGGTTCTTGGCTAGGTTCGTGAATGACATTGAGAGCCGGTTCAAGATGATAGTACGTTGGTTTAGCAACGATGAGAAAGTTTATTGAGGTGATTATATACCTTTAAATATTTGATGTTATGGCAGCAGGGAAAACTAGCAGTAAAAAGAAGGGCAAATGCCCGAAATCAGGATGTATCAAGAAAGTAGGGAGTGATTGGCGAGTGGTCAGTAACAAGACCGGTAAATTATGGCCGGCTAAGTACAAGTCTAAGGAGAAAGCTAAAGGAGCCTTGGCTGCTTATCACATGCATTAGCGTATAAACGGGTACATGATTTATTATGTGCCCGTTTCGTGTTTTTAGGCTTATGAGATTATAGTTATCTTTGTGAAAAATGTAGTATATGTCTAAGAAGAATAAACCGGAGGAAATCCCATCGTGGATAAGGGATTTATATAAGGAGGATGGAGGTCCGGTAAATACAGAACGAGATTATGGTGCCGGTAAATACGTTATTGATCCTAGTAGATCAGAGGATAGTAAGATGGTTGTGTATGATGAGATATGGGACTATCTGACAGAAAAGAAAGGGATACCACAAACGCAAGCTATCGGCATCCTATCGAACATCGCCGCCGAGTCCGGAGGGGACACCGAAGCCCTAGGAGCCGCCGGTGATTTTGGCATCCAACAATGGCTTGGTCCGAGGAAGAAGGAGCTACAGCGCAGGTATGGTAGGAAACCGACATTAACCCAACAACTGGATTATCTCGTGGATGAGTATCAAGGCAAGGTCCCGGGGTTAGGTTGGAATTACATCAATCAAGGCAAGTTCTTTGACAAGGACGCTCAGGGGAATGAGTATAACTATTATATGTATTCTAAATCCGATTTCGATAACGCCGTCAACTACAAGGACGCTACCGTGGCATGGAATCAAGGATACGGTAGGCCTCTTGGATCGACCTTAAGAAATGAGAAGAGATTTGAGTTCGCTGATATGTTCGCTAATAGGTATGGTGTCCCGGAGAACGAGCCAATGAGATACGAGTTCGGACAGCGGGATTCGGGCACGGGGGACGGAGGTCAGCAGCCCGTACCTGAGACGGTAGCCCCTGCCGATCCTTCTTTGGCTTCCCGCTCTTCCATGGATAGCTGGTGGGAGAAGGAAGGTCAAGACCTGTTATATAAGATGCTAGCTCAATCAGGCGCCAACAGGAAAGCTATAGAGGATATCGCTAATAACATCAAGAACGATCCCCAATCAGAGGCGCAGATAGCGGAAGCTGAGCGTATGCGTAGGGAGCAGGCGAAAAGGCAGTTGGTGCTTAATATGATACCGGGGTTGATGCTGAATATAAAGGGTATGAGCAGAACTCAGAATTAATGCTATATTTGCGAAGTAATTAAACGTTTTAGATATGAAAAGATTGTTATTTTTATTTGCTATGTTATTGACGCCGTTCGCTTTGATGGCGCAAGAGGTAATCCCATCAGAAGGGACTATCACCATTGATCTAACTACCTTTACCGGTATCATGGCTTTTGTTACGATGTCAGCTACCCAACTAGCCAAGGTTGTGCCGTATATTGACACCCATAAGTGGGCTAAAGTCCTATCCGCCGTAGTCATAGGTATGCTGGTTTGTATATTAGCGTGGCTACTAAAGGTGTCTCCATTGCTTATAGGGAGTGAATGGTGGGAGGCTCTATTATATGGAGTGGCTGTAGGTCTCAGTTCTGCCGGTTTCTATGATTTGGTTAAGGCTATAGGATCATTATTCATAAAAAGAATTTAATTCTGTACATAATAATAGCATTTGCTGAGAGACTCATCGTTGTGAAATGATGAGTCTCTGTTTTTTTAAATTATCTTTGTGTCAGAACGAAATTAATTAGACATGAGCAAATACGTAATCAAGAGGAAGATACCTAAATATCAAGAGGCCGGGGAAGTCGGGTCGTATATGCTTGGTAATATGGACGGTATACAAGGGTTAGGTATAGAACCTTTGGTGAATACCAACCAAGGATTACCCGCGCCGGTCAATCCGCTAGGGATATATTCTTTGGATACTCCAGATCAGTTGAGGACTAAATACGCTAATGCTTTTGATCAGGATAATGTGTTTCCGGCTAGCTTCAAGGGTAGTTTACAGCGTATAGCTGAGAATTATCAGGACAATGGTATTACGCTTAATAACATAACTGTTAACGATGTTGATAAGTCTAAGACCGGTTCAGGCGAGACGGATGTTTTTGATTTTACCACCATCCCCTACTATGGCGCTGATGATATAGGGTCTAGATTCACTCAGATGGGTCGTGGTATAGGGCGTATGAGAAGCGAGGGATATGGTGATTTATCCACTGGGGCTAAAACAGCTAATACGATAACCACCATAGCCTCAGGAATTAGTGGTATCATGGGGTTGGCTCGTAACGTGGTTTCTGGGATAGCGTCAGAGAAAGGTACTCGTACCAATATCAGGTTAGCTCAGGAGCGTGAGGCCAGACAAAGAAGGCAATCCCAGATGCAGTACAAGGATGGTGGGGGTGTTTATCTAGGACCTAATAATAGGTTCGATAGCGGAAGCCTTACCGGTGAGTACCTGTATCCGTTACCTAAGTCGATGGAAGATCAAGCCAACGTAGAGGTCGAGAAGGGTGAGTACGTGACGCAGCCCGGAGAGGCGCCGATGGAGGCTATGGGGCAGAAGCACGCCGATGGTGGAACCCCCGTTTCCTTGGAGCAGGGAACGAAGGTTATTACCGACGACACAACCATAGAGCCGGATTTCGCTAAATACATCAGAGATACGTATGGGATCAAAGCCACGCCTAAGGATACGTATGCTACGTTAATGGACAGGTATAAGGCTAAGATCGGTCTTAAATCGGCTTACGATGATCAGAAAAAGGCGCTGGAGAAGCTGAAGAAAAACGATAAGATAGATGATGAGAATACAAGGCGTTTAAACGCCTCCGTATTGTCAAAGGCTATAAATGATAGCAACGATACCGTTAATGGATTAGAGGGAAGATTTACGGACTTCGCTAATGTCATATACAAAGAGCAGGAAGACCGGAAGATGAAGAAGGATGAGGATACGTATTTCGCTAAGGGTGGTGAGATAGATAACATCATATCCAGATCCATGAAAGAATACGGTCTTACGGAGGAGGATATAGCCGATGCTAAGAAAGAATTGCTTAAGAAAGTGGCTGGTATTCGTCAGAAGATGGAGAAAGGTGGTAGTTCTTTATTCGATTACCTACTTACTTTCCGTCCCGTAGAGAACAAGTACAATAATAAGGATAACACGTTTGGGTATCAGCGTCAGGGTCAGGATGGCTCTTATGGCGGTATTAATACCGATGAGAGACTGGAGTATTATAAGACGTTCATGCCTTTGGCTTATGATGCTTATATGAGCGCTCCGAAGGCTACTGCCGCCAAGGCTCTTCAGGATGCTATATACAGCACTACTGGTGGGTGGATGGGCTTGGCCACGGCGGAGAACCCGATCATCGCCAACGCAGAGGCGCTTCGGGATTATACGACACTCGTTTCCTTTGGAGGCGAGGATAGCCAAGGTAATTACCCGGAAGATAAGAAAGCCGCATATCATGATAGGATGAGAGACAACAAGTTTGGTCAATACTCCTCATCTCGCCCTATGATCGGTCTAGATGTTGTTACAGAGGAACAGCATAAGGCTCTTAATGATGCTGGTATCACTCATTTTAGCCAACTATTCTCTGACAAGAACAAGGATGTCGTTAATAAGATACTTGGCGAGGATATGCTTAAGATGCAGGCATTGAGATCCATGAAAGGAATGGAAGGTCTTGATTTTATACTTGATCCTCATAAGGTGGCTCCCGGTCCTATGGATATAGGTGATGTGGAGGAACCTGATGTTAAACTGGATATGCCTGAGCTGATTGATCCCAATACACTCCCTAAGACCAATACAAATGCCGGTAAGTCGAACAGCGGCAATGGAGGCAGGAATATAGTGGGTGGCGGTCTTGACTTCCCCGAGGTATTTAGGATGACCCCGGGAGCCGTGACAACGGAAGGTCTGGAAAGGCATTACGCTCCTACCGTGGATCCGGTGTTGAGATCTGCTGATCAGTATATGGTTGAGACCAATCGTGCTTTCCAATCACAATTGGATCAGATGGGTAATGTCCCGGATTCCCAGAGAGGGGCTTTATCATCCAACCTACAGGCTATCATGAGTTCCAATATAGGTAAGTATATAAATGAGGTAGAACAAGGGAACGTGGCTCAAAGGACTTGGGCTGATAATGTAAACGCCCGGACTTGGACTGATACGTATGATAAGAATATAGCTCAACGTCAGGGTTATCAAAGTCGAATATTACAGGCTTTGGCTAATACTGACGAGAACTGGGCTAGGTATTTTGATAGCGTAAATGATGAGATCCAGCAGAAGTGGAATACGGCTACGACCATGAATACATTAAGGTCTATATTCGGGGATTTAAAGACTGGTCCTAATGGACAATTAATCGTTGATCTTCAAGGAGATATATTGAGTTATAGGAGATTATATCCTGCTCAGGAAGTAACTAAAGGCAAGAAAGGATAAAGGATGGCTTCACAATATAGTATATTAAGGAATTACGGCAAGTATGTATCGCCCTACAACATGGATGTCATGATGCGGGGGATGGGGTACATGCAGCAGAAGATAGATACCAATCGGCAGGCTATAAACGAGTATGCTGATTATATTATCAATTCTGACATTATAAAACCTCAGGATAGGGAATATCTTCAGAATAGGTTAAATGGGCTGATACAGGACGTGAATAACGTGTATCGTAAATCTAATTTGGCTTCCGACGGTATAGCCAGAAGCATACAGGCTCGCCTTGGAGAAGCTCTGGATACCCGTGTGTTGAATGCTATTGCCGGTACTAGGGAGTATAGATCTTTCTCGCAGAAGATCGAGGATATGAAACTCAATAATCCAAAGCAATATAGCGCTATAAATGAGGCTGTCGCTTTGTTGCCATTTTATGAATGGGTTAATGACGGTCAGGTTGGGACAAGGATGAATCCTATTCATTATACTCCTTATACGGATTATAATGAGGAAATGAATAAGATGATGAAAGATTTCGTTAGTCTTAATAAAGGAAAGAAGTTTTCTGTTCCTGAAATAGTGGATGGTAAACCTACAGGGAGGATGAGGGATATTACTGTTGATGAGATGAGTCAATCTCAAATTAGATCAATAGCGGCTAGGTCTATATCTCAGAATGCTAAAGCTCAGATGCAGATAGAGGGACAGTATTTAGCCATGACCAATCCTAGCATGTTTAGTGGTATGACTACTGAACAGTTTGTTAATAAATATGTTTCTGGGTTTGACGCTGAAGAGAGCGTTCTTTTAGCCAAGCTCAAAGGGGCGGAGGCCAGCCCTTCCGCTAAGGCGGCTATCGAGGCTTCGTTGCAGGAGGTTCGGGAGCAGCGCCGTGCGTTAGTGGAGGAAGCTACATCCTTTATTGGCAACAACATGAATCCCGCTAGGGCAGGGGAGTTTATTGTCCGTAACGAGTTTCTTGATGGTGTATCTGCTAGATGGTCATACAATAATTCATCAGAAAGTTATAGTGCGGATGATTATTATTTTAAAGTAAGAGATCTTGATTTCAAGGAGCGGGAGTTCTCATGGAGACAAAAATCCAAGGAAATAGATCAGAATCTTAAGCTTAGGGAGATAATGACTAAAGAAGGTGGTAACAGTCCCGGCGCTTCTTCAGGTGTTATGATTGAGCTAGAAAAAGTTCAGCCTAATGTCACTCCTGAAAATATATTTGACAATCAGTATATTCAGAATGAAAACAATATATCAACAGGAGAGAAGGATTTAATATCGTCTTTAAACCCTGTTGATTTACGAGGTATAGAGAACGATATACAAAACAATCCCTCTATATATCCAGGTGGTGTTAATAGTGAGAATATTATGGCATGGATTACCAATAACGGTGGCGGGTCTAGTTCTGTGTTATCATCACCAGAAAAGGTAGGTAGGTATGAGGCCCTTATGGCGGCGAATGATAATAGGAAGAAATATAGTAAGATAATGGACGAGGAAGTTGATTATCTTACGAATGCTTTTGATGTCGCTACGAAGAATATCCTTAATGATGCTATCAAAGATCAAAACTATGTTACTGGTGGTATTGATACATATACTGATAATGGTATGGTTAACGCAAGGGATGTTGGTAAGAATGGAGCGGTTATTGGAGGAAGGGAGTATTCTCCGGAAGACGCTTTGAAAGTTTCTTCTATAGTTGGATTGATAAGCGAAAACATCAACTACACGGATAGGTCTATAGCTAATACGGAGTTGATGAGATCTTATATAAATCTGTTAAATAGATATTCGGGAGAAAATTTCACTTTGGATGATATAGATAATATAGCCAAAACTTATAGTCGTGTAGATAATCCAATAATGAATAGTGATGATGCCAATATGACTAATAGGGATAAAATGATCAAGATCATAGGTAAGAATATGTCTAGAGCTGATGGCCCTACGCTTAGAAGGGAATGGTCTTCTTCCAATGTAGGTCGTAATATAGCTAAGGCTGTTCAGGATTCTAAAACAGTCTATGAAAGAAGATATGATGAGTTTGCTCCAAGATCATGGTCATTTTCCAATTCTACCAACGCTTCTAAAGAGGATAGGCGTATGCATGCTAAATTAGAGAGTCTGCTTTTGGCGAGAGCCGGTTTCTTGAATAAAGATAAAGATAGTAGACTTAATAATTATATATTGTATGCTCGTCCTACAGATAATCCTAATACATTTGATTTGGTAGCTATGGCTGGTGGAAAGAATATCGCTACGGTTCAAGTTACTAAAGAAGAATTAGATAGTATGGGGTATAGTTTGTATGAAAGGGAAAGAAATGTGAGATCGGAAGATTATGAATCCAAGATCATTCCTGTGTCTTTTTCTGCTACAACCAATAGACCTTACCAGAAATGGGCGCAGGCTAATTCGCTTGGCGCTTTCGCTACTGTCGAGAATGCGGCGGAGGAGGCTTCTAGGATGGTTGATAAGTATGATATTCAGAGTAATGATCTAGCTACATCTGAGCTTAATAAGAGGGCTATTAGGATAATTAATACGGTTTTGAGGAATTACAAGTCGTATGATGTCAAAGCTAAGGGATTCCCAGGAGGGGTTGAAGTTGGTATTTATTTCCATGGTCAAGCAAAGACTGGGACACCGCTTAAGGTATTAGAGTATAATACTGATTATGCTGATAATATCATGAAAATCATAAATATGTGTCCTCAGATGTATCTTACTCAAGCTGTAGTTGAGGCTATTAATAAGGATGTTATTGTAAAGGGTAGGGATATTAATGAACAGCATTCTGACCTTAGCAATCTTCTTTCGGTGTTGGATAAAGAGACCATAGATAAAATAGATGGTAAAAATGAACAGCAATAATAATAATGATATGGGGAATGTGATGAGGGATCAGGGATATTATGTTCCGACTCCATCCATTCCATCCCCTATGATTTCTGGGGACAATATTTCTTCTATCCCTATTCCTGTCGGGATGAGTAGTTCATCGGATATGGATAATGATGTTTTATCCAGGGAAGGAAGTAGAAGCATACCGTCATTGGTTGAGGGTATAAAAAAATCTGTAGAGACATCTTATCATGATGACGTAAGAGCCAGAAACTCGCTTTTCCAGATGATAAATGAGGTAGGTATACCTAAGGGTAATTATGATATAACTGGGAGCAGGATCAATCTTCGTGATTCAAGATATAGGTTATCAACAGGTGAGTGGATTCCTAAATATGAGAATTATATCAATAATATAGATAATGACGATCGTCTATCGAGAAGTCAAAGTGGTTGGGAGAAAACTTATAGAGGATTAGGTAAGTTTATTTATAAGTCTGCTTTGTATGGAATAGGTGGAGTAGGTCAGTCTGTTTATGGATTAAAGGAGCTTGTTACAAAAGGGACGTTATCAGCTATGTATGATAACAGTTTTGCCAGATGGTTGGATGATATGGATAAGCGTGGTGATTATACGCTTAATCATTATTACAGTAAGGAGGAGCGAGACGCCGGATTTTTAAAAAGTATGTTTACAACCAATTTCTGGACAAATGATCTTTTGTCGGGGGCTGCATTTACGGCTGGGGCTATCTTGTCGTCTTATGCTTTCGCTGGCGCTGGTCTTATGAATGCCGCCCGTATGGGGGCTAGGATAGGAGCGACTGTCGCTGGATTAGGTAGGGCTGCTTCCGCCACGAAGAGCGGGTTTAACTCCATGCTGAGGGCCGCCCGCATAGGACGAGGCATAGGCAAGGGTTTGGACAACCTAACCTTTATTGGCACGTCAACGCTTTGGGAGGCTTCGGTAGAGTCAAGGAGTGGGTTGATGGAGTCTGAGGAAAACTTCAAGCAGGCTTACAGAAATGCCTATGGTAGAGAAGCCTCGTATGAGGAGCTTATGAGGTTCAGAAATGACAACGTCGATGCCGCCAATACTATATTTGCCGCTAATATCGGTATTCTTACATTGTCTAACATAGCTATGTTCGGTGATATGTTTGGTATGGATCTTGGCGTGGATAAGTTCATAAAACGCAATATATTTGGCGTAGGGGCTGAGAGGATGGATAACGGTATGTTAAGAGCCATAACACCAAAGAAATGGCAGAAGGTAGCCGGGAATACGTTCAATATCATTAAACGTCCGGTATCCGAGGGTCTGTATGAGGAGGGTCTTCAGGGAGTGGCTAGTAAGTCCGCCGAGGATTGGGTAGAATCAAGATACAATCCTATGGCTATCCGGCAGAATATAGGCTATATGGAGGCTATAAAGAACGGATTCAAGGAGACTTATGGATCCAGTCAGGGATGGAAGGAGATCGGTATCGGTATGATTATCGGATCGGTTATGGGTGGAAAGACCTTTGGAGGTATAAAGGAATGGAGCCAAGACATGTCCCGTAACAAGGGGATGGTGGAGGCCTACAACACCAATGCCGGCGCTTTGACTACCGCCGCTGTCCGTGCTATTCGTGGCAGTATGGCTCTTAACGCTCAATTATCCGGCATAGACACATCGTACGAGAGTGATGGTAGGATTATAAACAAGGATTTTAGTGACGCCGTATTCAATCGTCTTCGTTATGATTCGGAGATGGGGATGCTGGATGATACGAAGGAGAATTTCAGGACGGTAGTCGAATCTATACCTAATAGCGATATAGCGTCCGATATGAATATGACGGATGAGCAGGTCAATGAGTATAAAGCCGATCTTGTCAATGAGTTTAATAAGAAGGTGGATAATTTCACTATGGCCAACAGGTTCGCCGACTCCCTTACCGATGGTATATCCAATAGGTCGTTTAACGCCTATATCTCCAATATGGCTTATAATGGCCTTGAGGCGAAGGATAATTTGAACGATATAGCCAATCAGTTAAGAAGGATATACAATACGGATATAGGTCCCGCTCTTGATATATATTCTCGTCTTAATCCTGATTCGAGCAGGGATCTTGAAGAACTTAGGAAGCTTACGGATGATATACAGAGGATGGAGAAGAATATCTTGAGGCTTCAACAAAGTGTCGCGTCGAAGGACGCTCTTGAATCTGATAAGGCTAAGTTGGTCAAGGAGAATGATAGGCTTCTTAAATTAACAGAGGATAGGATCGCATTGGAGAGGAAATTAACTACGTTAATTAACTCAGAGGCTGATATATCTAAGTTGTTCTTAAATAGAAATGATTCAAGGATCAGTGCCGCTGATCTTATGGCGGCTTATGATACTATAGCTGATTTTGAAAACATCGTATCTATCCGTGGGGTTGATAATTATAAGGAGGCTATGGCATTGCTTAGTGAGTATCGTCATAATCTTGTGGCTTATAAGAATATAAACGAGTCTCTTCGTCGTATGCGTGACAGAAGATTCATCCGGGCGCAGGAGCGCGGGTTCATGAAGATATTATCGAACGTATGGGGTAAGACTTATGAGGAGGATGATAGCAAGTACGATTTCAGGAATACTGATAATCCTGATGCCAATGATCTTTATGCCAACGACCAAGCTATAGACAAGGCTTACCAAGATGGTCTTATAGGGGAGGATGAGGCATTTATGTTCAAGACATATAATCATATGATAGCCAGATCTATGGAGAACGAGATTAAGACCGATGAAGGTAATATAGTCGAGAGGGTTCCTGATGATGAGGATATCATAAATCCTTCTGACGATAGAATCAATAATATAGCTATAAAGATATGGAGCGGTAATGAGGATGTCTTATCTCCTAGGGAGAGACAGATATATGATAATAACAAGCCTCGTGTCGATAGTCTAGTTAACGGGTTTGGGGATAATCCTATTTCAAGGATCAATAAGGCTAGATCGATAATAGATAGATTGAAGATCCATGATAATATTTATGATAATATCAAGGACGCTATTGATGATATTGTAGATATGAATATCAATGGTCTTGATCAGGATCAGATCAAAGAAGCTATAAAGACTTATAATGATCTTATGAATGAGGCTGACAATGGCAATGAGATTGATCAGGATAAGCTTAATGAGGCTATTGATATTATCAATAACTATTCTGATGATCCTCTTCTTCGATTCGTGGAATGGATGAGGCTGTATGATAATGGAAGTATAGCTGTCAAGGATTACGATAAATCCATACCTATGGGTGATGTCCTCACAGAGAGCGAACCCGGGACATCCACCGGCAGGACGGAAGTTAACGCCGCCCAGAACCCGGTGGTGTTGATGGCCCAGAAGAGAGAGATCGGTGGGGTCATGTATTATGAGGTTGGTGGAATGAGGCTTGACAGGTTTATGGCGGGGTCCGGGCTTAAAAGGTCTGATGCCACTGATACTGATAATGGAAGGGTGATGGATTTCACCAACGGAACCGACATATTTACTGTTATAGAGTCAGATAACCACTCAAGATGGATGATTAGCGAGGATGACGCTCAGGCTTTCGAGAACGCTACCGGTGTCATATTGGGGCGGCAGACCGCCTTATCGACCTCCAACTGGTTCATGGTGTATCGCAAGGGGCAGGATGGGTCTATTGTTCCTTATTACACGGGTGATACGTTTGGGTCTAACAACGAGTCGGTGAATCAGGAGGCAGCGGCTAGCCTTCGCAAGGGTGATATGGTAAGGTTTAAGATGGATATGTCAGATCCATATACCAAGGGACTGTATGATAAATACAATAGTCTTAACGCCGTTGATCCTAATTCTGATGAGACTAAGTCGGCTTACAGAGAGCTGGTTGATAATATGGTTATTAAGATCGTGGATAGCGATGGCAATTTCGTCTCGGTGCTAAAAGCCAATGATCCAGACTCAAAAGGGAGTAACGCTGATTTAAGGAGTATGGCCTTTGAGTTATATAGGGATAATATAGGATCTGTTACTGGCGAGATTGATATACCGTTCGTAGGTACAGTTACCAGTGTTTTGCCGGGAAGACCTAATTTTAGCGTAAGTGATGATAATGGTACGTTGATGGTATCCGAGAATGATTTTACCAACGAGACGGTTGGTAAGGTCGAGAGCGTAGGATATATAGAGAATGGGGAGGTTACGATGAGGGATAATATTAAGTATAATATATTCCCGTTCTGTACGGCTATCGTCAGGGATAAGTATGGTGATTATAAAAATTCACGTATTCCGGTCGTAGCTATAAAGACAGGAAATGGAAGAAATTACCTGTACCCCGTAAGATTGAAAAATCAGGATATATCGTCATTCTCATCCATGATCGGATCGATGGCTGATAGGATTATGGAGGGTCTAGGCGGAGGCGTAAGTATTGATGATATAATGGGTCTTAATAACGCTATAGCCAGATCCGGGTTGGATAATAAGACATATATGATTCCGCTGGTGGGAGACGTGAATGTTATCAAGAACCGGCTTAAGGCTGTCAAGGAAGCGGCTAGCAGGATGCCTATGACCGCTGACGTAAGAGGATGGATAGGTGATTCCAGAACTAAGGAGGATATTTTGATGAATGACGTTACGATCAATATTGATCTTAATAACGATCCTTTTATAGCTCCTAAGTTCAGGATGAGTATTAGGAGGGATGAGACGTTCTTCGAGGATACGGAGACCCCGTTCGTCAACCCGTCCGGTTCCCAATCGGGATCCGCTTCGCCTACGAAGGCTGCCGAGGATAGGTCTTTGGTTTCCGACGGTAACGTAGTATCCGGAGAAAATGAGGCGGAAAATCCTTGCTAAATAAAATATCTTGACTTATCTTTGCGGCGTCAGCCCATCACCTGACGAGTAAGATATTTAAAAGCTGGTCCCTGTCGGGTGTGTGATGGCCCCGGTGGGGACTCTTTATATTATGCAATTAGATGCCTTTTTACATCGGAAGATCATGCAAGACCTACGCATCCAGCGAGTAAAGGTCTTGATGATGTTATACACCAGTAACTATTTTGTCAAGGTCAGACAAAAGCAGTTGCTTGATCATACATACGCCTTAAGCAGGGATCAGGCTTTTGATTATATGACTGAGTTCAATAAAAGACTTAGTGATAAGGTTGGTATAAAATGTACGATGGATATCCTTCTACCTACCGATGATGATAATGCTAACATCATAATTGAGCACAATGGTATTATCAAGAAGTTAATGAAGGAAGCCGAGAAGCTGGAACTTGATACTGATGCTATCAAAGCCATGATGTGTGATCTTCTTGATGAGTTGAAGGATGATATTGATCTTAATATCCTGATATTTGACGTAAGCCAGTTGCTTATAAAATACAATCTATTTAGGTTGGAGGCTATAACCGAGCAGGAGTTCAAGAACTCTTTTGTCAGAATGGATAGTAGGAATATGGAGATAAAGAAACTAACTTTATCTGATATCAAGAAGGTGGTGATGATGATAGAGACCAGATATAATCGCTTTGTATGGTGATGGAATATTATAGATTACAATTTTTGTAAAAATATATCCTATTTGTTTGTTGTTTTAAAATAAGTGTCTATATTTGCGGTGTCTATCCGTTGCTAGACCAGAAGAAGATATTAATATCGCTTAGGCGTAGGCGATAAATGAGAGTCATCAGTGGAGTAACGGACGCTGGTGGCTCTCGTTGTTTTATATTATGGATGATAATTTAAAATTATTTGAGAATCCTGATTTTGGGGATGTGAGAGTATTGTTGGATGAGAAACATGAACCATGGTTTGTCGGTAATGACATAGCTAGATGCCTTGGTTATGAAAACTTAGGAAACGCTGTAAAAAGGTTTGTTGATGATGAGGATTCTATTATTCTTACAAGTGATTGTAAATCAATGGGGTTTAAAATAAACCCCCTTATAAATCAGGCTGTTAGGGAGATTAAATTAATCAATGAATCAGGGATGTATTCTTTGATTATGTCATCTAAGATGGAATCTGCCAAGAAATTCAAAAGATGGGTAACATCGGAGGTTCTTCCTTCTATTAGAAAAACAGGTTCCTATTCTATGCCATCTAACAATATGCCATCAAAGAATGAACTTCCATCTGATTATATAGAGGCATTAGAGGCTTTGCTTAAATCGGAAAAGGAGAAGCGTGCGTTAGCTGAGGCGAAGAAAGCGGCAGAGGAAGCCAAAAGGATATCCGATAATATCATTAAAGAACAGGCTCCTATGGTTGAGTTTGCTAAGACAGCCGAAATAGCCCAAGAGACAGATATGTTGATCAGAGAGGTTCGGGAAAAGCTAGAGGCTCATGGATATGATATAGCGGAGAAGAATCTTCGAATATTGCTTGAGGATAAGAAGTTCTTCGCTAAGACCGGTAAGAGGTGGTTGCTTTCCCAAAGGATGATAGACAGCGGTTATGCTCGTTACAGATATCGTAATGATGACGAGTTCTACGGCACTAATACTGTCTATGTGACTCCTAAGGGATTTCAGTGGATTGTATCTAAGATATCTAAAGAATGGATGCCTAGGTTCTTGGAATTGAAAGGCAGGGTTCTGAGTAGATCAGATAAAGATATTTTCGCTAAACGATAAACTCCATTTTTTATAATTTAGGATTGAGTTTTTGCCTGTTCGTGAGGATCGGCAAAAAGATTTGCACTTTTCGGAGAAACATAAGGTTTGTTATTATGTTGTTATTTTGGTGTCCCGTCCGCTCGTGAGAGTAGGCGGGATTTTCTATCTTTGTGACAAAACGATTTAGTAATGGGCAGATCTTGTTATGTTATAAAAAATAAGGAGGGTAGGGTAGATAATGTCCTTGCCCCGAACGACCAACCATCCGGATTATACCAAAGGGCGATGGAGGTGCTGGGCGACCAGAAGCAGGCCTTATCGGTCTGGGGTACGGCCTACTCCCCCGACTTCGTGTCCTTCTTTGGCGACTGGATGTCCATGCCATCAGAATATGATTTGGATAGTAACGGGGAACCTAGGTATGATGATGTTATGTCATTTATCAAGTGGAAGAACTATTTCGCCGGCAATTTCATGGCCGATGAGGTTAAGGATATTAATAATACTCTTACTTCCTTGGGTGTTGATAATATCAATGATCTTAATGATATGATCGTATCTAACTTCCTTTCCGGCGGTGATATATTCCTCAATAGGTACAATCTTGAGCGATCTGGGATGTATGACGCTGATGAGATTGATAATATCATGACTAACCGATCGGAGTATGAGCGGGTAAGGGATATGATGAGGAGGATTGTCGATTTTATGTCTGAGGGGAATCTTAATGAGAAGGATATGTATTTCCTGTCCTCCGAGTCAGGCCTTGGTGATGATTATATGATATATGAGGATACATATGACTCGTTAGGAAAGAGAAGGGGCTTGAATCCAATAGAGGTAAGGGATACGATCATGAAGGCGGTAGGCGGTATCAGTGACCGCCGGGAGTTCGATCAGGCTTTCGCCTCCATCCCATACCCTTCCTTGGCACTCCGGTATCAGGAGGATCAGGATTACGCAGATCGGATGTATGACACGTATCGTAATATGACCCGTATGGAGGTTCGGAGTCAGGACGGAAATACGATTACCGACTCGTACTTCAATAGTACCACACCGTATATCAGTATGCCTAAGGATATGAAGGGTCTAAGGGATAAGGTTGGGGAGATAATCGATATGGATGATTTTAAGGACATCAAGGACGTTGCCGGACGTCTGCATGACATAGCCATGGATCTTGCCGACATGGGCGTGGATATAAGCGAGGCGATCAGCGATGAGATGGTTATATCCAGACCTGAGGATATTCGTGATCTTATGGCGTCGCTGGACGTCATGTTGTCTTCCATACAGGCCGGCAATTCGGTATACGATAGCTTTATCTCCGATCTTGATAGGATAACAGGAAAAGGGAATCCGATATACGAGGTTCAGGATACTTATTCTACTGGGGATAGGATGGTGTATGTAAGGTCCGGGAATACATCCCCTTCCGATATGTATGATAGGAGCATGTTGTATATGGGTAGGAATACGTACCATAACACGGCCCCGATAACCGACACCGATCAGGCCTATGAGATGTTGGCCAATATCGGGATAGAGCGGCCCTCGTACTTGCCGGCTGGCGTGGTCCCCGCCGGGGCTTCCCGTTCCGATATTGGCGTGGTCAAGGATAATATAAAAAAGCTGGTTATGTCCAACATCTCATCCTCGAATACCGAGAACATGATCCTTGCCAGATTGATATACCAGCATCCAGTTACCCCTGAGATGGATGATGCCGATATCGATCGGGAGTTCAGGAGATACGAGGCTAGACAGGGGAAGGATCGGGATTTTATCAAATCCTGTACATCGTTGAGGAAGATCCAGATCAAGGAAAGGTTAAAAAAATCGGATTTATATAATAATGTCTTACGTTTCCTTGATTTTAATGGATTTTATAATGTATCTTTGAATCACCATGACAGAGGTACGTTAAAAAGCATGGAGATGTCGTTGCCGGAAGGTCAGGTAAGGGATCTTCTGTTTGACGTGGCTATCGAGTCCGGTGACAGTAGCATGAGAAACCTTTTCTATCTGGATAGACAGGATAGGATGATGGATGCCGGGTTTTATAGGTATCTGTACCAAAGGAATCCGGGCCTGCTCCGGGAGGTCAACGGCGGCGTCGAGGCGAGACCGGACGGTTCGTTCTTGGCTCGTGGGAGGTATGATGATTTCGTGTCATTCCAATCCGGCTTATATGAGAAGATAGGTGAGACGGTTGATGGTGCGATATACAGGTTCGTTGATGATCTTATATACTCCGATCCATCATCATATCAAGAAAACATGGTACGAAGGATGGGTGACGTTACGGTAAGGAGTGACGATAACCGCCTGTCAAGGATAGAGGATAATCCCTCATCCAGTAAGATAGTTAATGAATACACTGCTAATACAAATAAGTTGATGCGAGATTTTTCGTGTAGTTAATCTCTCTTTGACGTCGTGAGACGTTTTCTTTCGAGCATTGAAACATTGAATTTATAGATTTGCATGAATCCGGGCCGTAGTGATACGTTCCGGATTTTTTGTCTTGTACCGGTTCTTATTAATACCAATTGCATGACATGACGTGCTTTGATGATGACATATATCACGATCCTAGGATTATTAATTTTTGAACTTTGTAACGCCCACTATCAGGTGGGGTTATTATTAATTCAAAAATAAATAGACATGGGTACAAGTGGAGACAAAATCGTGCTGTTAGACGGCATGGGTTCCGGGAGCGGTAGCGCCGCTAATGGTTTATTATCTATGATTCCGGGTATGTTTACCAGCCTTTTGGGTGGTAATAAGATGGATCCGAATTTAGTCGCTGCGTTGATGAACGGTCGTAACAACCAAGACCAGTTCGGAGGGGCTAACGGTTGGTGGTTGTGGATCATCGTCCTGTTCTGGTTATGGGGCGGCCGTGGCTTTGGCAATGGTTTTGGTAACGGTGGTGAGAATTGCGCTAATGGTCTTCCCGCTCAATTGAATAACGACTATGGTCGTGAGTTGCTGATGCAGGCCATCCAAGGTAACAGAAGCGCTATCGAGCAGATCGCTAACGCCTTGAACTGTACTACCACTCAATTGCAAAGCGCTATCTGTAACGTACAAGGCGCTATCGATAAGGTAGCTGGTCAGGTAGGTATGACCTCTCAGGCTGTTATTAACGCCGTACAGCAACAAGGTTGTGAGATCGGTAATCAAATTAGCTCTTGCTGCTGCAATTTGAGTTCTTTGATCAACCAAAGCACGTGCGCTACTCAAAATATGATAACGCAGCAAGGCTTTGACAATCAATTACGGACGTTAGAGCAAACCAATGTTCTTCAGAGTAACATCAACCAAGGATTGACAAACAATCGTGAGCAGGCTACTACGCAGTTCAATATCTTGAGCGCTAAGATTGATGCTCAAACAACCTTGATTAATGATAAATTCTGTCAATTGGAAATGCGTGAGATGCAGAATACGATCAATCAGTTGCGTGATGAAAGGTCGGCTTACCAAGCCTCCGCGTTGACTCAGCAACAGACTCAGAATTTGATCAACCAGTTGAGACCTACCCCTGTGCCGGCTTATCCTTCATGCTCTCCTTACCAGACTTATGGATGGGGTCAAGCATTTTATGGAGGTAATTACGGATGTGGGTGCAACAATGGATGCTGCAACAACGGAAACGCTGCTATTTAACTCTATAAAGGAAGGAGGCTATTATGGCTTGTGTTTCTAAAATAGGGTCTCTTTATGAGTTGGTCACGAAGAACGTGGTAGTGACTACTACCAACACCATCTTCGGCATCAACCCAAGGATATGGCTGTCCTTGCCATGCGAGGGCCTTCTGCTGCTGAAAATCCGGCAGGTGGTTCCGACAACAGGCGAGACATTGCCAGTGCAGATAGCTATTCCAGCGAACAGCACCGTATCCACGGTAGGTGATGACACATGCTGCCCGGTAACCGGCGTGGCTGTGGTGAATCCGATCAACGTGGCTGTGACCGGAGCGGCTATGGTTAACAACACCGAACGCCTTGTTTATTTCAACAAGGTAAGGGGTGTATTGAGGCTCATGGATTGCTGTGTGCCTACAACTTCCGCCTCGGCGTCGGAGACGACTGTTGATGAGGGATAGGTTAGATTGGATGTCTAATGGGAGGGTATTCCCTCCCGCTTAAAAATCGAGATATGTTTAGAGACTTAAAGAAAGGATTTCAAGTATATACGCTGGATACGTCCGATGTTCCGGTGTTCAGGATGGGGAATGTGGTTAACGTGTCCGAGCCTAGGTTCCAGCAACCCCAGATGGGTCAGATGGGGCAATATCAGCAACTACAGGATAGGGTGATAGACCTTACCGTGGAGATAAACGGGTCTTCCATGACCTATGTCGTACCGGAGAGCAGGGATGTCGCTATGTCCAATAACATAACTTTGGCCTGCTCGGTCGATCCGATCATGAACCAGCTTAACGCCGCTAAGAGAACCAGCTCCGATATTCTCGATAGTATCGATAAGCATAGGAGGACACTAGAGGCTTGTGATTCGATCCTTGAGGAAATCAATCCGGCTTTTAAGCAGACTAAGGATCAAGACCGGAAGATCAAGAATCTTGAGGAGAAAGTCGATAGGATGGGATCCTCTTTCGATGAGCTAAAAGAGTTGTTAATTAAAAAATTAGGTTAAGATGAGAGTTATAGATTTAGGCGGCGGTCACGAAGAGGACTACAATGACGAGATCTACGATCGTAGAGGCGGCCGTGGACGTAGCAGACGTTCGGATGGGACTTACATGGGTTATGGTGGTGGAATATACGACCACTATGGCAAGGAGCATGACGGCAGAATGGATGAGCTAGAACGCCGTGAGCGTGATCTTGAAAGACGCGAGAGGGAGCTGGAACGTGACGAGCGTGAGCTTGAGAAACGCGAGAGACTCCATGAACGTGAGGACGAGATGTATCGCAGGGGATGGTTCGGTGAGCGTGGCATCCGTGACGAGTTCGATGGTACCGAGCCGTATATGCGCAGGGGACGCAGGAGTCGTTACTACTGAGGAGCAGACGCCGATGACCCGGATTATAAGCGGTATATAGACACCCATGGATATCACTTTTCCAAGGAGCTGGCTAGGGAAGCCGCTGACAAGATGCTTAACGCCGACGGATCCAAGAGAAGATGGACGATGGAGGACGCTAAGCAGATGTTCGATAAATGCGGGGCCAAGAAACCTGATAACGCCACTTGGGGAGATATCCAATATCTGTTCGCTATGTTCTATAGCGACTACTTTCCTAAGGTATTGGATTGCGACCAGAAAATAGTCAAGGCTGTCTTGGCTTATCTGGAAGACCCTGACGCCCCGGAAGGGACGGCGTTCGTAAGGTATCTGGCGGTGCGGTGCTTCGTCGGTGACACAATCAAATGGAGTGATATGATTTAGTTTGATACAACGTTGGAGAACCCTGTCGGCAATAGAATACCGATAGGGTTTCTTTTTGACCGTAGCCTTATTATGATTACATTTGTTCGAGGTAGATCTTTTGTTCATAGGAAGGGTGGGCGGGAATGAAAAAAGGCATCCTCACGGACACCCTTCCCCTTTGGTTGAAAATCACTTAAAACATTATGAGTTACTACACTGCAAATATAGATAAATAAACATAAATAGCAATGGCTAAAGGACATTATTGGATAGAGCCTGTGGATCAGACGTTAAACGATTTTCAGTTTTATAAGGCCCGTATCGTAGGCGATCCTGAATATGACGAGAAACATCATCGAGTTATATTGAGGACTGATAAGTATTTCCCTGTTGGGAGTATCTTTCATGTCCTTAATGATAAGGAGATGTTTGTTATTGAACGGAAATTCAAAATCTGGGGCAATAAATATGTCATAAGACCTTGTGAGGGTGAATGGGAATGGGAGTCTGTTCAGAAACTTAAAGACAAGGCTATTATATTCCGTGCCGGGTTCCTGCATGGGAACGGCAGCTTCTAACACCTGCCCGTATCTACCCCCCCCTCGATTTCTTGGTGTTTATGTATATAGTTATATTTGAGCAAAAAATAAGTTTGATATGGAAGATTTTCAAGGTAAATACAATGGCAAGCAGATAGAGCAGCTTTTGAATAAGGCTAATGATATTGATCTTACCAAATATGCTCTTAAGACGGATAATGCCCCTACCGCCACGAAATTACAGGCGGCTAGGACCATAGCGCTGTCCGGGGCTGTTACCGGTAGTGTTTCATCGGACTTCGGAAGCAACGTAACTATCTCCACGACATTGGCTAATTTTGATGCCTCTAAGATCGCGTCCGGAACCATCAGTATAGATAGGTTGCCTAAGGCGGCTTTGGAGAGATTGATCGTGGTAGCTGACGATACGGCCAGATTTGCCCTTACCACCGCTACGGCTCAAAGTGGTGATACGGTAAAGGTAACGTCTACAGGTAAGATGTATCTGATAAAAGACGAGTCTAAATTAAGCAGTGAGGATGGATATGAGCCTTACACGGCCGGTCAGGCTTCCTCCGTGCCTTGGTCCGGGGTTACGGGCAAACCAAGTACCTTCACCCCTCCCACGTCCTCCGCTACCGTTCTTGGCGGTATTAAGGTAGGATATACGACTTCCGGGAAGAACTATAAGGTGCAACTGGATTCGTCCGGCAACGCTTACGTTAACGTTCCGTGGACGGATAATAACACAACGTATAATGAAGCCACGGCCGACACCTTAGGATTGGTTAAGATCGGCTATGTTTCTAATGGAAAGAACTACGCTGTGCTATTGGCTAATGGCAAGATGTACGTCAATGTCCCTTGGACTGACAGTAACACGACTTATACCCAAGCTACAAGCGATAATCTGGGTCTTGTTAAGATCGGGTATTCAGCTAACGGAAAGAATTACCCGGTAGCTCTTGACGGAAATGGTAAGATGTATGTGAATGTTCCGTGGACGGATACCAACACGACATACACCAATATGGGAGCCGCTTCTGCCTCAGCGGCGGGAAAGGCCGGCTTGGTCCCCGCACCTGCCGCCGGAGCGCAAGCCAAGTATCTTCGTGGTGACGGGACATGGCAAACCCCTCCTAATACCACATATAGCAACATGGGCGGAGCGACGTCCTCAGCCGCAGGATCGGCAGGATTGGTGCCTGCGCCGGCTGCCGGCAAGCAAGCCTCCTTCCTTCGTGGCGATGGTACGTGGGTGGTTCCGACAAATACCACATACGCCAAGGCCAATACCACAACCTTAGGATTGGTGATGATCGGATATGCTGAGAATGGTAAGAATTATCCGGTAGAGCTGGATAGTAGTGGTAAGATGTATGTCAACGTGCCTTGGACGGATACTAATACAACGTATGGTGTTGTAGGAGCTAACGGGTCCACGGGGTTGGTCAAGAACGGCAGTACCGTGACAAGCGCTTCCGGCTATACCGCCTGTCCTATTGTCGGTGGTATCCCCTATTATAAGGATACGAATACTACCTACGCCAATATGAAGGCGGCTACGGCCTCGGCGGCTGGTGCTGCGGGATTGGTACCGGCCCCAGCCGCTGGCAAGCAGGCATCTTTTCTTCGTGGCGATGGAACGTGGGTCGTACCTACCAATACCACATACGGATTGGCCTCTACTACAGCTAACGGCTTGTTGAGACAGCTTAATGGCAGTACATCCAGTTTCATGCGTGGAGATGGCACTTGGGCTACACCTCCTAACACGACATACGCCGTGGCCAATGAGTCTACTAACGGTTTGATGGCGGCCGCCGATAAGAAGACCATGAACAGGCTTATAGGGGTTAATACGGTCACGACATTAGCTAACCTGCCTATTAGCAAGAGAAGTATCACGGCTACGTTATCAGCCGCTACCACCCTATCCGTGCAGTCAGGGATGCAGATAGGGGAGGAGCTGATGATCAGGTGCGTCCCGTCGGCGGCCTTCACGCAGGCTATACCCAACTCCGGGGATTATGTCAGCATGAGCGGAACTTCTATCACCACTACGGCTAACAAGCCTTTCGAGATAAATATCTGGTGTTACGCTTCAGGTAAGTATAGTATCGCCGTTAAAGAACAAGATTAATGATATAAGATATGAGCTACGTATATATAAACAGGGAAATATATCCCAATCAATTAGTTCAGGGCGATCCGCTTGATGATAATTACGCCAAGGGCTATAGTTATGATGATTACATTAACGGGAATCCCGCCCCATGGATAGAGCTTGGGGAGGAGCAATTGGCGTTCAAGGAGGCTAATCCTAAAGCTACGGTTAAGGAGATTATCGAGGCTAAATTGGATGACTCAAGGCTTCTTAATGAGGAGAAATCGGCTAAGTATGAGGAGATCAGGACTTATGAGAATAATAATCTTCATGAGTTTTTCTTGGATGACCAAAATATCTATATCCCTGAATATGATAGGCGTAACGCTTTGGCTGATGGGGCTATAGCTGGTAAGATAACGATCATGGGTCTGAAGTTTGATATGACGGAAGGCAAGATCTTGATCGGGATGATGGATAAGTATGATAATGATCTGATGTCGGCGTTAGGAGCCAAACAGAGGGAAGTAAGCTTAGCCACTACCGTAGAGCAGGTGAGGGCTATTGACGCTCAGTCCGGCTATCCAGACAAGGTAAATATCACCATGACTTATGTCCGGCAACAGGCAAAGGAGAAAGATGCCTCCGATCCTCAGGAAGTGGCTGTCAGATTCTCCAGAATGGTGGTTAATAACAAGGCTATATCTTTATCCCCTAACGAGAAATTGGATGTTAAGGTCCTATTCCCTATATGGGGACAAGAGGGGGCGGAGTTTGGGTTGTCGGTGGATGCCGGATTCTGTCTCAGGGTGGTGAAGGAGGATACGGATATCCTTTATGAGGTTATTCAACAACATACATTATCAAAGGAATGGGAACCCGGACTAAATACGGCTTCCTTATACAAGGTCATTGATAAGGAGCATGCCGGGACCATAGGGGATCCTATCCCGTATTTCCCTCCAATGGAGATATTCAAGGATAAATATTACATCCAGAACGCTGATGTATATAAGTGTACTAGGGATAGCGGAACTCCTCTTAGTCATAATCTAAAGGACTTAGTAGGGTTGTATGTTGAGGTTGTACAGGGCTAGTCGTATCTACCCCCCCCCCTATATTTGGCTTGTGATATGATACAAGTTATTTTTGGCATAATAAAATGACATTTGTAAATATATTTAAGTATGGCATCACAAAAATTCGGTTTCGTAACCGTCGACCCGGTATCAGGATCAGGAGATCAGGCGGTTAATTTCTCCGGTGAGAAACACACCGGTCGTCTTCAACGCACTATCAACCTTACGGTCACCACGAACGGCGGGGCTAAGAAGGCGTTGGTAGTTAATCAGGCAGCGGCTGCTGAGGTGGTAAGATCAGACAGCCCTAACGCTTCCGTACAAAAGACAGGCGGTAATGTTACCATCACCGGTAAGTCTAACAGTACTAAGCTTACGTTCGCGGTCACGCCGGCTGAGGAGAACGGGCTTACGTTACAGCTCCCGGCTAGCTACACGGCGGCCGGAAAGACTACGGTTAATGGAGCGGTTATCGCGGACGACCCCGGAGCCGCTGGCGAGTTCGTTTGGAGCATCACGATCTCGGATGTACCGGCCAACGTCACGATCGAGGAGCTGACAGCTACATTGAAAGTAACCGCCGCTGGTGGCCAGACAGCCAACGTGACGGTAACGCAAGCCGCTGGAGACTCTACTATCGAGCTTGACAAGGAGACTATTAACTTGGATGTAAATGGTACTCAACAGACGGTTAACGTAACATCTAATGACAGCTGGACATGGGCGCAAGCTGCGGCTAGAACCGTATTGAGAATGATGGGACGATAATCAGTTTCTTTTCGCTTACTCAGACCCCGATCGACTTAAGCCGGTTGGGGTTCTCTTGTTTTATTATCTTTGTGAGTAGAAGATAACTAAAGGATATAATTATGAGTGATTTGAATGTTAATTGGAAGGACGGGGTAGGCGAGGTAACGGACCAGCCTCTGACCGTCAGCCCGGGGTCCGGGACCGGTAACGCCCCCGTTTCCTTTGGCTCGGTGATGAACAAAGGCCTTGACCGTACCCTTGAGTTGGAGATAACAACCCCCAAAGGCGTTAAGAAGACGCTTACGGTGAATCAGGAGGGATGTAGGCAAGCTTATATCACGAGCGACGGGAAACGGTGGTTAACCAGCGACAACCGGGTGTATGGGGTGTTGAAGAGTGACGCTCCATGTCAGTGTAATTATACTTGCCCTGGTGTTTTTTACGTCCGCCCTGATGGAAGCATAACGGACGAACCTTCCAATGATTGTATAGGTGTTGTCCTTAACGCTCAAGGTAAGAGATTTATGATTGAGAAGAACGAGGACTCTAATGAAAGCTACGTAATAGCCGGGTCTGGGAAGGACAGCACTTACGTTTTTTATTGGGGTGAATATAATACGGATCAGACCGGCATTACAAATTATAACAAAGCACATGGAGATAATGTTTACGGTTACCTAAAATCGGAGTCGGGTTCATACAATGGTACTCCTGGCCTTCCGACAAATGTTACTGCCTTGACAAACGGGGCTTTATCTGATTGGAAGGGGGAAGCCAACTCCAATGTATTAAAAAGGGTGACTACCGGTGGTGGGTCTTATACTTCCTATGCGACAATTGGCCATGTGCTTAATACGTTTTTAGCTAGTGCTGACGCTAAAGGATATGATGATTGGTATATCCCATCATGTGGTGAGCTTTCATTGATATATATGAACTTGACGAGTGTCAATAACGCATTATCGGCTATTGGTGGACAACAATTCAATACTTCCACCACCTATTGGTCTAGTTCTGAAGCTGGCACCAAAAAAGCATGGTACGTGAACTTCAGCAATGGCCGCGTAGACTCAGGCTATGGCATCACGAGCAGCATTAAGAACGACCGCTATCGTGTGCGGTTCATCAGGGACATTTTACCATAAAACGGCTTTGTTTTTACAAAATTTGTAATTACATTTGTGGCGCATGTCCATCACCATGCTTTTTGTCGCTAATTTATTATAAGGGGATACAGGTCTGTGATGGGATATGTATCCCATATTTTTATGTATATGGATATAAGAAAACACATTAATCTGGTCAAGAACCATGGTTATGAAGGTAAAATCGGCATGATCAAAAAAGACGTTCATGGTATTGTTATGTTAGCTGCTAAGGCTGGAGATATCGTTCTTTATAGACCTTATAAGGAGGATGAGAATGATTATGAAGAAAATACCACAAAGTATTGTAGTATCGAGACCCCTTTATCAGAGGAGCAGATTCAGGAGAATAGGCGTAACGGATGTGGGTTGAAAACCATAGGAGTATGCGTGAATGTTCCTATTTCTATTATTGAGGAAATTGTAATTGATTGAAAAAATGGAAGAGCTAAATGTTTTCGATGTTCAGATTCCTGATGGGAGACAAATCAGTTGTATATCGTATAATAAGGTTACTTATTTTGATCTTGACGATATATGTAAGTTATGTTTTGACTCATATGACCTACATGATGTGGCTGACACTAAGGTAATGAGTGAGTTCCTGCACCGTGAGGGTGGTCGTTATTGGACTACGATAGATGGCGTAAGGCAGTTGTATCGTAGGATTGAGTGCAAGATGTGTTTTGAGGTTATAGAAAAATTAAAAAAATTATGAGAGAGCAGGAATTTGATTTCGTGGTATATCCGTTGAAGTTGATTATCACGGTAGGATTGGATTACGAGACGTTATGTAACCGTTTCGAGAACATGGAGCCGGATCATAAGGGAGAATGGGGTGATAAGGATGATATGGATAAGGAAGCGTCTTTCGTGAATCTGGTAAGGGATAGGGACGATGATGGTAAATTCGCCATACTTTGGAATTTTTCAAGCGACGATGATATAATGATGAGAAATATATGTCATGAGTCGTTCCATATAGCCATGAGCGTGTGTCAGTTCTGTAATATGTCGCTTGGATTTAAGGTCGGGGAGGATGAACATGCGGCGTATATAGCCGGCTTCGCTGGTGATTGTGTTAGCGAGTTCATCAATAGTAAGAATACGGATTAAGCCATAAATTATATAAGGAACACAAGAATATCAGCCTCCGCTTATTTGTGGGGGCTTTTTGTTTATCTTTGTCAAAAACATGAAGTTATGTCGAGTTGCGTAATTAAAAGGAATAAGGAAGGTAAGATAACCCGTGTCTTGACCCCTTCCGGCGAGGTATCCACCTTGTTCGATAAGATAGCGGGTATAGCCGCCGTAAGTGACCTTAATAAGGCCGCTGAGGCTTATATGACTATTTATAACGATAAGTTCAGGTCTAAGTTCGGAGACTGGACGAGATCCGTGCCAAGAAATAAGGAGGCTGCCAGATCCATAAGCGCCAGACTTAGCGCCAGCGAGTGGGGGCAACTTATGTCAGCCAAGGTCCTGTCCGCCATAAGCGACATGGATGCCCCAGCGTTGGCCAGAAACCTTGGGAATAGCGACAGTGTCGTGGCTTATCTTACCTCCGGAGAGGTAGGTGATGTCAATGATATGGCTGTGGTAGATACATCCACGGTACAGGAGGTGGATCTGGATTCCATAAACGAGGATAATATTGGCGATACGATACTGAAAGAGGCGTCATGGGATGATATAAGGGCTATCAGGGAGAATATAGATATTAAGGAGACAGCCCGTATGTTATGGAAGGCCGTGGAAAGCGCTTTTACCGGTCAACGACCTAATATCAGGGTGAAGGGCGGAAATATAGATGGGGAGATCATATTTTCTGGTAATGTCTTGCCGTTAAATGATATTGAGAATTATACGCCTCCATCTTCAAGACTGGTATATGATTCCGGTGAGCCTCGCCTGTTCTTTAGATCGGATGACGGCAAGATACACGAATCTTACGCCAACGCCATAAAAGGCTCTTCCGGAGGGCGGGTCGAGGCCGGGTTCTTGGCCGGCAGTGTCGAGGAGAGCGACGTCCCGTCCGGTACGGCTGATATCTCCTTTGGCTCTTCCTCCATAACCCTTAATAATAACGAGTCGTTCATCCCTATCCTTGGTATTAGCTCAGACTCAGATATAAGTACTCGTGGAGGGTTTATTAATTACCTTATCAAGAAAGGCATGTTGAGCGGGGAACGTATAAGACTAGGGGATAGATATTATCTTACTGGCGCTGGCAATTCTGATGGTCTTAAGATCTATAACGCTATGGACGCCTTGTCTAGACTAAGGAACAGGTTTGGTAGTATGTCTTCTGAGATGAACGTATTAGGCTCCATCGGTTTTGATACGGAGGTAAATAACGATCTTGATCTTATCACGACATCAGGGGAGAAGGTTACGGTAAGCAGATCGGAGATAAAGGGCATGTTAAGGCAAGGTAAGTTTGAGGAGCTTAACGATAAGTATGATGGATTCATGGAGCTATCCTTGTCGTTGATGATGGAGGATAACGCCTTGTACGGAAGTAATGTCCGTGGGGTTATTGAGAATGAGAAGGCGGAGGATCTTCAGAACAGGACTGATATCACCAATATCTTATCCACGTTAGGTATCCGTGTGATGGGTATGTCTGAGTATATGGATAAGTATAAGATGCGTAATGGTGTCGAGCCTTCGGCTAGGGCCTTATCCGATATGGCTAATGGGGTTATTGCCTTGGCTGAGGGAGCTACGGTAGAGGATCTTAATGAGGAGGTGGCTCACTTCTTGATCGATACTTATCGTAACCAACAGGAGATTGACGAGGTTCTGGACTCTGTTGTCGGCACGCCATTATGGAATCAATTTGCCGGTCGTTACTATGAGGTGTATGGGAAGGAATACCAAGGGGAGGAACTGGATCGGATGGTGAAGCGGGAGATCCTAGGCAAGACGTTGGCCCAGCGGTTCGTGCCGGGCATGGAACAGGCGGTGGAGGATCTGGCCTCGTCCGAGGACGCCCAGCTCTCCTTGTTTGGCAGGATAATCCGGGCTATACGGAATTTCTTCTCTACTCAAAGATCAGACTTGAATAAGGTTCTTGATAGGATAAAGGAGTCGGCGTTAGCGGATGATCCCAGCGCTTTTGACGTGCTTCTGTTGAAAGACAATGATCATCTCATGTACTCATTATCGGATGTTGACGTGGCTAATAAGTTGATCAGGAACGGAAGATCATTAGAAAGGTTGTACGCTAGATTACAGAGAATGAGGTCAAGCCAAAGCCAGAGGATTGGCGAGAGTATCACTCTCCTTCGTGATATAGGCGAGAAGGTAAGGCAGGTTGGAGGTGAGCTTAGCAAAAACAACAATCTATTATCCACTAAAAGTGTTATAGCTACCGCCAAGGCCGAGGTGGAGTATTTAGTCACCGTAGCCAATAGCTTGCGTAAGAGTGATAAAGGATTGGATTACGAGACGATACAGGTTATCGATAACGTATACGGAGAGATAGTTCCGTTGATCAGGAATCTGCGCGGATTCGTCAATAATCAGGCGGCTGATTATTATGGCAGCAATAAGATTGGCATGGTAGAGGATATGGATGATATATTACGTATGGCTGAGACATCCATGTCTGATATAAATGCTCTTCGAAGTGATCGTAATGAGGACTGGCTGGATGGACAGCTCAGGATGTTTAATATCCCGGAAAGATATTGGAATGGGATAAAGAAGTTGATAAATAACATCCATAAGGATATCAATGTCATGTCCCGGTTCTTTGGCACGCTGGAGCATAGTGGTAACGCTATTTTAGGTATGTTAGGCCAACGTCTAGCCAAGGCTCATAGTGAAGCCCATACCGAAGGTATATCTAATATCAATAAGATGACTAGGATGATGAAAGAGCGTGGATGGGGGATAAAGGATAATGAGGATCTTATACAGAAGATAAATGGGAAGAACTCGGATTACCTTGACTCGTCCCGTGATTTCGCCAAATACGATTTACTATACAGGACCGAGCAGGCTAAGGCTATTATCGATATATATGATCTTAAGAATGTTACGGGTAAGACCGAGAAACAACTTATCGATCTTCTTCTATCCGATAGAGGTCTTAAGGTGAAGACCCGTGACGACATAGTAGGATATGACGGGGATAAGCCTATTACGAAGGAGGTATATCATGTATTCAAACCTACCATCCAGAATTTTGATATCTCGAACATGACGTTCGAGGATCAGCAACGGTATCTGGATACGATAAATAAGTGGTTGGATGAGAACCGAGAGAAACCTATGGTGCAGGCTTATTACGATAAGATCGAGAAAGTTAATAAGAAGGTCGAGGAAAGACTGGGTCGTAGGGTATCGCAAGCCACGTCCGATTTCATGACCCGTATCCGCAGGAGCCGGTATGTGGCTATGGATAAGTTCGTGAGGAACGGGAAGGTCGATTGGAAGGCGTTTCAATCCGATCCTATAGCTTGGAGATCTTATCTGGATATTTTACGTGACAGGGCTATAGCCAAGAGCGAGTGGTATTCCGATGGGACACCAAAGGAAGAGGGATCCGAGGCTCTGATGATGTCCGAGGAGATCAAGGCATGGGACGAGGCGTGGGCCGAGGAGTTCGGGAATACCAACGAGGGTCGTAAGGCTTCCGCCGAGTTCAAGGAGATACTTCGTGGGATAGAGCGGTCCGAGGGCGGCAAGGCTGCGTTTGAGTTCCTGCTAGCTGGCGGTCATCTTGGTTTCTCCAAGGATATGTGGGGATCCGAGGAGGGTGATTATTACGAGAATCTTGTTGATAAGATCACGGAGCAATCTGTATCATCATCAAGGATAGAGAAGGTAGAGGAGGCGATGGCGACAATAAACGAGATCAATGACCAGCTAAGGCCTTTGCTTATCCAGTACCGGGATAGCACGAGATACGGGGAATATGATTTCGATAGGTTACGTGGATCCGCCTCATTAAGAAAGATAAACGAGTTATATGATCGTCTGGCTGAGGCTAAGAGCGTTATTAACGCCGCCGCTTCCGCTGAGGCTATTGAGATGGATATGCCTGATACGGTGGAGAGTGGAGTCACGGATTCTTACCGTAACGCTTTAAGGGATGCCATGGCATACGACAAGGGTATGGATGAGATTAAATTCGCCAAGGAACATATGTCTGCCCGCTCCCGCAGCCAAGTGGAGCGGATGGCCGCCAAGTTATCTCGGAAAAACCCGTCATGGACAACCGTGGAGGTGGCGTTCTTTAGAAAGAAGTACGGTCCTGACTTCAACAATAAGCTGGCTAATGATATAGCTATGGGTAAGGCTAATAGTATACTTATCGAGTACGCCAGAACTCGGCTATATCCTTATATGAGAAAATACTCTCCCAAGGGGTATTCTGGCTTTGTCAGGAAGATAAATAACGGTACGTATAAGGTATCCGAGTTCTTTGATGCCATGGAAAATGGTATATCAAAGGAAGAGAGCGTATCCCGTTTCGGGTTTGATATTAATATGATCGATCTGACGATCAATAACCAGTGGCTTGATGAGGCTGACGCCGAGAGTTCTTTCCGTAATCCTAATTATAATCCCGATCTGGGTTATGGATATCATACGCCTAGGTTCGATAAGTACAAGAACGAGGCTTTTTTCAAGAAATACGGTATTACCAACGAAGGGGAGGAAGCTACGATCAATAAGGATAAGTGGGAGATGAGGAAGGAGTTGCTTAACATAAGCCGTAAGGCTATGGAGGACTATGATGAGCGATTCCGGAACATCTACCAGATACCACAAATATCCAAGGGCGGCGTGGAGAGGATGGTGCAGGCCGGGGTTGACCCGAAGGCGGCCATCGGCAACGCCGTACGTGATATCGTTGGCGAGAGGGTGGATGACCCTATACATGGTCAGGGGCAAGACCTAGGAGGGATTGATGAGAACGATAACAAATATCGTATGATCCCCAAATACTATCTTAGTAAGCTGGAGAACGCCAACGACGTATCCCATGACTTCGCCTACTCCTATTCCATGTTATCCTTACAGGCTACCGCTTACAAGCATAAGAGGGCGGCCTTGGATGATGTCATGGGATATAGAAACATGATGCTTGAGACGCAATACGACGGCGGTAAGAACCCGGAGGCGACGCACGCCTATAGGATGTTCCAAGATTGGGTTAACGCCAGCATCTATGACGTTAGGATAAACAATAAACGGGCGGAATGGAATATAGGGAATTATAAGGTCGATCTTAATAAGCTGGCTCTTATGTTTACCAAATTCGTATCCAAATCCAACTTAGGCTTCTCCCCGTTCGTCGCGGCTACCGGCGCCCTTACCGGGCAGGCCAACTTCCTTTTGGAAGGTATGGTAGGGCAGTATATAAGCAAGGACTCCATGAAATACGCCTATGGGGAAGCCCAGAAGCAGTTAAGTACGTACGTGTCGGAGATCGGGGATATAAACCGCACCAACAAGCTATATGTTGTTGGAGAGGCTCTAGGCGTGTTCAATGTCCGTAACCGTGTACGATCGGCAGCGTATAACAAAATCTGGAGAACCTTCTTCCGGGATCTGCCGTTTAAGATGATGGAGGTTCTTAACTCCCCGTTGGATCCGCAGGTCATTATCTCGGTCATGGATGATACCCGCCTATACGAGGGTCAGTTCTGGTCATACTCCAATTTCAAGGAGATGATGATGAAAGACAGGAATATGTCCGCTAATGAGGCTAAACGTGATTGGGAGCGTTTAAGGGATTATTCTATGTGGAACATGGTAGACGTCAAGGACGGAAAGATCGTGGCTAAGAATGAGGCTAACAAGGATATTATAGATAGATACATACCTACTTTGTCCAGTAGGGTCAGGAGCATGGTGCAGATCTGCGACGGCGCCTTGAACGAGCAGAACCGGGTGGGGGCTAGCCGGAACGCTATCCTTAATATGGTGCTGCCTCATCGTGGATGGTTTATATTGGCCGTGCAGCGGGCGTATAAGAAAGCTGGGTTCAATTTCCAGACCAACCAGTTCGAGGAAGGATATATGAGAACATTATGGAGATTGGCCGGAAATGTCTATGGCTCGATGTCAGAGGGTAGGATGGGGGAGGCATATGACGTGCTTAAGGAAGAGTATGATAAGCTTACCCCCTACGAGCAGATCAATATCAAGAGATCGATTATCAATATGGCGGTATTCGCCACGATGATGGCTATAGGACGGGCTTTGATGGGATATAGGGAGGATAATGAGGATAGCTGGTTCGGGCAGTTCATTACCTATATAGGATTTAGGACGATCAACGAGATCGCTTCCCAGACATCCCCGTTCATGGAGCTTAACGCCATAGACATGCTACAGGACCCGCTGGTCACCGCCCGGAAGTTAGGCGACCTCACCGATCCTCGAAACTGGGATCCGTTCGCTACCGTCCAGACCGGCGTGTATAAGGGCGAGAGCAAGCTATGGAGGCAGCTCATGAAGTTCTCGTTTGGTAAGCAATGGTATAATATCAAGACGGCTAGGGATATTAAGCAGACATCAGACTACTGGTTGATGACCAACGGCATGACGATGGGATTCTTCCTAGGTGGTAGGAATAAGGATGAGTCTGGGGAGGACGCTAATTGGTACTTTGACAGGGGAAGATGACTGATATAGTATGACAAAAAAAATAGCCAGTAGATTGCTTAAAACAATCATATTGGCTATTTTTGCATTCCCATCTATCCATCTCGGACGGATGGGAATAAATAATTATCAACTATGAATGCAAATGTAAGCATTTATCAAGATTCCGTGAAGGATAGTAGCGGAATTTTGACGTCCGAATCCAACGAAATGGAATCTTTTAAAATTATCATGCCTGATAAATTGAATCAGTTGACAGCTCGATCGTCCTACATATGCCATATAGATGATTTCGTTAAAGGGAATAAAGATTATTATGGATTTGATATACAATCTGATATCGAAATGGAATATGATTATGAATTAATCATAAACAAAATAAAACATGTCAATAACAATACTTGTAAATATGAACATATATCAATATTTAATGATTTCCCTGTATTAGGTTTTATGTTATGTCAGATAGCCAATTTAAATGACCTTAGGATTCTTGGCGGATACAGATATAGCATAAGATTGAAAAATATATCAGAAAGGGATATTGTTATAGACTATATAAATAGTATTTTTATAACATATGATAATATATGTATCTATAAAGTTGATAATATTGATGTTAGACGTGATATCCCTCGTGAATTTATCGATGATTTAAACGCTCTTTACAAAACTATTATTGATAACATTTTTGGATATAGATTTTCTATAAGAGTGGTGACTGGATATGATAATTGTATAGTAGACAATATTGAGGTGTTTGTCCCAGTCAAGTCAAATATGGATATATCAAATAGTGTATCAAATATGTTTAGAAAATTTCTAAATGCTAAAAGAATTGAATTTTTTAATTTAATATCTGTTTTTGAATATTTTAACGATATTAATAATTTGAGCATAGGGCATGTGATAACTAAGATATATAAAGATTTTGTCTATTTATATGATATGTCATTTGATATATTAGATAACAAGGTAGTATATACATATTTAGGGTCAGGTAATATTGATGGTTATATTAAGATAGGTAAAACCAATAATATTGACAAAAGGGAAAATACGATAAGAACCGGGAATATAGATTTTAAGATAATAGCCTTTGTTGGCAGAGATATAGAAAATGAATTGCATAGCAAATTTGAGATAAAAAGGATGGAAAGAGAATGGTTCCATTTATCTGATAATGATATAGACAATATAATCAACGAGTATGGTTTTATTCGGGTAAGGAACAGTGTTAAAGATAAAAAGATATAGTTATATCATTGATACTTAATGTAATCCAAAAATGGATTTACATAATAATAGAAGGATAGGCGATTATCATCCTATCCTTCTTATTTTCGTTATCGGTTATTATATTTATACACAAAATCATCCACATCCATATACTCACACCCGAAGTTTCCCGCCGTCTTCTTATCGGAGTCGGAGAACTGCCCTTCTTTCCCGGAAGCGTCCCCGATCATCATGATAGTATCGTATATGATCTTATTTTCCTCATCTACATTATCATTTATGAATTTGATATAATCCATATACTGGTCTATCATCCCCGTATTTGGTTTCCTATTGATGTTATCTTTATCATTGTTGTCGCAATAAAAGTTGTATACGGATATATTGGTATAATCCTCCAATGCGCTTGATATATAATCGAATTTATATTCAAACATCTCTTTGTCTACGAAGCCTTTTTCTATACCTCCCTGATTTGATATGATTAGTATATCATCAGGAGCGTAATTCTTGATAGCCTCAAACACGTCGAGTTTGATTTTCATATCCCATATACCTTTAGGGAATGTATTCCCTGATACCGTCTCAATCAGTGTCCCGTCTAAATCTGTTATTAACAATTTGCATTTTTTCATGATTAAAAATTTAAATAATATATAATTACCATAATTATTTATTTTTATTATCTTGCCTAAGGTAAATCTCTATGATTTATAAGAATTATACGCAAGTAATATATCCTCATTGTCTACCCAGCTCCCATTAAGGTTGCCGTTTGGATGAAAAATCATTTCAAACACCACATCATTGGCAATTTGTTTTTGCTCATACAGTTTTACGAGATTTGCGCTTTCGCTTACCATATCTATACCTTGATATTTATATACCTCTACATAGTAGTAGTATCCAAGTAATTGTTTTATAGGGGTAAATCTATTGTCTTTATCAATACACTTCCATATGTCATTCAGATATACTTTGTTATTCTTGAGATAAGCCATTTTATCATGATTTTTCATTGCCTGCTCATCATAGTCCATCGTCTCACGGAATATGACATTGTCAATATAGAGACTATTATAATAGTCAAGATAACGTATAATTCCATTCATGTCATTTATTCCCTCTTTTAGCAGTAAACAGCTCATGCGTGGACGGAGATTGTTGGCTTTAGCGAATATAGCTATACGGGCAATATCATCGTTGCTACAATATCCGTTCTCATATTGCATAATGTGTTTGTTTATCTCCTCGTCAAAATGAGCTTTACTGATATTGAGATGCTGGAAATGGTTATCCGTGATATGTTGCAGTATCGACTTACCCTCCACGATATCAAACAGGCCTGATCCGTTTGTAGTCAATGTTCTTTTCCTGTAGCCATATTTTTCGATAAGCCTCAGGATTGGCACGAGTCTTCTTGATTTTGTAGGCTCCCCTCCTGTGATTGATATCGAAGGATTAAGCGGTCTAAGCCTGTTAAGTATATCGTCAAGTCTGGACAGATACTCATCATCAGACGCTATCTTGCTTTTCTTATACATTTTCCCCTTGTTCTCGAACCTAAGCTGGGCAACACAGAATTTGCAATTGGCGTTGCAGTAATCGTCAGTAAAGATACTTAGGTTAACGTTCGAATACACCCTGCGCCTTTTCCCGTCAAAGTCAAAATCATTAAACGTATATTCGTCAACATTGAAGCATTCTTGCCTCTTCTCTCGTATATTTTGAAATTTCAATGCATTCATTTTATTATAATTTAGATTCATGTTTTGCCCTCTCTTCCAAATTATGTCCAAAACACTCGCCATCAGAAGCGTAACAACGCCATTCATCATACACGTCGTTTATCCTCAAAGGTGGAAGAGATTTGTCATTTTCAGCCCTGCCGTAGGAGTTAAATAGGTGGAAGCTTGATATGTCTATCATCTCTTGAGGTAGTTCGTCCTTAAGCGTATCTAGCTCCTTATCGGTATATCCTCTTACGTTTATGGCAAAATTCACATATGGTATAAACTCACAAGCCGAGATGATGTTCTTGAGATAATTGGCGAATTTAATGACAAACTTATGGTTGAATACCGTTTTAAGGTAGGTGTTGTAAGATAACTTCACGGTTATCCTCTTCTTGTTCCTTACCGCTATTTCGACGATCTTGTCGATATGCCTGTCGAGCATGAAGGCATTGGTGTCTATCACGACCTCTTCCACCTTTTCGAGCGTGGAGATATATTCCATGAATAAATAAAATTGCGGATGCGTGGTAGGCTCTCCTCCTTCTAGTTGCACGATATATGGTACATCCATATCTTTCATGATTTTATGGATAGTATCAAAGTTCATGAATGATTGCTTTTTGCTGTCTGATTTCATACAACAAAATGGGCAACATACATCACAATGGTTTGTGATATTTATGTATAACTTATTTCCACGTATCATTACCAATCTCCTCCATTTTTCTTATAATCTCCTTATATTTAAGGTTGTATATAATCACCATATCTTATAATAAATATTCCTCTATTTTTTTAGCCATGTCAATAAGCATTTCGCATTTAAGGTCGTTAAACTCCCTACAAAATCTCATTTCCTCCTCATGTTTTTCCTCTGGCGATCTGCTGTCGTTTATACTATAACATGGCGATGAATATACTGGGATAGGTTTCATGGCCTCTATAGCCAATTTAATAGCCTTTTCTTTGATATCGCTCATACCATTTTCTTTTTGCTCCCAGATCATGCCGCTATGAAGGCAATTAGGATCATTAGCATGATCTATTGAACAAATCCCTTTGTCGTAAAAACAACATCCCGTACAACTCTCTTCTTCTATCTCAGGGATAGCTATGTATTCTTTCCCTTTATATATTTTAACTTCTCCTCTTCTTATCTTATTCATCTTATCAGATTTTTATATCCTACATGTTTCAACTGCTCTTCGGTAGCTTTCTCCTTCGGGAACTTCCCGTGCCATTTACCGGGCACCACGACATCACGGCCGTCTGGGGAGGTAGCTAGCCTCCCGCATTCGCTGCACAGCCCCATACCCTTGTACGGCTGTAGTTCCTTGGCATAGTCGAATTTATCGACCATATACTCGTTTGTCAACATCCAGTAACTAGACGTAGCGGTATTATCAACGCAACCGCATTTAGCGCATACAAATAAGCTCATATTTCAGTATCGTTAAATATCGTTATCCTTATCATCGTCAACCCTCTCCACCTTAATCGTCCCCATATCGCCTGAAGGTAACGTCATGTCGCTATACACGTTATTCCAGTTCTCGTCAATAGCCAATTGATGCAGTATTGATCTATATATCTGGTAGGTATTTCCGATAAGTCTCTTTCTATTGATCATATCTTTACTACCTCCATCATACCCTATATGTTCATAGTCTTCGAGATCCGGGAACAACCTTCTTCTTATCGCTCGTGAGTTATTGACTATAAAGCTTCTTATCCCCAGCGTTTCCGTTCTATCCATATCATTTATCAACGTATCTGTCGTATGTTGTAGGTCCATGTCGCCAGCGGCGAATCTACTGATGTCTTCCACACACTGGGATATCAGCATCAGTTGTTCCCTTGTCAACGTTATTTTATAAAGTTGTTTATTATCCATGATTATCTGATATTAATTTTTCTTTTATATGTTTAGATATATCAATTATCTCATCTTTTATATTGCAGTCATCTTTTAATAATGAACCAAATATACATGATATGGCGCCCTTTAGGCCTAGCGCTATCCCTATCTCCAATATTTTTTTATCGGTATTAGAGATTTCTACAGGTTCATATAATATTGATGATATGTTGTTAACGACGTATATTATATCATCTTCATCCATTGATGTAGATTTATCGACAATAGCTATAAAATCTTTTATAATCATAATATAAGCTATTTTTATTTCTTTTATCGTATCATCGCTTAGATGTCTATCTCTTATATGCCTTTCAACATACTTGTTTGCTAGATTCTCTATTTTGTTTGATTTGTCCATTTGTACTATCAATTATTTAGTTAATAATAGATCATAGTCCTCTTCATCTATACTCCCATTATTGTTGACATATATAATGAAATCATTTAAAAGCACGGACTTATCCTTGGATAAGGCTTTTATAATAAGCTCTCCATCATCTTTCAACATCACATGCACAGTATCCCAGATAACATATTTTTGACATTCTTTCTCAATCTTCTTGATTGTTTTAAGTATTATCTTATACGTCTCCTCATATCTTTTTACTATTCCGCACAGTTCAGTCGTATTATATTTACGTATAGCCGTGAATATATATTCCTTTTTACAATCCCAGCATTTTATCAGTCTTTCTGATCCGCACGCCTTATCCTCGTAGAAGAAGCAACCCTTACATGGCTCATTATGGTCGTAGCTTAATACCACAAGCAGCTCCACGCCATTCTTGTATATCACGTCTCCTTGTTTCATCTTGTCTATTTTATTAATCTCATTATCAATATAGCAAAGTTGGATATTATCCATACTATAGATATCCAGAATGTTATACTCAACATAAGACCTATATTCCTAGGTATAGGATCTACTCTCCTGAATGTCAGGATCATGTATATAAATGTTTTTATATTCATAATTTACGATATTTTTGTATATAGTTAACTATCAGGTCTTTAACTCCTTTTGGAACATCTGTTAGTTTAAGTTTCCCTTGGAATATATCCTTACCGTACTCGTCCATGATCTCCCCGAATGAAGGATTCATGACTCTTGTTGACATGCATATCGGTTGATCGGTATCGAATTTGAGAACAATCGTTTTCCCGCTGTTTATCACTTTTTTTAAAGCCACATAAAGTTTCCTTCCTTTTATTATATCACAATTCCCTTTTAGGATGTTGGACATATATATAACATGTTCTTTCTTGATACGGGGAGCTTGCTTCCTAGGACTTGTGTTATTTATATAAACAATATCCCTTCCATTTAACTTCCATTTATCGAAACATGACAAACATATACCGTAATCCGCCCATTTTCTTATTCTAGGCAACATCCGTTTACTTCCTGCCGGCATCTTTTCCCCGCAGCATTTGCATTCCCAATCTTTGATGGTCCTGAACTCTGCGTAATCATCTATTGAATACTTTCTTTTAACCATTTCTTTCTGTTTTCAAAATTATCATCACCATAGTTGTAATTAGGACAAGCCTTATTGCTTGGCCGTCTCGCATAAGTCTTTTGCTCCCTATCATATTTCCTGTTAGGGTTTATATAATGGTCGCACACTTGCCAAATGGAGCAGCATACTTTCCCGTATCTTTTCGCCCATTCCCGATCATGTAGATGTACACAAGTGGCGCAAGTTGGGTTCTTGAGCTTATCCTTATTCTCATCTATGATCTTATTGACCCGATCAAGAATAACATGCATTTTTTCAATATTTATGACGTTAAATGCGTCTGGGCATGGAAGATATGTCATTGAGCTTATATCTATGTCCATTTCCTTGGATTTATTGTAAGCTGATTTGTATTTCCTTCTCATCAAATCCTTTAATTGATTTACTTTTCTCTCATAAGTCCCCATATTTCACTCAGTTTTCCATCCTTGTTTTTTCAATAGATCCACCATCATCTCCTTTATCTTAGGGCTAATGGCTTCGGTAAGTATATCAGCGGCCAAGTTAATAGAGAAGCTTGTCATTCTAGATTCTCCTATATACTTCTCGCTGGTAACTTCTTTCACATAATCGTGGATATCCTTAATCATCTCATTTTGAGATCTTAGGAGATCCAGTATCTCATCGAGTTTGTCATTCATTTTTTTTTCTCAAATATACCTGACAATAACCAGACAACCACTATCAAAAAGAAACACAACCCAAGCGCCTCATCCGGATAATCATGCATCGCCTCTAAAATGTCCCTCATAGCTTAATGTCCATTTTGCCAATTATACGATAGAAAATATCCCTAGTCAGCTCAATATCGTAAGTAGCGTCATGAAGCTTATTCTCGTCGATCTCAATACCCATAGTTCTGGCTACGGTCATCAACTTAAAGTTCTCCATATCGTTTCTTGCGCCCATCAGGAACGGTGTCACCATAACATATACATCCATACAGTTAGGATAGAACCATAATCCGAAATACTTATCCCCACATTGGGTAAATAAAGCCCGTAGGAAGCTGTTATCGAATCCAGCGTTGTTATACCCCACCAAATACATTTTATCCCTCTTATCGAACTTATTCACGTATTTGGATAATATACCAACTAACTGCCTGTACCCTTCTTCCATAGGCTGATACGACTTCACCTGCTCCAAGGTAACGCCAGCCACGTCCAGCGCCTCTTGCTCTATCGTGGCGGCAGGGTTCGGGGCCAGGCGGATGTCGAACCTCTCGACCTCCTGCCCGTCGATATCCACGATCCCTCCTATTTGGTGTATCCCGTTTCTCCAGAACTTAACCCCGGTTGTCTCTAAATCGAAAAATAGTAATTTGCTCATATCTATTGATTTTTAAAATGTTCCTTAATCTTCTCCAATGCCTCATAAGACAGATAGCTGTCTATAGTATTATCGCTATCTATTTCCAGCAACTCATTAAACAAGTCTTTAGCCAATGCTTTCCACTGTTCTCCCCAATCACGGAGATTCTCGACCCTTGACCGTATATCCTCGAAATAAGAATTTACGTCTGATTTGATTGATTTTGAATAGTATTTAACATCCTTCTCATCCCCATCCATCATATAATCACATTGTGCCCTGATATCTTTTATATAGTTATTTATATCACTGCACATATAATTAACGGGTTTACGTATATTGAATATAGCTTCTGACGTAAGACCGGTTATATCTTGTATGTCTTTTAAATTATCCATAATTTAATCAATTAAATGCCAACCATCCGCCTATATACCCCATCGCAAAAACGAACAATGTTATAACTCCCAATAATATCCAACATCTTACAATTAGCTTATCGTCATCTAGCTTATTGTCATCTCTCTTTATTTTATTAAGATAATCATATATAGCTGTATAGACAGCATGGTGAATATTCTCATCTCTAGCCCTTACGATATTATCATATTCGTTATATCCTAGATTATGGATAGCACTTTCGATCCTCATATTCCCCGTAACTTTTTTGTTTACATCAAAATCGAAACTAAATACCATATCAGTGGTTAGAGCGTTTGCGATTCTGCTTTTTATCTCATCATCACTGAGATTGACATCGTGCACTAATCGCTCATAGTCTTTATCGTCAAGAATTATCTGTTTTTTAATGTTCATATCCCTAATATTTCTGTTACATAAACAAAACCATAACATATATAATTATCAGCGTCATGCTCACCATAATCAACATGCCAAATAACAGCGCATGGGAAATAGAGTGGCATATCCTCAGCCATAGGCTCCTCTCTATGGTCATCAATGTTTATCTTCTCCCTCCACCTCCACAGGTCTTGGATATCGTTCAAAATTAATTTCTCCATAACTATGACGGATGTTAGATGTTAGTAATTCAATAGCTAAGCTGATCATAGCTCCCGCTTCAGTAAGTTGATTCATTTGGGCGTACATTCTATGCTCTGCACTACGATAAGCCTCTCTACTACTTATGATGTCTAGTAAATCATCTATAGCGTTTCTAAGAAGATCGGTCATCCCATGCCCTCCTATGCCCTTGAAATAATAAATATCACGACCAGCGTAAAACATGTCCTGATATCTTTTAGCTACATACTCTATCCCGGATAGATGGTATTTCTCGTTATCTATCTCCACCTCTCCTTCTTCTATAGCTCTCAACAACTTCCAATCTATCTTTACATCAGCTTGACGATTTTTTACCTTTACATAGGCATATCCGCCATAATGAGAACCCAGCGTCCTCATCGTAAGTTCATTGACTTTTTGTTTGTCTCCATCCATAATAATCTGGTTTTTAATGTTGATACAAAAGTAAGATTTAAACAAAAATAAAAGCATGAATAATATAAAAATAATATTAATCATGCTTAAATATAAATATATTCCTTCTAGTTCTCACGGATATACGTATTCGTACTCATCTGGAGGGGATGTCTTATATTCAACATCGCACTCCATATTGGTGTAATAGTTATCCCCTTTTCTGTATACTAACGCTACCCAACAGTCATATTTTTTGCTGTATCCTATAAGAGGGACATTGGCCATAGGCGGATTATCCCCCGTTTTGTATCTTATTCTTGTTACTTGTTTCATGTTCTCATGGATATAGATATTCGTATTCTTCCGGTGGATATGTTTCAAATTCGGTGTCGTACTTCATACAAGTGTAGTACTTGTCTTTGCTTCTGTACACTACTGTCCACGGACAGTCATATCTTTTGTTGTATCCTAAAAGAGGAACACCTTCCATAGGAGGCTTATCTTTCGTTTTGTACCTTAATTTTGTTATTTGCTTTATGCTCATATAATCTTATGTTTAAGTAATTCCATCATCATCGAAAACAATGTGTCTACAAGAAGTTTCTCGCTACTCCAATACATAGGAATCTCATCTATATCTCTATACGTTACAGACCATGCATGTTTTAGCTTATAACATTCTAATGTACAACCCTCTATCTCATATGGGAGCAAATTCAGTAACGTCCCTACATCCCAAACAGGGTTGGATATATCCGGGGTAACGGCCTCGATCAGGCCTATACGGCCAGCGTCATCCTCCATAGAATGTAATTGATCCAGATACTTGTCCCTGAAACCGATGGCGGTGGAGATAGGAAGGCCGGCCTCGACCAATACCCTCCCCTGTTCTTTTGTGGTAAAAATCCGTTCCTTCATGGTTTTTGCTTTTTCGGTGACATATCATCCAGTTTCTTTATTCCCATCAATATCGGGATACTATCATGCATACCATCCATCATCTTCCTCTCTACCGTAACGATCGTATCATTATGCCATCCCCCATGAGCCACGAGAAGAATCTCCTGCTGCTCGAAGCCAAGCCCGGCCCCTATACCGCCGGAGTTCCACGCGCAGGTAATGACCACCCCGCCTTTCTTGGTGATCCTAGCTATCTCCTTCTTCTGTCTAGCCCAATAACTAGATTGCGTTGTTTGCATATTAACAGCACCTCCAAGTCTTTTATACGATTCAGATACCTGTCTCGCAGAATATGGTGGATCATATAATACCATATCAGCTATATTATCATCAAGATGACACAAGAAGTCCGTGGCGTCTTTATGATACATAGCCTTAGTCTCAGGATCAAGATCGTTGGTTATCGTTCCTATATCGCTGTTTCTGGCGAATGGATCCACTATAACCATCCCCTCTTCTCGATATTTATCTATAAGTTCCCTTATCGGTTTTATGCTGAATGTCTCGCTGTTCGGCATTGACCATTTCTTGCTTATAATCATATCGCTATAATTTTTCAGGTCTAAAAATATCCTTTGCCATCATATCAAGAGTAAGTTTATGTATCCCAGGTAAGACCTTAACCAATTTAATGCCAAAATTTTCTCCCCTCTTAACAAAAGTCCATTTACCATATATGATTCCATGCATCATATTCCGTATTACTTCCTCACTGTCTGTCAAGAATACTTGGTAATAGACGCTACTGGCATAATTGAAATCCTTTCCATGATCATTCGCCGGTCTTAATATCATTACAGCCGAAGAGCATCCACGGACGAACCCGTATATCTCAAGGCATTCATCAAACTCATAATTATCACGTTCCTCATCATGAACATCCTTAACCCATTTACATGGTCTCCCGTCCTTAAACGGGATCTTTAACTGTTTCTTTGCCATCTTTTAAATTATATTATAATGTTAGGTACTTATATACTTTTCTACACCAAAAGCATATTTTCACGCTTCATAGGGACATTGTTGAATCCGCTTACACGAAACTGATTCTAAAGAGGTCTCTTCACGTGCTTTAATTCCCGGCGTACATCCGGTATCGTTTGTTAATCGTAACTATATAAACCCGGTGTAAAGTTATATATAATCACCATTGTCAGTTATATTGATATCACTCCACAAGTTCAATCTTCCCTTATCATCCAATTGCATATGGATAAAACCTTTTGTCACCTTCTTCCCGGCTTTAAGAGCCTCTACGTCTTTATCGGTAATCTTTTTCATACTTTCGATATTTTATCGTTACAATTAAATTCATCTTTCATCCTGATCTTTATGCCTCCATATGATAATTCCTTATGAGCTGTGACAAAATAATCAACCGCATCTTCATCTAATAAACTATGCGGGCACCTTTCCCATACAGGACTTTGATCTAGATGATCCCATGTGGCTACAAGTAACCTATTCTTGTCATTATCAATAGCTATTTTGTATGTCCCTGTAGTAGCCTTACGTTTAATGATCGCTCCATTTAACATCTGTTTCTTAGCCCAGCTCCATGAGCCTCTCAACCCAAATGTTCTTATAACCCAGTTATTTATCTTCTTCATTTCAAATTATTTGTTAAAAGTGTAATATAAATATAAATACATAAATTGAATAGGGCTATTCACCATGCCCTTATCAGTAGGATCATCGTATTTGTCAAGCCAAAGACGAAGCGCCTCCCAATCGATATCCTTACGGTCACATACCATGCAGGCTAGGTTAGCCCCGAACAGTTCCCCGTCGCCGCCCAGCGACTTGTTAAATCTCTTGGCTAGTCTTCTTTTGAATCCCTTATCATACCATATCCCGGAGGTAGCGGCATAACAATAATAAGCGTTGTACTTCATTTTCACGCCCATCCTCTCAAATAAAGGCGTATGCCATATCCGGTCAAGGAAGAATACTATTCCACGATAGATAAAGGTTCGGAGATTCTTCCTGTATTTCTTCCCTAAGAAGTTATCTACGCAAGATATAGTCCCGCCTGAATAGTACCAGTTATTGGCACCTCTCTTGACCTTATCCGTCATCTTGAACTTATTTTTCCTATCCTCTACTCTATCCCAAGGCTTTAATTTATCCTCGTTAAATGTCGGGCAATAATGATAGTAATGATTGATCCACGAGAGGTAGGGGTTGTATATCGTATATCCATTGTCGCTGACATATGAGTTCATATCATACCCAAGTTCTTTGGCTAGAATAGATCCTTCATCAGCTAATACCTTCAATATCGGGTTCAAGTTCCATATCTGATCTTGGCTGACGAACATCGAGTAGCATGGATCCTCATCCTCCCCATACCATCCTCCCATCCCGCTCACTATTTTATCCAAATCAAGTGAATAATCTTTCCCGGATGAAAAGTCATCTCTAAGGAAAAAACCTCTATATGGGATCATGTCATATACACCCGGTTGATCCTCAAACATATGTTTAGCGTTCTCGGTCAATCTGATCAATGTTTGCAAGGCGGAAGATATATCTATGGGCGCATATTCACACCTATAGACCTTATTATTTATCCAAAGATATTGAAGAAGCTCGGCTATATTAATAGTCCCGTCCTCCACATATCCCGTCTTGTTGTCGAAGTTTATTTTGGCTAGAGGTATATTACTCCCTTGTGGTTGACCGCTTTTTTCATTACAACAATGCACGAACCTGTCAAAGAATATATCTTTCCAGCCAAAATATTTATCACTTAGCGTCATGAGCCTATTTCTTATCGTATAATGACATGACGTTAATAAGATCAGCCTTTCTGCACATCCCCTCAAGTTTATTAAAGCCATCCATATTATCTCCACTGACGATAATAGTAGGATATACCTCTATACCGTACTTGGATATCTCCTCATCCGTGGCTTTGTTCTCCGGGATCTGGTTTAACGTGACCTCACCCTCATATTCCTGTAACGTGTTGGCGATAATATATCGCATGTAATCGCTGTACTCAGCGTCTTTCTTCGTGAAAAAATCAATTCTTACCATTTTTAAATAGTTTTTAATTTGTTAATAATTAAATCCGCTGTAAATATAGCGTTATCTACCTCATCTACACTCAACCTCCTCCCATCGAAATCGTTGGACAATAAATCTTTTACGATCTGATATCTTCTCAACTCCCAATCTATGTCTATATCAAAATTAAGATGCCTTACACAATCATAATTCAGCTCCTTACGATTCTTATCAAGGTACTTAACTATCGGGAATGAAGTACCATTGTCAATAGTACGTGCGATCACATTAATGTACCTACCAGTCCTTTTGTCAATAGCTTTTAATTTCTCGTCTACTATTATTTCTCCTGATCCTTCCATTCTATTAACCCTTTGTTATGTTTATCGTAATATAATAACGCTATGGCGTTCCAGCAAATTTGTGCCAAATGCATCAGCCCTGTCTCCTTATCATATCTCTCGCCTTTCATGTACGCCGTCATATGGCGAAGTAAAGCCGCTCTATATCTCTCAAATCCATCAGGTATATTCTGCCATGAATTGTCGGCGTATTTCTTAGCCCCCTCCGTATATACCCTCACGATATCCTCTATCTCAGCCAAAGGAAGGAGATCCCACCGAAGCTTGCCGTCGGCCCGGTCGTCCTTGCCGCTGCCGTCTTTCCCTACAAGCGGTCCGCTTTCCACCACCGCGTCTCCTATTTTTGGCTTCCCGAAATTCATCGCCTCATCTGCCGTCTCATCATCAATAAGCCTTAACTTGATAGCCCTGCTTAACGAGACAACCATCTCCTCATCAACCCAAATAAATTTATATGTCTCATCAAATAACGGTTCTATTTTCATTATCCCCGTATTGTCGGCGGTTTCAAGTACCTCAAATACCTCACCATCATAAACAACCTTGTCGTATTTGCTAAATTCCTCTTTCATTTCAAACTCCTTTTTGTTTTATTAATAAAATTCACTAAGATCCCTGCATTCCGGTATCTCTCCTGTCATAGAATAAAGCTCACCAGATGATAGATATACGCAATGCGAGGTCTTCCCGTCTCTCCACTCGCTTTGCTTCGTAATCCCGCAAATAGCGCAGCGTTGGATCCCCGGACCTGCCTTTACCCACGAGTGCCGTACGTTCCTTTTCCTTGTCCTGTTGGTGTCGTCAAGTTTTCTCATGATCAATCCTCCAAGGCCGTTACAATTTTATCTTTCCCGATAATAACCTCGTTCCCGCTTCTTACATCAAAGCATCTCTCACCCTCTGCCTCCTTGAAATAAAGAACGCCATTGTACTCGAATAAACCGAAACCGTAATCATCTAGCTTCATTTCGTTAAGTCTCTTGAATTTGTATATTTCCCCCATATTTTCTGTATTTTTTATATTTTGTATTACTAAACACATCAAAAAGATAGATAAGATCGTCGCTATTAGTCCTCCATAAAATTCGGCAGAATCATCCTTCTTATTCCCTTCTATTATCAAATAAATAGAACCGGTCATTATTATGAGGGTAAATACCAATCCTATCATAACATCTTTCTACTTTTTAAGAACTCCATCATATCCTCTGCGCTAAGCTGGAAGCCTGCCGCCGCCTTATGACCTCCTCCCCCGGGATAGGCCTTACGTGCCAGCGCCGAGACATCCAACTCCTCTTTGGTGGTATAGAATGAACATCTAAAGAATCTTCCGTTCCAGCAAAATGGCATCATCAAATCATGTTTTCTAGGATCGTACATAGACTCGAATGTGGTGGAGTTAAACTCCGTGGTATTCATACATATAGCCTTGTACCCAAATATATCTGCCTCGAATGAGAACATCTTCATTTCTCCTCTGTTTTTCTCGATGATATACTCTATTATGGCCTCGCCATTTCTTATCATATCGGAAACAAACTCACCATTTGCCTTGTTTAGCACCTCCCTGACCATGTCAACGTCAAGCCCGCAATACCCTCTCATCCCATATTGGAATGAGAGCACGTCACTCCATTCGAAGCAATCATGATCCCATACATCATAAGCGCTCAATAATTTTACCACATCGGGGGTTTCGATATCATCAAAAAGATATTCCCATGTAAGTTCGCAAGCCGCCGTTCCGATACGTCTCTTGCCCTTTACCTCGTAATCCCTCATATCGTCTATGGCGGTCTTATGATGGTCTATCCATACGACATCTATACCTTTCTCTTTCCACTCATCGAAAAGGAATCTTGTTCTGTTTCCAAATGACACGTCAACTGCAAACACCTTATCATATTTATTCACGTCAGGTATTTCCTTGCCGTAATTGTAAGGAAGAAGATCAATGTCCCCTTTGAAATACTTTTTTACTATAGCCGCTGACATTACTCCGTCAAGATCAGCCTCATGATATATACATCCTGTCATAATCTGTTGTTTTTGATTAAAAAATCTATGTATTCTTTTATATCCTTGTTCCTGTCATTATCCCAGTCAAATGTCTCGTTTATGAATTTGAAATACGATACTGGAATCGAATGAAACATCCATCCACAATACTTGCCGAATGTCATCACCGTAGATCCAAGGGGATGATCCGGCCTTCCGGGAACAGAGGCGGCGGTTACGCCCTGCGCCAGCTCCCTCCTTCGGTCTTTCTTGGCGGCTTTGATATCCAGATCTGTTTTCGTTACCTTATCCCCCATCGGGATATTAGTTATTAGCTTATCGCCGATAAACATTCCCCATCCATACCCCTTGTAGTTCTCTATACTAAGTTTCCTTATATCACCGAACCTTGACGAGTTGTTACAACAATCAACGACCAAAGCACTATCCTTTCCGTCTTTTATACGGACTGCCCTTCCAAGCCACTGATAAAACGACGAGAACGAGAATGTCGGCCTTCCTACTATCACGCAATCCAGACCCGGATGATCGAATCCCGTACCGAGGGCGGAATAGTTGAACACTACCTTCGTCTTACCTGACTTGAACCCCTCGACTATAGCCTCCCGCTGTTTCTTTGGCGTGCCTCCGTGAACCACTTCCGCCATGCCAGCGCATATCTTTGCGTTCATCCATTCGGCGGCGGTATTGCAGCTCTCAACAGAATCCATAAACACCAGTATAGATCTGCATACGTCTTTTAATACCATCAACCGACGTAAAATAAGGTTGTTTAAGCCGTTTTTTCTCACCGCCTCACTAATAGACTCGGCCGTATATTCGGAGCCGTTAGAATTAAGTTTAAGGGCATCTCCATTGAAATCCCATGTCTCATATTTAAGAGGTGTCCAAAATCCTTGCCTTATCATCTCCTCCACCTGTATGACATGGATTAGGTTCTTGAAATATACCGGTCTCATACGAGTGATGAAATTAAGCTGGGAATATGACACCTGCCCTATCGACATCGTTTTAAGCCTGCATGGTGTAGCGGTAAACCCTATCACCTTTTTCGGTTTCAGTTCATTCATGAATGTCATGAACTCACTGCCGTCCTCCGGGCTATACCCGGCATGAGCCTCATCTATCAACACGTTCCTGATCCCCATCTCCTTAAGCTGACCAACAACCTTCTTGATAGACCCTAACGTGGCGTATATCATGTTAGACAGTTCTTTCTTTCCACAGGAAGCGGAGTAGATGGTAGCCGGTATGCCATACGACGTTATCTTGTTGTGGTTCTGTTGCAGCAATTCTTTTGATGGTTGTAAAATCAGCGTCTTATCTCCCATCAATCTAGCCGCCTCTGCTATCAGCAGTGACTTACCGCAACCTACAGGACCTACGATCAATACCGGATCATGTCTATCAGAATTTATGTAATCGGAGATACTTTTAACACACTCCTCTTGATATGGTCTTAATTTGTAAATCATTTGGATTTGTAGTTATCAAAAACGTCTTTTACGTACTCTAGTCTTATATGGCATTCCCGACCATCATCCATCTTCACCATCAAAGTCTCTTTGGTCTTGCTTATGGCTATCACCTCTCCTACTCCTATCTGGGTATGGACTATATCGCCTAGCTTTATATCACATTTGATCATGGTCAAGCTTTTTATTAAATTCCTCTATCTTGCTCCTGTCTGTCTCCTTGGTCATCTTAGCCTCTTCCTTAAACATATCATACCCTTCCCGGATATTGTCGCCAACCATATTCTCTATCATCTCCCTTAGCTCATCGCTTCTTACGGCAAAAGATATCTGGAACGATTTACTTGTGCCTTTCATCAGGTAATCAATCTCCTTCTTACATTCTGCCATTAACCGATCCAGATTATCAAACTTAACGAACTTGGAGTTGCCATTGGCTTTTCTTACCCCATCCTTGAAATCCTCCAATATCCCGTTAAATACATCCGCCATACACATCATGGAATGTAGCCATACCAGCATATTGAATTTATATTCATTATCAGCATTATTCATCAAGCCTATCAAAGACTCACTTTTTGTCAACATGATTTTAGATTCTCGATCTACGATATCCTTTATCTCTTGCCGGTATTTCATGGCGCCAACGAAATCCATCTTAGAATAACATTCATTTGATTTCTCTACCAATTTCCTGATATCCTTTCTAGACATCAGAAGATCCAATACCTGTTTTTCTCTTTCGTTTTTATCCATAATCATTTATTTATTGACACAAATATAATTAAAGCCTAGATATTTACCTAGGCTTTTTAATAAAGTTAATCTTTTTTATTCTTTCTTTTTGACTCATCCCAATCCGATGAATACCTACATGTGTTTTGTTTGTGGATTGAGAAATCGCACCAAAAACACAAGGGCTTGGGGCGGGGTTCAAGGCAGGCCGGCTGGCGTCCCATGAGGTAGCGCTTCTCGTACTTATACCCCTGTTTGGCATCGTCCCAAACGTGAGCTTGATAGCTATCTATTTTATTTGTCTCGAAATCATACATATCAAGGAGAATATCGTTAAGCTCCTTGACCGACCTCTCTACTTTCTCCTTATCTACCTTCACGTTCTGATTGTCCAGCATGCGGGTAAAGAAATAGCTGCACATATCCGGCAATACCTTGTACTTTCTCAGTATGTAGAAGGCGTATATCGGATGCTGGAGATTGTGAAGCAGCTTATCCTCATCGAATAACTTTCTCCCGGACTTCCAGTCTATCGTATACATGGCTATCCTGTCCTTTGTCTTATACTCTCCACGCCAGTCCACCGATCCTATGATATGTACCTTATCGTACGTCACGCCATCCAAAGTAAGGGGCTTGGGTAGCTTATAGGGCAGGACGAAGCTCTCCTCCACGCCGGCCGGTCTCGACCCCCGGATCACCTTTTCCATTGGCGTAAGATCGGACCATGCCTTCTTATAATTGCCAGCGGCGTCCTTCTCAAACAACCCCACAATCCATCTTATTAACCTAGCTGCATGTTGCATAGACTCGATCTGGGATTTTACGCTATCAAAAGGAATCTGTTCTATATCGGCGTAGTAATTGAAAGCCTTACTCATATCCTCATAAGAAGGTCTGCATCCGTTCTTGAAGAAGTACTCCATCGTCTGGTGGATAACCGTACCATATGACGTAGCCTCGTGCTTCTCCGTGGATCTGTGACCCTCCACGTAAGTCTTATACCACTTATACGGACATTGAACAAACGTGTCTATCTGTGAGTAGGATGCGGCAAGCACCTTCTCACCGCCTATCGTCTTGCATAGCAAGTTATTCTCCGGAACGATCATAAAGCCTCTCCGTATTTATGTCACGCTCATATAAATCCATCGAAATATTCTGTAGGTTATGCAAATACCTTATCTGGATAAGCTCGCTCAGGTCATCCTCCATATCCCTAAGTCCGAGATAATACTCGTCGCCAAAAACCTCCATGGTCATCCCGTGTCCACGATATACGTCCCTATTCTTGTCACTCTTGAAACCGATAGCGTCAAGAAGGTTATCGTCTATCTCAATAGGCATGACATTATCTTCCCCTGAATACCATTTCATTATCCCATCATCAACCTCACGTTCAAGGATTAATGATCCACTTTTATTACGCATACCGGTAACGCACCCTACTCTCCATATATCGCCAGCTTTGTCTTTTACAAGATTGCCCGGCCTTAACTCCTTAACTGAAATCATATTCTTCCTCCTCATGATCGTCATCACAATCATCGACAAGAGGGGTCTCTAGCCCCTCTTCCCAATCATCATATCCGAAATCCATTTATTTGTCTTTTAGATAATCATACAACATACCCATAAGCTCTCCTACCGTCAATTCGTGATAAGGCTTGACGTTAAGTGTCTCATCGGGTATATATTTACCCGTTTTCTTTTCCACTTCCATTATGACTTCTACAAAATCAAGGGAATCCATAGCCATATCCGTACCCAGCTTATCCTCGTTCATTATCTGAGCGGCATGATCAAGGCCATTAAATTCACCCATCTTCTCGAATATCGCCTCCTTGACTACTTTTTCAACTTCTTTTCTTTCCATACTAAATCGACATTTTCAATCTTCTACCTAATTCTTTTTTTATATCCGATATCCTTTCGATATCCATCTTAACATCGCCTGTGATAGCGTATTCCTTATCCATTCTCTTTGGGGGATCCGGAAGCCGGCTTATGGCGAACAACCATGCCAGCTCCTTGTTCTTGTTCTCCCTAAGATACAAGTCAGACGTCATGCCATACATTTTTATGATCGTATCGAATAACGTTGATTCCGATAAACTCATATGCACGCTATACACATTTGATGGTTTCCAGATCAAGTTATCCAATCTCATCGTATACTCACGTTTAAGATCTATGTGGGATATTACGGCTCTTACTATAGGTTCTTCCTTGAAGTTGGTATTAGCCACGAACCATACGAGCCTTTTCTCTACCTCCTTAATAGCCCCTGTATCCTTCCCCATATCGTTATATACCCCAACGATACGGTCCCGGATCCCCTCGACCTCCGGTGTCAGACCGGGTGTCTCTATCAGCATCAGCAGCGACCCTCCCCTTGGCGTTATCTTCCACTTCCCATTCTTCTGAAGCTCGATATAACCAGATGCTTTATAACTATCTATTTTCTCCTTTGGAATGACGCTAGCCATCTCCTCTTTCTGCCGGATCATCAAAAGATACCCGACATCAGACATCGTTAATCCTGATGTCATCATCTGTTCAAAATTTATATACATAAGCTAATGAGTTAAAATATTGACCTGATCTTTCTGGCTACCCTCTCGACTATATCGGGATGATCATTTCCGTTATATATATCTATTAGCGTATCTATTATATGTAACCTTATGTTTTTCTTTGATGAATGAAACCAAAAATCTCCATTTTTTCTGTTTACAGGTTTGAACATCTTCAGTTCTGGTATAAGATAACACGCCACACATGATCTTTCAGCAAGTGATAATTCAACCGCTGCCTTTTCTATTGCTATGCACATAAATGCATAATTATCATTCTTTATTAGATTGTAAGCCCTTCTCAACACCCTAAGGGCGTCTGCTTTCGATAATCTCTTTCCCTTTTTCATACTGTTTTACCGTATAAGATTCATTAGCCATACCAACCCTACCAACTGATATAGATTGATTTATAGATTGGTTAAGATGCCCTACAACCGACATCTTAGCCCTAACCGTATTGGCGCATCTTAGAAGGATTCGATAATCCTCTAACGCCCTCTCGTATCTTACGTCCACCCTAGCCCTTTTATCGGCGTCAGTCATGCTCTTGCATGTCCCGTCCTCCCTCAGGCTTATAGCGATCTTGTCCCGTATGATTCTGATATCATCCTCGGCTATCACCAGTTCGGCGTCAAGAACCCCCTTGTATGAGCTAAGAAGATCCTCCACCGCCACAACTTCCCTTTTTAGGTTCTCCAATTCCAATATCATTGAGTTGTCATTTATCCTTTTATACTCCTGTACTTTATTGGATACCTCATCACAGATACTCATGATCTCCTTTTCCCGTTCCCGATTTATGATATATCTGATGCTGTATTTAGCCATTTCCTTTAACGAGGATATAATTTCCTTTATCCCCATCTTATCCTCAACCGACAATACGGTCTTCAAGAACATTTCCAGCACCTTTATCACTACAAGCAAGTAATTATGTCTCAATCTCATGTCAATAAGGTGTTTCGTCATGTACTACATTGAAATCATCACTAGGCGGTATATATTGTTGCTCCAACGGGATACTGGGAGGCGGGGGCGGCAACGTCACCACGGTCGTGTCCGGCTTGCCGCTACCCACGGGGGCATCCGAGCCTCCCGGTCTTTCTTGGCGCACCACCCCTCCATCAGGATAATATCGCTCATATCCTTTCATGATATCTACATGTATAGCGTCAATCTCCTCCAATGATCTTTGACGAACCTTTACGATATGATGGAATAATAATCCATCCACACGGAAGGATCGTCTTGATTCACTTTTAAAACGTTCCAGATTAGGATACCATCCTTGCGGAAATTGCATGTATGAGGAGTATCCATATCTCCTTGGGATATTCAACACTACCATGGCCGTACATAACTGCCCCAATGAGTCAGACTGATAGAAATCAGACTGCCTTGGCATATGATCCTTCGGATCACGTCTGCCCTCTATTTCTCGATTGAGTTGCGATACGATAAGGAAGAAGATGTTTGGGAACGTTCTTTTGGCTATATTGCACATATTCATCAAACTATCTATATTCCTCTTGGCATCACCCGAACCTTGTATAAGAGCTGTATGGTCTATGGACACAAATACAATTTTCTTATCCTTATTCGCCGGCATATATACATTCCATAAAAAATCTTTAAGTTCATCAACTGTTGTAGGTATGGGTATATACGTTATTCTGTTTGAATTTTCTTGTTTAAGACATTTTTGCATTTCCAGCATCTCTTCTTCATCCATTTTACGAAGGAGGATATCTTCTATGTCTTTGTTCATTTTTTTTGATAGTGAACGTAATACCAAGTCTTCCGGATTCATCTCGAACTCACATCTTAACCATACATAATCATCCGCTTGTGGGTTGATATTAACATTCATCACATTGTTCATGATTTTCTGTGCCAAATAGGATTTGCCAACCCCTGGTCTAGCTCCTATGGCTATCGCATGTTGAGGGTAAAATCCACCCAGCAAAGCTTTATCTAGATAAGGATATCCAGTACGAGCCGGGAGAAGTTCTCCCGACTGGTATTTCATTATCCTCTCATAGGCATCCATGATAATTTCCTTGGACGTCTTCCATATCCTGTTATCGTTCATCCTCGTGCGTTTCTATCGCCAGCCGTATCGGATTTAGATCCCCTGTTAGCTGATCTTGATTTATATCTTAACCCCTTAGCTGTATGGCATAGGTCCTTCCCCTTCCGATAAGCCTTCCCCTTCAACTTATCGGTCTTGTAGTTCTTGCGACCCAATTCCCGTCTCTTGGCTTTCTGCTCAGGTCTGGCGTTGATCTTCTTGTCCGTCTCAGCCTTCTTCTTTCTGGCTTCCGGATGTGTCCTGTAATATTCAGTCGATCTCCCCATCCTCTTCGTCCTCCTCATCATCAAAATCTATATTCTCTTGCATATCCAAATCCTCTTCCTTTAAAAAAGATGGATATTCCAATCCCAGACGCTTAATCATATACGAATATGGATCAGACGCAAATTCATCTGGTATCTCCCATGTGCAAGGGAATGTACCTATTACCTTTTTAAATTTATCGGCTAATTCGCTACTCATCCCCATATTAACCATTTTATTATAAACTGTAGCTTCTACGCTACTTACATTGCCCCCAACATAAAAACCTGTTGGTTTGTGAACAAAATAAACTTTCTTCATTTTACATGTATTATTCATTTTATTAAAGGTATCCAATTTGATTCGATACTCAAATGTCCCATTATCATTAGCTCTAATGCTCATATTTATCCTTCTTGCGATCTCCATAACTCATATCCATATCACACACCACCGTATCGGTCGTGTCGTTTACCACATGGAACAGGAACTCCGGGCACCCGTGGCAGGCGTTGCTCCCGATCACCACCGCTCCGTGCCTAGGGCAAGCCTTCTTTACCATGGTTCTATCATATATCCGTATATGATTATCGCTATACTTTTCAATATATCTCATGGTATTAAGTAGTGATGGCAAAGACATCTTATATGGGGATACATGTTCTATTGGTATATCCAATTCACCAGATAGGCTTTTGTAAATATCCTGCACATCCCGTTTTGTTCTATACGCAAATATATTAATCTCAGTCATTGCCATATCCATACTCCTAAGAAGATCCGGCTTAGCCAGCCTCCCCATCGGCTTCCCAAAAGGATCGGATCTCATCCAAGCCCCACACTTCTCGCACCCAACTTGCTTTCCCTCCACCGTATTTATCATAGTGGATGGGGCCTTGCAATACGGGCATACGGATCCGTTTAACATAGCTTTCTGGGCTAAAGATAGCTCTCTCATGCCTTTTCTTGTATTTTGACATTAAATAGATCACAGAATCTATTAAAATTCCTGTTCTCTATTCTCATATCTTCCTCATACCTATCAATTGACTTGATGAAATCATTATAGCAGTCCTTGCACATCCATTGATTGATTACCGCCACGTAATAACCTACGGATGTAGGTCTGTTACACATATCGCAAATACCTAAGCACCCATATCTGGTGAGCTTATCCATCATCTCCTGTCTTGTTATTTCAAGCACCTTGAATTTCTTGTAATTGTCAACTACCTTTGCCATTGTAAATTTGTTTAATAATAAAATAATCCGCTATATCCATTCCCTCATTTATATTGGGTTTTGATTCTAGAAAATTACTTATCTCTATATTCATCCCCCTCATATCCTTGTCTACCTTCTTCCTCCATTCGTTGAAAGCGTCGCCCTTATCCGGGTACAGGACTATCCGCCTCCTACCCAATGTCTCTATCATCTCCCTCTTCAACATATGGATACCGCCACAGGCCATAAACAACCTACTAGGGTACACAATGTTGCAGATAACAGCCGTCTTCTCTGACTCTACTATATACACCGGAGCGTCATTGGGATAGAAGTTGATAAGAAACTCCCCGAACAGGCATTGCCTAAGCAAGTAATCCTGACCGTCCAGTATATGCACCCAACATACGTGATCCATGGGAACCTTTACCCTCTTCCCGTCAGGCCCGTAGTCCATTATCTTTCCGGTCCGCACTACCCAATTCTTATCCAGTTGCCAGAACACACAGCACTTACCCCAGTCCCCGAATCTCATCATCCCAACTTTATACAAGCTAAATGCCCTATTGGTATGATACGATCCGAAGATATTGGATAGATAATCCTGAAGATCGGATGTCTCGAAAGGATTAAGCGTCTCAAACATCTTGCTTACCGGAATGCAGTTGGCTATATCCGGATCCACGGGAGATCTGTACCTCCTTAATACTTTGTTTGAATCGGTAAAAAGATCATTGTTCCCAAGTTCGCTCCCTGTTGGATATTTAAAGTAACCACATTTATTTTTATGATCACACACCCCAAACTGCTCTCCAACGATCTGACCGGTGGTTACGTCCACGTACGGCGTAAAACACTTATCCTTGCCGCATTGAGGGCACGTCAGCTTCCTTCTTGGCTTGCTATGATCCAGCTCATACCGATGAACGCTCTTATTGAACTCCCTAAATTCCATCATCCTCTCCTCTCATTCATGACTCTATATATATAGTCCCTCAGTGGTTCTTTCCTTATCAACTTATTAACGTCAAACTCGCCTTCTATGTCCAAGGATCCGATTCTTGATGTAACCGTATAATTAGTTTTCTCGAACTTATACTTTCCTTGAAGATATACTACGGTAGCCATATTCAATATAGGGTTGTCAGTCTGTCTCTTCAACTTATATTGGCTGGTCTTTGCGGTAGGATCACCCGGAGCGAAGTTATATATCTCCTCTATCTCCAATATCTTTCCATAGTTCTCCAGTATCATTCTTCTATATAACTCAAGTTGGAAAGCATACTCGTCATAGAAATTGCCTTTCCTGTTTGATTTGAAGTCCAATATAGCGAATATCCTCCTGCATCTTTTTATCTTCTTTTTCTCTGTCTTAGGCTGACCTTTCTTGGCTCCCGTCTTATAGAACTCTCCTGTCTCGACCTCTATTTCCACCATCTCCGGCTCGCTGTCCATCTCCACCACGGCGTCCACCGAAGAAGCTACCTTTAACCTGCTTGACCTCAACATCTTCTCGATCAATACAGGTTTTACATGTCTTTCCTTGCAAAATATGGCAAATGATATTAGATCCTCTATCAGCTCATCAATGTTATCCACTAATATCCGCTCCATCCTATACTTGTCTATTCTTAGCTTGGCTTCCTTGACCACCTTCCTGATCCATGTCGGGATCAGCTTTATGTTAACCCCGGTCAGATACAACCCAAATAGATAATGCATGATAGTACCTAAGTCAGCCCTATAGTTAGCGTACTCATCAGGGTCCTTGCCCTTGAGTCTCATCTCATTCTTCCATTTCTCCAAGGCTCCGGACGTATCACAATACCCATTGGCGATATTGTTAGTGGCTCCATCGTATATGATAGGATACCCATCAACATCCATCTCATAATACACGCGCTTGCCGGCAACAGTCATTCTATATAACACCGGCGTCGGGATATCCTTTATCCATTCAGCGGCATAATACTGCTGTTCGGTCTCCAGATCATACTCAACTTCCATTTCCTCTTTAGGCTCTTTTTTAGGCTCTTCAACAGACTTTTCCTCCTCATCCATATCTTTCTTTGGGATCGTTGACAAAACATCTAATATGCCAAAGAAAGCGGTAAATTTAGGATCTGTATGATATGATCTTAATATTGGTAATGATGATCGCCAATAATATGATGGCGCATTCTCGTCCATTGACTTATTATGAACAAACTCTATTACAACACCATCATCCGTAATAACCACATGATGTTTTTTGGATAAACGAACTCTCATATCATCAAACGATTCTTGATCGCTTATGACTTCCATATCCATTCCTTTCTTATATATCGTATCACTTATAGCCTCGTATCCAAGAGCTAGAAGTAATTTTTGTTTTCTTCTATCCATGATAATAATCTGGTTTTTAATTTACCATCCTCCTCGACTCTAGGTGCGAGATCCCTCATCCTTCTGGCTGCCAACAGCCATACGTTGCCAAACTCGTCCAAGAGCCGGCTGAAATCCATCGTATCTAATAGATAATCGAATCTTGTATGCTCATCAGCCGTCAAGTAGATAATGTTATCATTATCCTCAGCAACTGATTTATATTTCCGTTTAGGGTATAAGTGGCATATGTTGCTTACCCCCGGGCATGGTATGTATGCGCCGGTAGCAGATCTCCTTGTCATACTCAACCTAGCCACATGAGCGCCAAAGAAAACGGCTAGGCTCTTCCCCTTCGGCTTGGTCTTCACCCGTATCGCCGCCATTTCCTTTGGCGGTAGCTCCTTGGCTCTGCATGCGGGACACAACCCCTTACTCCTTATGGTTACCATCCTTCCGCATCTCTCACACGGTAACATCCTACCTCTCATGCCTTTTTCTTTTTATAACTTTTGTTGAACTCCATAAGGCTCATAGCCCTATACCTCTTAAGCCTATTAATCTTACCCTCAGTCCAATCTTGATCCTTGAAGTTGATGATCGTATCGAATATCTGAGCTAGTTCCCGGATATTAAAACTCCTGTTTTGTATCTTCTTATAGAACCCCGATCTGCTATATCCTAATTTAGAAGCTAGATAAGTTTTGTTAGACAATGTGAGGATACGATAAATCGTACCCTCCATTTTACTTATCTCCATCAACTTCTCGGCTATGGACGACGTGGTTTCGTAGCTAGCTTTACTGCCTACTATCCTCATTTTTCTCCGGATTCCTGATCTTACCATCAAACTCGTAGAAGTCCATCAGTTTCTTCTCTTCCTTGATACAAGTGACAACGAAATCTGATATGGTTCCTTTCATGCCTTCCTCGAAATTCTTTTTGGCATGATCAAGGTCATTGGCCCGAACGATGTAGTTAAACGCCTTGCGTTTCTCATTGCTCGATTTCTCGTCTATCGTAATATAATCAGCCGTGACCTTATAGAACCGGTCTCCATCCATGGCAAACAATTCCGCTATCCTGAATCGTTTGATATCAACGCTAAACTCACCGGAGATGAATGGCTTCATCTCCTCTATGATTCTAGCCTCACATTCGGTATAAGAAAAGGCATCTACTAAATACTCTTCCTTTACCTTCTTCTTCATGCCGTTCTCGGCATCGGTCTCATAAGAAACCGTACATTTAAACCAATTGTGCATCTTATTAATCTATGTTATTGTTAAACAACGGGTAATCCTTTATCCCTTCACGAATATATCTTTCCGTATCATCATCCACGTCATAAGCCTTCTTGAAAAATATCATAGCCTTGTCCGTGTCGTGATCCACCAACGGAAGATATTCCTTTACGAAAAGAACTTTAAGATGATTCATGTGATCAATCTTGCGCCTTACATCAATTACTTTTGGCCATATCTCGGCACGGATTTCACCCATCTTTTTTACATTCTCTTTGTATTCGTTTACCTGATCTTTGTACTCCTCCTCGATCTCGTTGTTCTTATCCTTGACAGACTTATAAGCTTCCTTATCTTTCGTGTCAAACATCGGAACATGCCTGATATTGATTATATCCAATCTACTGCATAGCTCCTCATTGGATATGGTGAAATCATATCTAGTCCTGTATAGATCAAATTCACTTAATAACTTAGCTATCTTAATAGCATCATTCTGATCAAGAACGGCTATATTCAAGCCCTCCAAATAGTAGAAGAAATGAGATGGAGAAATAGATTTATATCCATACGTCTTCATGACTGGAGGCTCATCTATAAACCTGACACCTTCCTCCGCACATCTTGTTACGATCAATTTCTCTACCTGCTCATCAGTAAGATCATATATCTCCTGATCGGTCATCTTATCAATTGTCTTCATCATCCTCATCCTCCGATATCGTTATAGCCTTTGTAAACTTTTGTTTATAGACCTCACTCATAAGGCAGGCGAAAGTCCTATCATTCATACTAGCCATAGTATTGGCCTCTACCATAAGATTCATCTCGATGTTCTTTACCGAGATTTCATAGTTATCATCATCTTCTTTATAGAAAATGACTTTACCACCATACTCGAAACCATCATCCTCTGCCTTAACCATATCGATGATCCTCTCTAACTCCTTTACAAATTTACTCTTTTTCATATGTGTAATTTTTATGTGTCTACAAAAGTAGACATTTTGTTTTTGAATTAAATTAAATAAACATTATTAATAGTTAATACGCTTAGGTGATTATATACCATTTTACACTAAAATCGTAAAATGGTATATAATCACCTTATCCTCCATATATCTTAAGCCCTTTTATATTGTATTTGCTTATATCCATACACAAATTACACCCTCCATGACAACAACACCACGAGCAAAAGGCTAGTCGCTCCTGCTCCGGCCTACCTTGAAACTCCACTGCCGCCCTATACCATGCCGGGGATAATACCCTGACCTTCTCCGGTACGGGCGGTGTCATGAGCACCGATCTCCGTCTTCCTTTGGCATCTTCCCTATTTCTCATTTGGGTTGTCCTTTAACAGCTCAGCTATCTTATCTTCCTTCAACATATTTTGCTTTCTCATGTTATCTACGACAAAGGCAGCGAACGCCATATCATACCTTTTCCTTAACTCATTGACAAAAGATTTGGCTTTTGATTCTACCATTGTCTCGATGTTGCTGTCTACAACTTTCTTCATCCTGCCTCTTATAAACTCGTCTACTGTCAACTCCTCATCCATATAATCTGACCTGAATCTATATTTCTTCTCGCTGGCGTTCTCGATGAGATCGCTCATTGATTCCCTCGCTATATCCTCAATTTTCTCTGATATCGGATTGGATATTTCTCTCATCAACTCATTCTTGAACTTTTCTTTAAGTTCACGTATTACAGCTAACCTGACCGAGCTGGTAAACTCCTCTTTCAACGTCGCTTCATTGTACATAGCTTCCTCGAATACATCTTCCAAATTTAATTCTACTTGAATTTTCATATCATTATATTTTAATAAATTATAAATTTTTTAGGCATATAATTATCATGTATTATTTCCCCTCATCTTTTAATATTAATTTCTTCCCGATCTTTTTAATTTTTGTCGGTCTTGATAATCGATAGTCTCTTTCTATCGGTCTATTAAGTACATCATCCTTGTGCCCCTTGTATCCTTTCTCGTAAGCACTAACCCTTGCGCAAAACTCAACCACATCGCCTGGCGATAAATCAGCACCACTAAATCCTTTTGTTAAATCGAACCACAAATGATCTGATACTATTTTGCTATCAAGTGTCACATCTTGTAAAAGCATCGTTTTTACAGGTCCAATGTATCCATTCCTAAATCCAAATCTAACAAAGGTTGCTGTAAACACATGGCGTCCTTTTGATCCTATTGTTCTCAATTCTTCTCTCATCTCCTTTCTTATTTTTTATTCATAAAACCAGTAATTTTCTTCAAATACCCTTTTGTCATCTCAATAAAGTTCACGCAATCCGGCTTGCTCAACTTGTAAATCAAAACCGGGTTATGAATTACGGCTATAATTTGTGTTTGCGGTTTATGAAATGACAATACCTTGTACAGATCTATGATATTGTCAATATCTAAATTCCTGTCCGGCTCATCCATAAGGATTGTATACTCAAAATCCTTCTCCATTAATACCACATGATTGTCTTTGTAGTATTTTAAAAGATTGTCGATCCTGTTTGCCCAGAACTCATTTGACTTTTTCTTAAATTCCATAAGCTTCTGTATCGGAAACGCATACTCATCTTGGTTAAACACAAAATCAAAAAGCGAGTTCATGGCATGAAGGTTCTTCTCCCCAGAGGATCTAGATGTTCCATTCATATACAAACTTAAATTATTGATATTATCCAATATATCATCCTTTCTCATTTCAGTTTGCTGTAGGAGATAGAAGACTTTCCCAATATAATCCGACTTAATACTGATCCCGTCAAGCACCTTGTCATCATCAAATATATCCGGGAAATACAATGCTTCTGACGGTAATTCAGAACACATCTTTTTCTCGCACAACATGTACTTCGATATCATATTCAGGAGGGTTGATTTCCCGCTCCCGTTCTTGCCTACAATCACATTCACGCCGGGCTTGAATATAAACTCAGAGCCATTTTTGAACGCTTTTATCTTTGGGATATATTTAAATGGAGTCTTCTTGTTGTCGTCTATCCTTATAGAAGTTATCATCTTATATGATTTTGTGTTGAATTATTTAAGCCTTTCATTAATTGCCAAATCAAATATCTTATCAAGACATTTCCTCATTTCCTCCGCATACTCAAACAGATCCTCTTTTGAAAGATCCCTGCGCTGCCAATCATACATATTCGTATATCGAGATTCAATAGCCTTATCCTCTATCTCCTCAAGCACTTTTTTAATAGACTCGTCTTTTTTGCACATTTTTATCTTCTTCTCTCCCATATCTAGTAAGGTAATTATATACTTTCACATATTGCCTATCCATCAGCCACCCGTAAGGACTGCCACCAAACTCCCTGTCCATCCGCTCCGCCGCCCCGATGATCGCCTTTCGATTCCCGAACGAGAGCCACGAAGTAATGAGCCCACTGACCTCCGCGTCCCGCCCGGAATACCGCCTTGGGAACTGGACGGGGTCGCTGGCAATAAAGTCGGCGGTTTCGTATTTGTCCACCATGCATTTCGGCATGTCTACAAATTTGTCATTCATTGTTTATCCCTTCATTTGTTCGCATGCCAATCTTTCAAGTTTCGGTGTAACGTTGGTATCCATTATGCCTTTCAAGCAAGGGCATTGTCGCCAGACTATATCATAAATCTTTGACAATTCAATCAAAGCCTCATTGTTTGATTCAACTGTCATAATCCAATTGTCCGGCGATATCTCTATCTCCCTGCATGGTATTTCTTTCTTGCCTTTTGGCATATATCCGTTCTGATAGTCTTTTACATTACATCTACCAAAATATCTTCCAGTGAGTATTCCGTTTTCGTCCGTCTCAAACAACCCTCCTATCCATCCTATCTTATGGATGTTCTCCGTCCACGTTCGAGTGGCGAATAAAAACTTTTTTACAGGAACTTTTGAAAATGCATCAACATCATGGATACTCCCGTCCGGCTCTTTGAATATCGATGATTTTCTTTTATTCTGGCAACTCCCGTCTAAGCCTATTTTTTTCCATTCGCCATCGTCAAATCTCAAAGGAGAGATTATATCAAAACTGCAAAGTTTCTTGACGAGATTGATTTCAAATGGTGCCGAGAACCCGCTGTTCCCATGAGAAGAGAACAGCGCGACAGCTTCTATTACCTGTTCGCGCATCCATTTGTTAGGACCGTCCTCTTCTTTGCCATATCCGGCTAATTCCAATTCTCTTATCGCATGTTTACATAAATTACTGTTTGCGATAATATACCGAAGAGCCTTCTTGTTGATAAGGCTCTTCTTGCTCATTTTCCTTACAATTCTTCTACTCTTTTTCATGTTTAATGTTATTTAATGTTTTAATCACCAATCTCCTCTATCATTCGTATTGCGCCATGACCATCTGTTTCGCGAAATCTTTGTACGCCACTATTTTTCGCAGGTTTGCTCGCATTCGTATTTCCCCGATACCGCCGACCGGAGACAAGGCGCCTGTATTAACACCTCTTCCCATGTTTATTCCTCCTTGTTATATAATTGCTTGTTTTTATATTCCAACATCCTTCCCATCCTCTTTAACCCAATTAACTGTATCGCAATACCAACAATACCCTGTCTTGGAATCCTTTTTATGAGAATGGGATCCACATGTGGCGCACCAATAATTATCATCCATATTGTATGTATAACTTTCATCCTCATGCATTTTGGCTATTCTAGCTACCCTATCCTCCAGCAGATCCTTTAGATAATGGCATTCGTAAGGTCTATCCTCTTCCTTTAATATATAAATATCGATATCCATCATGCTCCCCATCCTGTCCGTACACATACACTCGGCGGCATGGCGCACGTTCCCTTCCGGCATCCCCGGAACTATCTCCCGGATCACCGCCTCCATCTTCTCTTGGTATTCGGTGTCTACCTTAGCCACCAAGTCTTCTAGTTTATCTATTAAGCTCATAATTTTTATTGTATATAATTACTATTTGATATTTATACATGTTTATTCTGTATCATCTTCACCTTCACCTATCATATCCGTATGACCAAATACTATATCAATAAATTCAAGCATCTCATCATTAAACGATCCGCTTTCTTCTTGCAGCTTCCTACATTCATCCTCGGTCAATCCACAAGAAGATACCAGCTCCTCTGCGGCCTGCGTCCAGCGCCCGGCATAGACTAGCTCCTGAACCGCCAGCCATATTCCTTGGTTCATACCCTTCTTTCTTTCGTTCTCATCCATATTTATCCCTCCTATTCACTTATTTTTTAACAAAATCTTCCCATGACATGTCAACGTCATTGTGATGTTTACAACAAGCATTCTGTATTCTCTCTATCAACGGAATGAACCATAACTGAGTTAATCCGTAACGAGTCTGAATTATTCTACATAGATTTATTTTTATTATCTCCATGTCATGGATATCAGGAGATGTATTGTCGTTCTCACATCTATCCAATATCGTTTGAATTATAGCCAAATAATGATCCATATCTTAAATTATTAATCATATTACCATTTCCCATTCCCTGGCGTAAACAGTATCTCCCCTGTCCTCACCCAATGATTCCAGTTATTTTTAAGTTCATCAATATCATACACCTCAGCCGACTTACCGTTATCAGATCTTTTTATGACCGACATAATACTTTCCGCTCGCACGCTCCAATGACTATAACAGTCTGTTCCGCACCCGCACGCCGTGAATCTCCCGTTATCGAACTCCCAGACCAGAGGCCGGAGGCCGCATCGTGGACACGGCAACCATTCCATTGGATTCTCCGGCTTCTTGTAAACATCAATACACTTATACTCTACTGTCATAATTAGTTCTATTAAATTGATCTGATCTTTTGATCTCTCATCTCATTCTTATCCTTGAACATCATTATCCTATTTACAATCCCCTCCGATTCCATGTACGTCGAGAATCCATGTATTCTTAGATATTGGATGGCTGATAATGATTTTTCTAGCACATCTTTATATCCTACATCTATCTTAACTTCTTTACCCATAGTCCTCCTCCATTTCTCATATCCAACTTCTACTCATAACACTATTATAATCTATTCCATTATTCATAACCACTTTATTAAAGGCCTCCTCGGTATACGCCAAAGACTCGCCCCTATTAGCTCTCTCGATATTTTCGCTCATCATCCCCATAGCCTCGATCAAGGCCGCTGATGAGTTGGCTATTAACTTAGCCGCTTCCATTATCTTATTATCATCCATAATCATATTACTTTAACTTCCTCGTTCCACAAATGTCTTTCATATACCATGGTTGTTCCTATTAGGATTCCGGTATCTTCTCCCCAATATTCAAGTATTTGATTCCTGAATTTGTGACGCAATTTTTGTATTCCTCCCTTGTTTTTATCATAAGAAGAGTAATCTGATAATCTTACTGTCTCCATCGTTTACCTCCTTCATTTGTTCGTATGCCAATCTTTCAAGTTCCGGCATGGTGTTTGTTTCTTCTTATTTTCCCCCATACTTATTTCTCATTTCATTAATATAGCTCATATACCAATCTCTTATATCCTCTTCACTATCCATGCTATACTCTTTATTGAATGGATCGTATCTGATAAACTCCTCTGTTCGGCAGAATGGGCATGGGATCTCTTCCAATGGCTTGATTAGAACACCATCATCACCTACATTATCCAGATCATACAATATGCCATCTATGCAAGTCGCGTCTGGATAATTCGCACCGAAAAGCGGGAATTTTGGACATGTGTTTCTCATACTTGTACTATTCAAATTCGTTCTCATATTCCTTTCTCCTATCCACTTCCTTTAAATTCAAACCATCAGGTGTCAATATCTTCTTTTCCAACAAATCAAAGAGAAGCATCGCCCTTGACTCCGCCTCTGTTTCCCCAAATCCGCTATACACTTCTGTTGGCGAATCGTAGGCATTGTAACGAACATAGGCGGCTTCGTAATATCTACTATCCCTATTCGGGAAATACTGTGTCAACTGCAACCAGTCACCCCATATTTTTGATTTACTGATATTTATCATACTTGGTAGTATCTCTCCAAGTTCATGACTCATATAAGCCGGTATGAGGTCTCCTTCTTTTCTATATGAATACCTCATTGTATTTTGCGTAACTGAATCTATCTGGGTTCCCCCTCCTTTCATCTCTTTCACAAAATAAAATTCCGACTCCGAATTTACGCCCAACTCATGCAACTTTAGCGCAAGCTCATAAGGGCACATAAAATTTTGATATTTCATGTTATTCTATATTTTCATTTCTGTAATCCCCGGCATAGTCCAACCATACCCTGTAATCATTTCTGTACTTGGTCGCCTTTATTTTCATATTCCGGGATATATTCTTAGGCAATTATATACAACCTTGCACCACAAAGCATTAGCGGACGCCCCGCTTCCCCGACCGCCTTACCCATACACGCCGGCTCCACCGGTAACGCCGCCCATGACATCTTGGATGTCTCTCCCGTAAATCTGATAGTGATCGCCACAGCTCTCAAATGTTACTTGATAGCTGTTTAATCCCATCCTAATTGTCTCTCAATACCTTTCATCTCGCTATACGCGATCCTGTGACATCCAGCAACCAATGTATCATTCTTATAGCTATTGATCTTCCATTTGTGACCGGTTGTATCCAATACCATATCGTGTTGGAATTTACCGTCATTATGGAGGAATTTTATCAATTCCCAAAGTCTCTTAGCTTCGGCTCGTCCTATCTTGATATTCTTGCTAGTCTCAATTATGCCATTCTTAATGCGAAGCCATACGTTAGGCTGGTCATCCTTCAAATAATAATGTGGATATAATTCCAGAATCTTGCCAGACTTCCACATCTCGATCTGTTCTTCAAATTTTTTCTTGCGATCTTCTTTTTCTTTTCTTCTTTTTTCAAGAATTAAAGCCTCTTTTTTCGCCTTACTGTCTTCCCATCTCTGACATCTGGCCGCATACTCAGCCCACGTTCCTTCACCACAAATCTCATCTACTATCACATTGGTTGTTCCTAAAATTTCTAACGCTTGATGATTTAGCAATACCTCAAACACACGCTTTAACTCATGGACATATTCACTTTTAATCTTATCCGATTCATAAGATAACTCATGTTTAGTTCCGATCCAGTTGTTTGCACTCTTTTTAAAAAGGCTCTTGGGAGTACCCATATTAAAGAACTCAATATAATCCATTAGACTTCTAAATACTCCCCAAACATCCCTATAAGACAGGCTTGTTCTGACCTTCTTGTATTTCTCGATAACCTCTTTGATAAGCTCCAATTGACTGGTGATAAAAGCCATGCTGCCATCATCAGACATATTATATCCAACAGAAAATACCTTTGAGCCAGTTGGTATTGCACTACGAACACAACGTTGATGTTTACAGGTGGAAGAAGAATAATACTTATCGTTAAGCAAATACGCCTTTTCACCACACTTATTTCTTACGATTCTTCCAACCTCAAAATGATAACCATAAGAATAAATACTTCTACCTTCAAAGAAAAAAATTACTACCTCTTGCGGATTCTTTCTTTTCGTTTGCCCATAAGTGAGCGACCATAGAGTTGTTCATATCAATATTTTTTTTGTTATACAACTACAGATTAATAATACGATATACGTTCATTACATCCGACATCTTGAATTTATCAACATCCGTATTCTTAATATCATATGTATATGAGTCAAATAAATTACTTACCGCGTTCAACCAATCATCATCTGTCGGTTCTTCTACCTCATCCATACAATCATACACATCCCAGTAATTCATGAGGATACCATTGTACGCTATTTTCGGATCAGCGTATTCTCCTCTTGACATAAAGCAGATGTTTTTGCCGGCCTCGTTGCCGGCAACTATCTTTTTGTAATCTTCTATAATCTTATTCATTTTTCTGATAGTGATTATGTGTAGACTAAAAATTACTTTAACTCAAATTTAATTCCTTCCGGGAGTTGGGAGCGATCCACGTTATTCACGAAATCATCAAACTCTTCTTGTGTGATCTTTTCCCCATAATCACACCAGTTGAAAGATAAAGTGTTCGTGTGATTATAATATATCACATTATCGGTTGACAATCCATAATCAAATACACAGAGCATTACCTTTTTGTCTGTTTCCGCTTCCCTGATTACCTTATCGTATCGCTCACAAATTTCAGTACGCTTTTTCAACATCTTTGCCTTATGAGCCTCCTCCCTACGTTTTTCGATATTTTCTGCGGAATAATACCCGGCTTTAATACGCTCTTCAATAAGCAAACGTTCCTCGTCCGTTAGTGTCAGGGTAAATCTTTCTTCTTCTGGCTTATATGGATTAACCCATTTCTTTCCACACAGGTCTTCAAGTTCCGCAATAAGCTCGCCTGATTCACGTTTCCATCTATCCACAATCCCCAGATTGAAAAGCAGATACTTGAAATACATCTTATCATCCACCGCTTCAGATAATTTGGAATATTCCTTGTCTGATATACGTAAATATTCAATAGCCACAGACTTATCGCTATTCTTTATGTGATACATGCCATTTTCCACCGGATACATAGGAGCACCATAATGATTACAACAATGTAATGGTATAAACTTCGCCAATTCCGGACAATGTTTCGCAATCTCATCGTGGCAGCAGCCTCCCATATACTCCTTATATCGTCCATATTTGTTTTTTTGTCTGATATCGGCCGTTATGCTCCAGTCACACATATTGTTATGACAATCATCATCTAAAGATACTGTGGCTGTTATTCTATATTCTTCCTCGTTTTCTGTAAAGAATTTTGTACTTGAATAAAATAGTCTGTTTGTAGTTCCCATATTATTTTAGTTTAATTATTACACCTGTGAAAAATAAAATCTACGCATTCCCCCGGTGTATTATTAGCGTTATTGTACCAATAAAAACCCTCTGTTTTCCAGTCTACACTTACGGGATCTGCTTTTACTCGTTTCAAGAAATTCCTTATTTCTTGTTCTTCATTATCTAACAAACCGGTATAATCATCATTTATCAGAGCATGAGCCCAATAAACCGGAAGCCTGTATCTTATTACCTCTATATTCATAATCTCATCAATTTACAAATTATCAATACTAAAAAAAACTCCAACAATCTATTACAATAAACTCTCCTACTCCATATTCCACAAGTGACTTAAGTGATTCTATCCCATTACAGTAATAGAAAACATTATCATTATCATCATCATTGATGCTTAATGATAATTTTATTGTCGTTCTTTGATCATCCCCTGTGTCTTTCCATACGATCTGACATTCTACGTATTCAGGTTCTTTCCCATTCTTTTTAACGAACTTGAAAAACATAGAATCAATATCTTTCTTGACTCTATCTACATCCGTTATCACTACCTCTTCCTTGCAATCCCCACAATTAGCATGCATAAAAGATTCATCAAGATAATCTATTATTTTCCCGGTGTTTGGATTTACGATCGCTTCACAAGCAATATTTGTTCCGCCACACCTTGTACATATTACTTTCATACTATTTCATTTAATGGTTCAACATACACATCCCCATTCTCATAATAAAGTCGATCTTCATACTGATTATGATGAAACTCCTCACGTATCGCATCTTCATCATCAGCCCAATACTCATACTCCTCATGCCATGACTTAAAGAAGTTATCATAACATTGTCTCATCAGATCCTCTAAAGAAAAACCCTCCGGATAAGTACACCATGCATTGTAATAATCAATTATAGGTTTCAGGAGATATAAATCATAACACATCCCTGTCAATGGGCAATTATCTCCATAGTCAAACATCACCCTACTATACTTGTGCTTGTATTTGTATTTCCCATCAATATATTTACCTGACGTGGAGAAATACTTGCCCTTGATAATATATGGCATAATATTGTTGTTGATATATCTGAACAGTAATTTACCGCATAGATTCTCAGGATATATATCACAATGATAATCTGTAGGATGTTCGTAAATAGGATCCTCGTATTTAAACTCATAACTAAAATCATATCTCTCGTATCCAACTTCCCAATTATAAACCCTAGTATCTGTCATATCCTCAAAGGCTTTCATTGACTTTTTATAGTCTATGCCATAAGCATCCATACATTGCTCCATTACATTCCAGCGCTCACGCTCTATAATTTTCTTTTGTACGTTTTCTGATAGCTCATCAAAGCTAAACACGGTTAGATTTATTGTTTTCATATTATTGTTTATTGTTTTCTATTCAACCATTCTTTGTACCTGACCTCAAAAGCTATCGGGTATCAGCACGCTGTTTCATATTCTTCCATATATTTTATACGCAGTCTGAGACAAACTTCCTTTGCTGTGTAAGTCCGGTAACTGTTTCCAAATATCTCTTCCGCTCCATAATAGGAAACCAAATCATATATTCTTGTAGCAACCGGACGAAGCAACCAGTCATTCCAAGTATCACCGACATAGGAACAAAACGACTTCAAATCATCTTTTGCCCAACCTGTCAAAAACATCTCACGCATATCTTCCTCGCTTATCCAACTGTACGAAAACTTGTTTGATTCATGAGGGTTGCGGTATATACATTGCCAGCTTTTTTCTTTGGTAATATATCTCACCAATAACCCATACTCAAAAAGGCTGGTAACTTTGTCACAATCCGTACCATGCCACACGGTTCTATCAAATTTCTTTGTTGCCATATTTAATCCTCCATTTTTAGAAAAGTCATATCATATGGCAATTTTCCAACTTCTATACATACAAAATCACCACATTTAAAGGCTCTTTCCATATCATCGAATCCCTCAATTGCAGCTTCGGATTCATCATCAGTCCGCACCCAATACAATTCTAATTCATGACTTATAACAGAGTTCCAAAGTGCTTCTGCGACTTTTCTGGATAATCTTTTCCAAACAAATCCGTCACTAAATACTATCAAATCATCGGTTATCACTGTCTTTTTCATAATTCCTCCTCTTTTTAAATGTAATTGGATCCCTAATATTAATCGAATGACATACGTACCTCCTTATGTTCACGTTTAGAGATATGATTATGGCTATTCTCACGAACCACCACAATCCAGATTCAGATATCACTCACCCTTTATCTTTACGAATGGGTTTTCTACATAAAACTCCACTACATCCTTAGATTTTATAGATGTCACTATACCGGTGGTATCCACAAATCCGTCTGTCTCATCCATTGCCAAAGCTTCTATTTTATCTCCCGGTAGAAAACAAAGATTATAGTCTTGATCAATATACATAATCATCTTTAACCTAACCATGTCATCAATGATGCCTTTCATTCTCTCCACGACATCCAATTGATCATCACTAAGCATTAATCTACTTTTTGATGATTCCACTAACCTTATGTCTCCATTCCTGTCAACTACAGTTAAGTCATTGAATTTATACACATCTTCACGTGTTCTGTAATATGTTTCCTTACAATAAATTTTTCCTTTATCATCTATTTCAATATCAAAATATTCCAACTTATCCTTGACAGCTCTTCCGTTTTTGTATTTCCACACATCACCTATTGGAATGAACCCATATAATGACTCAAAAACATCATATATTGATAGTCTTGTCTTAGGAATGCTCTCGCCTTTTTTAAAACATTCTTCGGACGAATAAAATAATTTCCCATCTAATGTCTTCTCAGTCCTACATCCTCCCCATGTTCCTACATATCTAACTACTCCATATGTAAAACTGATCAAGATCTTATCAATCTCAAACCACTTTAATCTTCCTGACATATCGTCAAAAAGATATCCACTCTCTAGATAAACCGATAAACATTCTCTAATTTCCATAACAATTTATTTTTTTTTAAATTAAACAACATCATTTGCCTTGATCACTATCCGTCTCAATATTATGAACAAGCTCATATAGATCATAATCACTACACTCTGCTAAACATAAAGAGAAGACGTTCCTGTCGTTAATCAGGAAATAGCTATCTTCTAATATAAAGATAGATTTTCCTACCTCTAAAAAACAGTCCCATAACTCATTGCCTCTTTTATTGCCAAACACTTTCTGAAAAGTATGACGATCTGCCTTATTCTCGAATTTACGCATCCGTCTAATCCACTCATATCCGTGCCTCACTAAATCCAATCCGCCGGCTTCATCGAAGCTCCCGTTTTTATCAATCCATTTATTTACATCTATCAACATACTCCCTTATAATATTACATTAAACAACTCGTTTAACCTATCTATCTCACTTAGGTATTCACCTTCTTCATCAAACTTAATTTGAGTCCCATTATCCAAACCAAAGGACAGGGTAAAGGATATGACCCAGCCCGATCCGTCCACGGCCTGCCCCTTGGGAACCCAAGACATCACCGTCTTCTTGGATATCCACCATCTCCCTATCTGAACGAAATCAGGATAGTTGTTCATTAAATATACCATCTGACTAGCCATCTTATTAACATCATCAAAAGGCACTATATGATACTTGTTTCTTATCCTGACCTTCAAGAAGGGGTTATCCATATTATATGCCGCAAATGCTGATATCACGGAACTGGGATATCTAACCCCTTTTATTATTACCCATTTCATATACAACACCTCCTATATTAAACTATCTAATATAAATTCATCTTCCTCCGTTCTCTCATCCATAGGCTTGTTTAGTACCGTTTTGACAAGATCAAGCACCTCCTCCCAAGTCCTTTCTGATAGCGTCCCGATATTTATACCACAACATCTACATCCACTAGAAAACACTGGTATTGTATTCCCGTCATACATTCTAACGAATTTGTATCCTATATACTCATTACATAAAGAACATCTTCTTAACGGAATGAATCTTATCTTACCGCTATTGACCATACTTATCAGCACTTCTTTATTCATATCATTTCCTCAATTTGTTTTTAACCTCCTTAACATATTTAGGGGAATGTAGTCCCCTATGTAATCTTATAGCCCGATCTATATCCTTGTTCGGATTATGATGAGATTGATATATCTCGAACATTTCCCTAGCCTTGATAGGATTTGTTCTATCATCGTATCTATACCGCTTTTTCTCCCGTTTAAGACACAATATCCTATTAACCTCATCTACATACACCTTTTTCATCTGCCACCTCCCTAACGCCCCTGAAGTGGCGTTGTACGCCCGATCGTCATCCCTTGACTCCACGAAAGATAGGGCGGCCGCCAGCTTATCCCATACCCGTGCCTCGACCACTGCCGGCTTCGGGGCGAGGGGCATGCCTCCGTTCCCTTTTGGTGGTGTCAATATTATCATCGTCATCACAAGTAAGTATCTTATCACGTTCCCTTGTTTTTATAAAACTCCTCCCCGAATTTCACATTATCCACATAATCTTCCATACACTCATGAACAATTATATGAATATCCCCCTCCGTGTATGTTACCTCGGACATTAACCTCTCATTGGTCATCCACCAAGAATAACTATCAATATGCCGTATCTCAAATCCATGATCATGCAACGCATACATAACATTATATCTTAAATCCCTGTCCATCATCATACACTCGTACACGATATAGCCATTGATACTTTCATAAGACCTACCGAACGTATAAACGTACCTACCCATCAACTTATACAACTCCCTTGCCATAGGATTCGGGATCGCCTCATCCATATCAAAATCCCCATCTGGATCAATAACCCACTCTATATCCCGCTCATCAATATAAGCCCTAGGCATTCCTATTGTCCGTACATAAAGACGTGATCGGTGATCCTTGCTTAACACCGTCCCGATATACTTTTCCCCTTTGGCATATCCTATATTATGGTTGCCGGTTATATTAAATACAATTTCAGCTCCTATCTTAATTTCATCCATATTCAAGATGTTTGTATCATTTGTTATCTTTTTTATACAAAAAGAGGATATAATGGTATAATATTATGATATCAAGACACGAATGCGTTATCTATCATATTATCATACATACCCTCTATACAACGTCATTTATGGCATTATATCGTATATGATGCCGCAGGCCATAAATACATCTAATTAACCCTTTTTTAAGGGCTTATTGCCATTTAGGTAACTAGCTATGCCTAATATTTTCGAAATAAGGGCTTTTTTAGCCTTATACTCATCGTTTATCCCTATTATCGCATATCTGTATACCATCCCATCCTTCGACACCTCCACGCCCACGTATTTAGGCGCAACGGCATCCCTATGTAATACGATAAACGGGCTTTTGCCGTCTAGCTCATTTATCAACTGATTAAACTGTCGCCTCGTCATCTGATAGTGATATTATTTCCATGTTATAGATGCGATCTCTCTTTACTCTTATCTTCTCGCACAGCTCATCGAAGCACTCGTCTTCTTCTAACTTATCAACATAATATGATACGCTTGATTTAGAGCTTCCTTGAAGATATATATTCCCCCTTATATTCTTTGAGAAAAAATTAGGCAAGACCATCTTTTGTCTCTTATCCTTGTTATCCATGTAAGATATAACAACAACCCATAATTCTGGCTCCCGTTCTTTTACCGATAACATAAGATCGAGACTCGATTGACTATTGATATTTCTCCTGCCAGTTTCGTTATAACGCAGAATAATATAATCATCCACGTTATCATCCTCAACCATCACGACTATAGGGCGATCTCCCTTCCCATTATCACATAATACTCTTGCCTCTTTCCCGTTACGGAGATATACCTTATCGTAATCTCCGTTTTTGTATATCTCAAAATCAAACTCTATCACCATATCATTTCCTCCTATTGATATATTGTTGTGTACGACCTTCTTTTATTTTTTCGAAATAAAACTTATTCCCATATAACCGGGTGAAGCAGATGTTATACCCGAAATGTTCCGCGCGTCTGATCTGTGCGTAACCTCTACTGATGTCATTATTATCAATCAACGTAACAAAACAATGTGATCCTACCTCTGTGTTTAAAACCAGATTTTCCCAATCTTTTACCTCCATATCAAATCTCCTTAAATAATTTTTTGTTATGATTATCGCTATTATACCATTTATCAATATTATCGTACTGCTTTGGATAAACCCCATAGGCCTTACACCACCTAGGTAACGGCCCGTTCAACGCATCTAACGCCGTCGCAAGGTCGAACGTAGCCTCCTCCTTGATACAACACCCCGATCCACTCCCACGGCTCGGTATATAAGCTCTACTATACGCTACGCTCATCCCATATTCCCCATGACTCAGATACCCGATGTTAGGCGAATCAGGGAAGGCGTAATACAACATTATATAATCACCCTTACTCCAACTCCTATTGTAAGTATCATCCTGCCACGCAAAAACCCTGCAACCGGCTTCTTTCAGTTCCGCTGCCGCTCTTTTTAAAACATTGTCCATATTATCTATATTTAATTAAGTTGTGTCAAGGCGCCGGGAACCGACCCCGGATCATATCCGTACACGTACGATCATGATATATCCTTCCGCCCCGCCAAGGTTTGGTTCAACATTAACAAACTTTCATATCCTCACACATCTTAAAAAAGACCTCTCTTATGATCTTCTTGTATAAGATGTATATCTCATCATCATCCTCATCAAACTCCACTCCCCATGAACGTAATAAATATCTAATATCACAATCCGCTATATGAATCCTGAATATAGACGGAACGCTCATTATGTAATCCTCAAAAGCTTTCTTAATCCCATCCCTTTTGATATGTTCTCTATACTCATCCTTGAACACGTTAAGCATAAAAGATAGATATTCCCTATCATATTTAAACTGCTTCCCATAATTATCTGTATCTATATGATCCAGTATATATATTTCTATCGCGTCTCTATCGTATCTTGACATACTTCTTCCTCCTCCTTTTGATATTTTATAACCTTTTTCTCCCCATACGCTTTCGCTAACTGGATAAGTTGACCGGTAAACACCTTGGTACGGTGTTTTACGATCTTATCCACCAGCTCCGGGCATCTGGTTCTCCACCTATAATTAACCTCACCTTTAGCTTTCTTCTTATAATACCTGTAGAATGTTACGGCTACTACCACTTCTCCATTCTGCTCAAAAGCAACCAAATCGTAATTGTTGTAAGTTATTTCGTTCATCGTGTAATATATTTTATAAATTCAATCACTTTCTTTGGCAGTGAATCTATATCCTTCACTCTTTTACCAAAATTGTACATATGACTTCTATGCGGATAATAATCTCCCGCATACATCCCCACTCCTAATGGATGGAATGGATCCTCACTACATGAGAAAACAGGATAATACACCACCCCATAACCATCCTTTATATTTTTATTTACATATACTATGGTATATCTATCAGCCACTTCATCGCCAAAATCATATACTCTTACTTTTACTTTCACGCCATCCACATTTATTATAATATTATCCATATATACCTCCTTTGTTGTTCACTATCCGACTAATCTATTTTCTTCCCATATAAGGTGTATGTACCATACCATCCCCTATCTATATTTACCACCTCAATATGATGTATGTGATAACAACCATTAGCTATTCTGCCGCAATCGGCTATCACCATAGCTATATTCCTATACCCAGAATCAATGAAAACACGAGCCAACCCACACCCGTTAAATATAGATACCTTGATATCGTCTTTCTCTTTTATAATCCTTCTCATATCATATCCTCCTATCAAACTAATCTATCATTTTACCATAATTAGTATATGATCCACACCATCCACGGGCCTCATTCGATACCCTAATATGATCAATAGGCTTATCACCGGCCATATTATTGGCGTACGATATTACATCCGACATACTTCTGAATCCGGAATCCTTAATGGATTTTATAAGCGTCCTATCATACCCGAATACCAATATCTTCACAATATCTCTTTCCTTCACAGTCCTCCTCGCTCTCATAATATTCTAGCCATAAAATAAACAAACATAAAATCTATTTTCTCTTTGTTATCATCTATCCTATGTCCGGTGATCTCAAAAATAACCCTACGCTTTTCGATAGTCTGTATATTATCTAACTGAATAGCTATGTAAGGATATTTCATAACTTTCTCTCTATTGATGTTATTCAAAATAGCGTTGACATCTTGCCTGCGAAAATACATATTTACCCCTATATAGCTGGCAACCAAAAGACATTCGTCTATTACCCCATCAGTATCGAATAGCAATAACATATCATCCTTCTCGATAGTATATTCCATATCAAGGATCTTGATACGTTTGCTTCCGTCCTTCTTATCTGATATAAGAACCTCTATCATATCCTTATCAGTCGTAAGGATATAATACGCCTCGTCCTTTGTAATATTATTACGAAGATAAGACAGTATCTCATCTTGTAATTTTATAATCTCGTCCATGTTATTAGTATTTTATATTACCACGCCAAAGGAAAGAACGGCAGCCGACACCCGCAGCCTACCACGCCGTGACACCGCCGCCCGTTCCCCTTGGTGTTATTCTGCCACCTCTAATTTCCCGTAATAAGGATAGAAACAACCGTCTCGATAAACCGAATATCTGAGCGTTTTATCCTTTGCTTCATAGATGGAAACACAACCGCTGTTATAAGCGTTGGATAGTTCTTTTGCTACAAATCCACCTATTTGTTTATAGGTTTTAGGCGTATCCGCCAACGGCCTGCCTACATATATTTTTACCCTCTTGCACTTTTTGTCGCCTACGCATATATCCTTTCCTCTAAGCTCCGTTAAATACATGAATCTCATATCAGTCAATTTTAAATCCAACATTCCTCTACCTCTATCTCCATACGATCCTCCCAATTACATAAATCAGGATTCTCTCCTTCATAAAAGTAATAGTAAGCCCATACCTCAATATCGCCCACTTTTACACACCCATCACTGCACCATTCCACAATATCGTCACCCCTGCATACGTTTGTCGGTTCAGCACCAAGCGACAATAGTTTGTTTATTATATTATCGCCGAACTTTTCTTTCGCCTCTTCTTTCGTCATATCACTATCAGATTTTTAATATTACACTACCGCCAAAGGAAAACAGGGACGGACGACCAGCGGGGCCGACCCCACGCCATCGCCGCCGCCCGTTTCCCTTGGTTTCCTACACTCCCTCCATCACCCAAAGAAACACATACACCCATACATAGACATACCTTCATACACATAAGATTCCCTTACTATAAAGATACCCTTGTTCCCCTTCCCTATTGTTTCCCGGGATCCCTTATTTCATCTCGTTTTTCCTCGGTTCACATTGATCCCCTTGACTCCTCTTGATTTCCCCTGATTCCCCTTGATTTACCTTGATTTACCTTGATTTACCTTGTCTGGAGGTGTCCCCTCCCGCAAAACAAACCAACCCCACCAACTCCCAGCATAAAACCCGAGACCTTCCTCCCGATTGTTCCACGTGGAACGCCCGTTCAGTCTAGGATATCGAGGTCTTTGCTCTTGATTGCCTTATATATTTGCTTTATGCAATGTATTGATAATAAAGCCAATAAAAGAACTATGATTAAAGGCAGGGCGTCGCCCGTAGCTATAACATACCGCCCCAACTCAAACGCCATATACCCACAAAACAAGGTAAGCACCAAATATATAAATACACCCATAAAAAATATACAATAAGTAACCGTGATTTAAAAACAATACCCAAATAATACAAATAATTGAGTATCAACAACATAATATATATCAAGCCTTAGAGCTACCTCTAAAGAAAGACAAGCCTAGATATAGATAAAAAATATACAATAAGTACCGCCTATTATATACCTTTTAGGATCGATTCACGCACAAAACCATACATAAGGGCACAATATACCCGCCTGCATGGATATAAATATATACAGAATGATACATAATAAAGCATTTTACTTACACATTTTAGATCAGGGCTTAAAATTTGCCGCCTTAACACTTTTATGTGTAAGCAAAACATATGAATATGCTATCATTCTGTAAAATATAGGCACAAAAAAGCCCTTCCGTCTTATATCACTACAATACGGAAGGGCAAAACTTTAAAATCAAATAAAAACAAACGACTACTGCCTCAATTTGTTTGCCATGTAACTAACACGCTTCCGCCTGCACCTATCCGACTCCCTGCTACAATCTAATTTATTAGAATTGTATAGTTCTTTGGTAAGTTCAACGTAAAATTCCATTTGGGCTTTTTTGATGGACTTTAAAGCCTTTTCTTTTTGAATGGATAATTTCTTATTCAAATTATCAAACTTTTTTTTGTACATAATCTATTCTTTTTTAATGGCACCAATAAGAAACGGGAGACCGGGGACGACACGGCCGGCGTTATCGATATAACCAGCCGAACGCCCGCACGCCCCCCCTATTTTCTTTGGTTTCGTCCCTTTGCCGACAACGAAGCCGGCCAAATACGCACATACGTCACCCGTGATACGTACCGACAAGGCGCACTTTGTCCGTCAATTTAACCGCACAAAATACCCTTGTAAGGGTTGTTATTTTGCTGCTACATATAGCGCATAAGTATTTAAGCCACCTTAAACGCTATTGTTTTGATACATTAGCACGGCTATAACCCCGTTATGCACTCCATACGTGTTACTCTAGCAACGCATGGACATACGCCCTATACATGCGTATATACACCAACGTACCCCGTGATTTTACACGGCCTACTAGGTTACCTAGTGTACTTACCGGATTGATATAAACCTAAAGATAATAGTACTATTATAGACCATAATAGTACTTAAACCACATTGTTAAGCGGCGGCCCACCTATTGCAAGTTTTCGATACCCTAATTACTAGCAATATGTTTATATCAAAATATCAAATATCTCACCTATTTAGCGATACCAGTGGCACGACGAGGACGTATAGGTTTGCCACCATAACGCCCCCTATGTGATTAAATAGGGGGCAAATCGTTTGCTACCTTTCATTTTTGGGGTGTGTCAAATAGTAGGTAACACACTTAGCAATGAGATTAAACGTATACCGTTTGATAGGGACGGCACACTTTACGATACGTTTGTCTGATCCGTTAAACATGTCATAATATATACCCCCCTCATATTCTATAAGCTCGTTATATCCGAAACGTTTATGCGCTTTGCCTGTTATCGCTATTTCGGATACCTTAGCTTCTGATAATTTTGTGTTTTTACCCTGATCCTGTTTATCGAGATATACTCTTTCGATCTCTTTGTAGGCGCAAAAGGTATCATTTACACGTGGCAGTATCTCTTTACACAATTGTATTACTATCTCTTTATCCTTTGCCAAAGCTACCAAAGCGGGAACTATAGCCTTATCTACCTTAATATCATTATCCTTGAGTATCTCGTTAATCTCTTTGCCAGATTTAAATAACTGGCACCAGGCTTTGACGGCACCTGTTAGCGTTTTCTCACTTGCTTTCTTTACTTCATTCTGCACTTTGTTTAATTCTTTATTTGTCATTAGATTTGCCCGTACCCTCGGGACTTGTAATGGCATCTGGTGCGCCTGTTTGTTAATGCTGTTATCTTACAAGGGCAAATATATGAAGTATTTTATTATCAAACAAATATTATGCAATAAAAACTCAACGATTATATATAATAAAACTAATCAAATGTAAACTTATATTAAAATATTGATTTATATGATTGAAAATCAACAAGTTAAATACAAAATAAGCATTCCTTTTTCAGCTCGCAGATCGTTTGCCGTTCCTGTTTCCCCGTCCTTTGTGGATTAGGGGGGCTGGTCCAAAAAACGGCAGCCCGGCCGGGCCGATTTCGGGGAGGTGGTCCGTCCCGCATATCATCCTCCCCGAATATCCCTCATACTTCCTCACAACCATATCACCTTCCATCTCATTTAATTTGTTATATTTGCGATATAATTAAAACATAATATATTATGAATAAAGAAGTTAAATACATGATGGGGGGGGGGGTATTTTAACCCTCAGATAAGGAGGGGGTATGTTTAGGCGCAGGACTTCTTCTCCAGGTAAGATCCACTACCGTGTTAATATAAACAAGAATATGTGTCTTGGCGTTGTAGATATATATATTGATGGGAAGCCATATCAACCTGGTTTTAACGGATCTTATCTTGATATATATCGCGATAAGAAGATAAAAACTATAAGCATAAGTGGCCAGATATCATATCTAAATCCGAAAAATGAGTACAATGTTATTTTGGGCATAAGTGGAGGTATTATAGATGGAACCCTTACGTATCAATATAATTCGGGTATGCATTGCGAGTTGGCTAATAAGGTGATATACGGGAATAGGATAACTAATTTTGTTCCTGTAACGGTGATAGAAGATCCTGGGAAGATCATTAATTTCACTTACAGATCTGAATTACAGACTCAGTTTTTAGATGAAAGTTATGTAACTTGGGATGGTGATTATGTATTAAACGATAATTGTATAGTAACTGATCTTTGTTCGGGATGTGAATCTTATGCCTATGGGAAAAGTTCTCGTGGTAACTATCGAGTAACGGTAAGGATAGTGTAATCCCAAGGGAAGGAGGGAGACCTCGTCCTTCCGGGCCTCCCCCGTCCTACCACCGCCTCCCGTTCTTTTTGGCTTCTCCCTGTCTTATCTTTGACCGGATATCAAAAATTCATATCTTTGGAACAAAACTACAATCATGTTTAGAGACATACTACATAAAATCAAGATCTTCTTCTGCGATGAAGATATCGAGAAGATAAATGTAAGGGATAGTACGGTTATCCGCAACAACGAGATACATAAGATGTATGACGAGATACTTAATGAGCTAGGTGATTTGGCCACTGTCGTATCTAGGAACTACGTGTATGGCAGGATAAAGGAAAGTACTGGATTAAGTATCCGTCATATCAGTAGGATAATAAACCATACTAAAGTCGAGGAGATATGATTAAAGACGTAATGGAGAGGGATATGATAAATGAGATATCCACGTTGTTTGTAATGATATTCACGTCAGGGTTGATGTTTGTCATGCCGATGTTAGATATAGAGTGTGATGATATTACTATCATAATAGGATCAGGAATAATACTATCTTTTATGCTAACCATAATCCCGATCTTGCTTTCTTACGATATAAGGGATGAGATCATTGAGTTGATTGAGGATATGGATAGCCAGATCGTGGTAGACACTTCGGTATATAAAACGAACCTGCCCTAGGTAATTCCTAGGGCAGATATTAATATCAATTTGACTTCAAATACGATTCTATTCTATCAGCGGCCTCATTAGGCGTATGTCCATCCCATTCCCATGCCGTATCAAGTTCAGGGATATTAAACAACTCCCAATACTGGTTCTCATAATGATTGGATATCTGTCCAGTTGGCAGTTCTGCCATTACGATAAACCACCCTCCGCCGAAGCATTCCTCTCCATCATGATGCTTATGTGATTTACAGACCTTTATATCGCCTTTAGCCAGCTCATTGAAGAAAGCGGCATTGTAAAGCATTCGATATTTATATAGTTCGTTAAATGTATGATACCCGTCGGATATATTACCCATCTCATCTTCATGTAAATATGTTTTCTCGAATATATCAGGCCTACAAGGATAAAACTCTCCATTTACCCCTTTTATGATATAATCACCTACATTGGCTGTCATAACACCTTCAAGGGTTTTTATACTGCAATCAATACAAGGAGGTATCCCTCTATCCGCATCACCTTCACGAATAACTTCTATTTTAACGTTATCACCAGCGAAATCCTTGATCTCATCATTATTAAAGCCTTCCCATTTTACGGCTTCTATCGCAATTGGTTTCTTTACATATCTATTCATAATTTTACGATTTAATATATTATTATCTTTTGATATACCTTTCTATAAGATCTATTGATAGTTTAGCTCCCAGCTCCTCCTCCAATAGGTTAAGGTAGTTCCGGTGCAGGCATCCGCCCCGCTCCACCTCCCTAAAGCCGGGCCCGTCCCGGATCCTGACTAGCCCTTTCCTTGGATCCATGTCGATAAGATCCCGAAGCTCGTTCATATTCTTGAACCGGTTCTCTATTACCTTAAATACATCGATCTTAGGTCTCTTATCCTTATCCTTGGACTTTATTTTAATTCTTCCACTCATATCAATTATCCAGTAACTTTACATGTAATATGATTCATATTATTATTACCGCAATAAGCGCACATAGATACGTAGGGAGAATATACTCTTCCACATACCGGACATCTCCATCCATACATAACAGGATTTGTTTGTTTGTCAATTTCTTTCAAGCCCTCATTAGTAGTGGATGATGTATTTTTATTTTCCATATCATTCATTACCACGGTGGTTTCCTAACCGACGTTCGCTGGTCATGAAGCCATCCTTATTTATCTTATCTGTACTTCCAAATCCATTATCACCTCTATCAGATTTTCCAAGATCTTCTAATGACTCCACTTCTTCCCATACGATACGTTCCCTCCCACGAATAAGAAGCTGTGCTACCTTACCACCGACATTACAATAATAAGGACTATGCCTATTCATTTTTCTGTGAACTATTATAATCTCCCCACTATATCCTTCATCAATGGTAGCAGGGGCGTTTTGCATAATTAGCTCGCTATTAGTAAAACCACTACGTGGACGGATTTCCATCTCATAATCCTCTGGCAATGCTACATGTACGCCAGTATGATATATGATCCTGTCTCCGTCAAGTTCTATATCCTTAACGAACAAATCCATACAAGCATCCTGTTTATGAGCGTATTCAGGCAGCTTAGCTCCTTCTTCCAGCCATATCTTGACCTTACACGTATCTATACCATCAAGTAACTCAACTGCCTCTTTATAGCTCATAGGTTGCTCTGAGGCTAACGAAATGGCTCTTGCCAATAAATCTTTAATCTTGCTCATCGTATCTTGTTTTTAAATTCTTTCCCTTTCGGGCATTGTAATTTACATTCCTCACCACAAGCGGAACAGTTGGGTCTCATTCCGGGCACCCCTCTTCCCCCGTACGGCCAGTAGGCGTAATCGCAGACGCTCCAGAACGCCTCCATCGCCTTGATCTTGGCATCGACGGTTATCTTCTCCTTAACCTTTTTCATGCTTTTCCTGAACTCGTCTTTCATATCCTTCCCTTCTATCTGTCTGGCCTTACGTCTCTCATTCCACCAATTATAGTAGAATTTATCTGCCATCTTATAAGCTTCTGGGTCAAATTTATCACGGTGCAGGATAGGGGCATCCTTGACCTTTCTCAAATTCCTGCCACAAACATAAGCAAGCCCGGCGTACGGAGGTATGTCCTTAGGATCAACCAACCCATCCGGCACGCAGTAGTAGAAGTAGTTGGGCCGGCCGTACCTGACCCAGTCCCCGGTCTCGTATAGGGCTTGCTTCCGGGCCTCGAACCATCCTTGCATTACTTGGTGCTTTTCCTGTTTCTCGAAATCCTTGTTATAGTCAGCTAACGAGATCTTAACCTCAACCTCATATGCGTACATGGATCTGGTTATAGCCAGATAATCAGACTCCCAGTTATAGACATATAAGTTGTTTATAATCCATCTAGGAGACACCAAAAACTGTCTGTTAAGGATATCCAATATCCCTCTTTCAGTGTACTCAGTACCTTTATTTGATTGCCGTGTTCCCATCTCCAGTAAGAGGATTATTCCTATATCCTACCGCCATTATAGCGTTACCTATCAACATTCTCAACTTATCCATATCTTTATCATGGAACGAGAAAGCGGTTAGGATATGGCCATTGGTCTTATCATAAGATTTTATCATCAACACAGCCACATACTCACCCATCATCTTACCATTCATGATATCAAGATCAATTATGCCGTGATCTATTAGATCAACCACATCCCATCCTAATGGCAGGTACTTTTTTATTTGATTAATGTCCATCCCAAATAGTTATTATAAAAAGGAGGGTCGTGCTACCCTCCTATAGATTACACACGAAAAATAGAACTGAAAGCGATCTTAAGCACGTAAGATTTTATTAATTCCCGTAGGCTGTCTACCGGTTATCGTTAATTACCGACCTACGGGAATATGTTTAAGAAAACACCATGTGGGGAGTGGGGGAATCGAACCCTTATCCACGCTACGATTAGGAATCGTAAATTCTATCCGTTAAATTAACTCCCCTTTAAGCGTCCTGATCCTCCCAGACAAGGACACTACATAAATCTAAACTCTAAACCTAATGACAAACATTATTAATCCAACTGTGGACCCGGCCGGACTTGAACCGACAACCTGCTGGTTATGAGCCAGATGATCCAACCAATTGATCTACGGGTCCTAAATACACCACATCGGCTTTCACAAGAGGATGTGGATAGGAATTTCTCGGAGTTTATATAGAAACTTTATGAAACTATTGTCCAACATTCTAGCATATAGCACCAATCCTCGAACGGGAACGTCTCCACGCCAGACCTACCCCATCCCGTCCCCCAACTGTTCTGTAGGACGAAGCCGGCCTTGTCCCAGCCGGTGAGGATAACGGCATGACCTCCCAAGTTCTGTCCTTGGCCTTGCCAGAATCGATTACCATAATTATAGCAATACAGACCTATAACCAGAGGCCCATTCAGCATCAAAGCCACCTTAGCTGATACCGGATCTATGATCCTAGCGTAACTGTTTATTTTCTCCCCATCTACGCCTACGTTCTTGATAGACTTGATAGCGTCACGAAGAACCATCCCGTCTTGATCCTTATCCTCTCTCAGATCATATATATCGTAGGGAGAGATCTTAGCCGGTCTTTTAATAGCCCTTATACTCTTTCTCCAGTTAAGTATCTCAGCTAAGCTTACCGCAGCGCAAATAGGAGAAGATCCTTGATCCACTACGCTATCAACGTTATTGACCTTATACTCATCAGGGACAGCCTCATGCTGCATGTTCATAATAGCGTCCCTATCATCTGCTGGCGATGGTATGTAACCTAGTCCGTATTCCATTACTTATCTTTTTTATGGTAATCAATTATCTTGATATTAAACGTATCGGATCTTTGCCTTACCTGTATAGACCCTCTAGCCTTTCCCTTGGCGTCGTATAGGGCGGTGAAGCCAAAGTTATCGACCCGGCCGTCGTCCAGCGTAAACCGCCACTCCTTCCATTGGCCCATCACGGTCCCGGAAGACACTATAGAATCCACCACATAAGATATATCAGTAGTATCATATTCCGTATAATAGGTTCTTGACGTACCGCATCCGACAACCGCTAAGGTAAATAACGTTAACAAGAAAAACAAGATCTTATTCACTTTTCTTAGATTTTTTACGTTTCTTAGATTTCTTCTTATCCTCCGCCTTATTCTCGACATTTACGTCAATACCGGCATCAGCGACCTCAGGGGCGTTATTTTCAGGTATATCAATATGACCGGAATTAGGATCCATCTTATCCTCATCAACAACAACCTCATCAGGTACATCGCTATCTAAAAGCTCTGCCTCCAGATACTTGATACGATCTGACATGATTTTATTCTGGTCCTCAAGTTCCTTATATCTTCTTCTAGCCTCATCGAGTAATTTAGATGATAGTTTATGTTTCTTCTCGATATCCATATAAGCCCGTTTAAGAGTCTCTTTATCTTTTACCGACTCATTATATATCTCTCTTGATTTACTAAGCTCATTACCCATCTTAATTATAATAGAATCCTTTTGTTCTATATCCATATTAAGGGAATCGGAAAGAGTTTCAAGATACCCTACTTTCTCTTCTAATTCCGTTATCTTCTTGCGGGAATCCTCATAATCTCTTTTTAATCTACTTGAATAGCTAATAGCCTCATCAAGATCCTGTTTTAGAGTATTTATATAGCTACTCTTTACTATCTTCAATCCGAACATGTTCATTGCTGTTATAAGTTTTACGAATATCGGCTTTTATCTTGCCAACTATAATTAACTCAGCTATATGTTTGTCTTTCTCGACTATAGCCATATCCTTACGGGCATTAGTGACCCTGATAATAATATTCCCGTTATTAGACGATACGAACGGTGATCCTACCAAAGTAAGTCCCGTATCGCCGGTAAACGACGGCAGCATCATCAACACCCCTATGGTATTATCCGGGAACGATGCCCATATCCCTGTATCTATATCAAGGACATCACCCTGTCCTAATGGGAAGGCATTACCCTGTTTGATAGGAATATCCTTACCCAACGAGTTCCATGCTTTCGAGAATCTTACGGAGTTAAGGAAGATCTTTCCCTCTTTCTCCACCATCCCTACCATAGGTTCGCAATTCAGTCTAACCTCGTTTTGTTTATCATCCGGCTTTTCCTCAAACTCGTCAAGATCTCTGGCTGATGTAAATGACTTACTCTCCAGAAGTTTCTTGATATCTTCAATTGTAGTCATATTATAGTTTTATTATTAAATACACTATCTTCAATCCTAACTTCAAATCAGATGTCTTTTCGAACATCTCCCTAAGAGGTAAGATAGTAGCGTCAAGATCTGACGCTACCCATTCTCCATCCTTATAATACATATCCTTTTCCTCGGAATACGCTATACAAGATCGATGCCCTAGGTTCTTCATAACCGTATCTACCTTATTTTGGGTAGGCATCGAGACACGATTCACTTTAGTAGATATATTGAAATTACTCTCCATTAACTTTCTGATTTTTAATTAGTTAATTAAAATGGAAGATCACTGTCGTCTCCAAAAGGAGGATATTGAGGAGGTTGTTGTTGACCTCCAAACAAAGGGGCTTGCGCTTGCTGCGGAGCCTGCTGGTATGATGGAGGAGGCGTTTGCGATGGAGCCTGCGTTGCATATGACGGTGGGGGCGTCTGTGCGGTTGGCGTAGCGCCCATGCTTTGGCTTCTATCCTGTTCCGATTTTTCGTTTTCAGCCTTAAACTTTTCAAGATATTGTTTAAATACTTGAAAAGCGAAAGTGTCTTGAGCCGTATAATCGAATTTCTTGTTACCCATTATATCCGTGCTCTCTACCCTATCAGGCCATCCGTTCTGTCCGTTCTTATAATATTGCTGGATAAGCTCGTCCTTTCCATCTGGAGTTTCCCTAGCGTATGAAATGAAAAAATTACCGGGAGCATATTGATCTCCTTTCTTAGCATGAGCAGGATTTATTACCACCTTACGTTTTAGGTCAATATTAGGCAAGTACCTTACCAGTGACTTCACGTAATTATTAATACCTCCTTTTTGAGTCATCAAAGGAACGTTTATGAAATAATTACCATCCTCATCACTTATCTTTATGGACACGTATTTGGCTTTTATCCCATTGAACTCCACTTCTCGCACATTGATATCAGACAAATAACCTTCGATACCGTTCCAGAATACCCTCCAATAAGAAACGGCTCCGGTCTTCTCGTTTATATGCTCCTCGAAACCTTCCTTTGGCTCTCTTGATGACTGATATAATAGTCCGCTACCACTTACTTTAAAGTAATGGTTATTACCACCTGATGAATTTTCTCTAACTCCCATTTTATATATTTTTAAATATTAAACAATAACTGATGATGACAAGAAATACTCGTTCTTATTATCCTCTCCATAAATCTTATTGAAATGAGATTTATGGTCATGTTCGATAACCACCCTATTACACGATATGCTTTTTATGATACCAAGATATCTTCCACATAATACGTTACATATAATATCTTCACCATGATAAGACAAAGAAGCAAGTCTCTCCTTACATGATTTACCGGAAGACGGGTTCTCTGACATAATACCGCATCCTTTATCGGTAAATATCAACTTGCAATGATCAAACTCATTTACCTTAAGATTGTTTTGGAGGGCTTGGACGAGTAGATCCTTATCAAAGACATAGGTACTTGTTTTGACAAAATGCTCGTCCACGAACCTCCAATTTGGATAATTACCCTCAAAATGGGTCTCATACATATCCATATCAGGCGTAGAGAAATAAGTCTTAGTATCGTCCACTTTTATAGACAACATATCCGATGACTTATTGATATGCTTATCAAGCAATATCGCGGATTCGTTCGATACCGGGATAAACATCTTCTCTACCTTATCCTGATTAGGGACAAAATACCTGTAAATAGTATTTCTATCCGTACTTACTATATTAATATTAATATCATCAATATCAATGACCACATTCTCGATGCATGGATAAAAGTCATCTACCTCCGTATAATCGCTGGCTTTGTTAAGAACCGAAACATAATCGCTCATCTTAACCTTAATTCCTCCATCAAGTATCTTATGTACCTGTGGGAATGTATTGATATCAAAAGCCGGACAACTATACTCACCAGAAGCGTAGTGGATCGTGATCTGATCTTTTCTATCCGAAAGCAGTATCGTAATCTCACAATTCTTCTGTTTTTTCATGAACTTAATAAAAGAGCTTGCCTCTACCAAGAAAGAGAAGTTAGAGTCAGCCTCGACCTCCAATCGCTCTATAACACATACCTTGGCATTTACGGAAGTGATATAAGCCAGATTATTGACAACATCTATCTTAAGATCCTTATAAAGGGAGTTGGGACCGGCATTCTTAACAACCGTCTCCAATTTGCCCAACTTCTCATTTAATGACTTCGACAAGCATCTTATAAGCATAACGAACAACTTTTTATTACATCACAAATATAATCATAATTATATTAATACAAATACAATAAATACTTAATAGTATTAAAATAGCTTAAACTTACGTCTAATATACTCGGCTATAAGCGTAGCGTCACACATTCCGTCTTGTATCTTAGTAGGTTGTACTCCTTTTCCTGACCATGGTTTCACGAAAGAAACCAAAGGGAAAAGGCGCATGGCACATCGGATGGAGGTAGCCTTCGTGTCTAACTTCGCCGCCGTATACACCCGATCGGCTGTCGTATGAAGCTCCTTCTGCCAGGTCTTTGGTTGCACCTCCTCGAACATGAACCTAACATCCGGGTGAGATCCGTATCGCTCCATCATCTCAACCATCATAGCGAATAGGGCGTTCGGTTCCCGGCGTCTCCCGCCAAAGGTGAAGTTGCTGGCTGCCGAGCTGTTGTGGATGCTATGGACGTCCTCGACGGCGATCGCCAGCGTCCCGCCTCCCTTTTCTTGGATCTTGTCAGCGGCATCGAGGAAGAAGCTTGATATAGCCCTAAGATCTATATCCCCCTTAACCGATATCCTTGGAGTCATAATTACCTTAACCTCGCCATTTTCTGGGATCATGGACAATCCTCCGGTGTCTATACCCGGATCTATACCTATTGATATATTCATAACTTCAACGTATATAATGAATGGAAATCCTCCGGTCTAAACACCTGTATTGAGTTATCCGGATACATACCTATATAATAACCGTAAAAAGCCCGTAGAATGCCATTTTCTAGCCTTATATCCAATGCCTTTACCTTATTCCCTTCAACCATAACATCAACCTCATCAGTCTTGTTAGATATCTTATCGAACCATTCAGGTATAGGATCAATACCGTACCTGAATGCGTTTACCGTTGATTTTATCGAGATATATGTTCCCATATTAGATAAGATTACAATCGTCTCGTTTAACAACCTTAAAATCGCCATTTCTAAGTAATATCGCTACATCAGATCTCGTATACGTAAGAGGTGTATACGATACCAAATGATAAGATGCCTGCCCGACGGCGGGGCGAACTGGTCTTAATACGGCTATGGCTATATCGCCGCCAAGTTCCGTACCACCGGTAACACCCTGTAGGCACATGTATATGAATCCCTCATACTCATATCTCTTTCCGATAAACTCACTCATGGGAATACCTACGAACAGATAGTTCTTCACATCCCCTTTCTTAACCTCGACAGCGTTCTCTACACTGGACGGTATTACGTCTACAAATTTTACTCCTATTGCCATGATTACAAATTCAATTTAGTTCTTAATTCTTGACACAATTCTTGATTATCCCTCATGATACTTAACGTATTATCCACTCCATTCCCTACCCGGACCTCGCCATACCAGTACCATGATCCTTTACGGGTAAAGATACCGGTTTCCTCACATAACTTCAAAAGTTCAAGCTCCTTGTCAAATCCTACGCCATAATACAAAGCCGTCTCTGCTATCTGGAAAGGTATAGCTGTCTTGTTCTTCAATACCTTTATCCTAACCTCATGACCGATAGAAGACCCGTCTTCTCCTACAATGACCTTCTTCCTCGACATTTCCATACGGATAGAGGCGTAGAATTTAAGGGCATTACCGCCGGTTGTTACCTTAGGATCACCGTATATTACACCAATCTTCTCACGATACTGGTTGATGAATACCAGAACACAATCGCTTTTGTTTACGATCCCGGTAAGAACTCTCATAGCTTTTGACATCAACCGGGCTTGTAATCCCATGTTGCTGTCTTCCATATCACCCTCGATCTCCTTCTTCGGGACCAAGTTCGCCACGGAATCCACGACAATGAATCCTACCCTGCCGGACTCCACCAGCTTGGCCGTGATATCGATAGCCAACTCCCCGTAGCTTGGCTGGGAAATAAGGAACCGGTTAACGTCCAATCCCATCTTCTTAGCGTATTCGATATCAAAAGCGTTCTCCACGTCTATTATAGCTACCAGCTTATCGGGGTGCTTTTTCTGGAACTCGATCATACTTAACGTACACATCATGGTCTTGCCACAAGATTCCATCCCGACCAGCTCATGGATCCGGCCTACCGCCCATCCGCCGCCGAGGGCCTTGTCCACCACCAGAGAACCAGTGCTTTCCCTTGGTATGGATATTATAGGCTTATCATCGCCGAAGTTCATTATCGAGCCTTCTCCAAGCTCTTTATTTAAAGATGATACTAACTCATCTACGTCTGAAAAAAGTTCTTTCTTAGCCATTATAATCCGTATTCATCGAAATTAAACAAATCCTGTTGTTTCTTGATCATATCCTTCCCGATATCAGATATCTTTTCTGGATTCAAAACACCCTCATTCTCATCCACCTTCTCTATAAAGTCAGATATCTTATCGCTTAGCAGTACCATATCTTCCTTAGGCACTGATTTCAGATAAAGCCCGTCTATAGACCTACATCTTGAAAGAGCGGTATATATCTGTCCTATTTCGAAGGCTCTGCTGATGTCTACGAATATATTATCTAAAGTCATTCCCTGAGATTTATGAACGGTTATAGCGTATCCTAACCTCAATGGATATTGTATTATATAGCCGCAAGAAATGCCTTCAAGGGAATCATCTACCTGCTTATACTTCATCTTCTCCCACTTCTCTTTGGTTATCTCCACCTCAGTATCGTTATCTAGATGAACATATATCGTCTCATCAATAGTATCTATGCTGGTTATGATACCCATCGAGCCATTGACATATCCATTGCCGTTTCTGGTTATTATGACCTTAGCTCCTACCTTTACTATAAGCTCATCCTCACAGGGCGCTACAGGCTTCTCCCCGAATACAGTAGCATCGAACTTAAATACCTTATTATTGATCTTATCAAGATTAGTCTTATTTATCTCATACGCCTCTTTGTTAGTTGAGCATATAATTATAGTATTATCCATATTATCCGGATACTTGACCCTACTATCCAATATCTGTCTTGACTCATCGGTAATAACCCCACATCTTATATCCTCAAGTACGGAAAGAAGCTGAGGATCTTTTTGACGGAACACGTTCTCGAAGGTAATGACCGAGAATCCTGAGGCTCTTAATGCCTTAGATGAGAAAAAGAACCGGCTCTCATAATACCTATCGATAAAATCATCCGCCGTCACCACAGGAGGTAGTTGTGATAGATCTCCAAACATAATCAACCTAACTCCACCGAAAGGTTCCTTGCTACGCCTGCATTGTCTAAGTACGTCAGCTACCTCATCAAGCAAATCAGGTCTTACCATACTGATCTCGTCAATGACAATAGTATCAAGATTCTTGATCTTCTTCTTCATAAACGGACTTACATCCACCTTATTCGACAACATACCTCTCTCGATAGAAGGGATATAAGGATCGTTCTTTATAGAGAAGAACGAATGAATGGTCTGTCCACCGGCATTCAACGCCGCTACTCCAGTCGGTGCTACGATAACGCACTTACCCAAAAACTTTACGATACGTCTCATGAACGTACTTTTACCACTACCAGCTCTACCGGTAATGAACAGATTCTCCCTAGTGGTGAAAATCTTCTTCAAGGCACGACCCTGCTCCACGTTTTTATCCACCGTCATAATATGACGAAGGAGGTCGTTTTCATTTCTAAAATCCTCTTTTACCATATCTTTTTAAGTTTATGGTACAAAGATACGAATAGTTATAATTAACTAATTGAAATAAATGTAAATAATATATAAATATTAAATTTTGTATCTGATACTCAAATCATCCAGCCTTACTCATCTCAACCCCTTTTACCCCTAAGAAAACGTCTTTTATAAAATATTCGGCGATAATTATATGCATTATCGTTCCTCTGTATGATAGTCTTAGGTGTCCGATAGTTACGTTTTTCCTGTCTTTGGTATTGACTATTCCATTGTTTTTCTTTACCTCATCATATAAATCGGATATAGTCTTACAGCACATACTAAGAACTTCTTTTATCATCCGATATACCGTTCTTTGGGATATTAGCATCATACCTTCTTTTGATAACTTTATATTCAATCTATCCATAAGATATGACACATTGAATTTGACAGTTCTTTTTTTAGTTACCTTATATATCTTATTTATATTTCTGTTTCTAGCTGAGAATATTATTTTTGATAACATCTTGACTCTATTTAATTTACGACTTTTGTTAGCCATCCTTCTTCTGGTATTCGAATCAAGATTTTTATCAAGGCAGGTATATACAGATTCTCCTTTCTTTACAAACATATCCTTTATCCTTGGGGTCTTACTAGCCTTATGCTTGTATTTTATGATATCCGATAAAGCTATCATAATCTCTCCTTCAGCCCAAGCCTTTAAGCTTATAAGCTGGTAGTTCATATCCTCATGAGAATCCCTTAATACATGTCGGTAGCAGAAATAAGCGCATCCATCCGATAGGATATCAATAAAATCATTGGTGTTAATCTCTATCTGATCTCTGTTTCCATCTTGCATCCTTTTTCTTAGAAACACATGTTTGGATACGTTTATGATAATAAGATATATCATTGCCATCTTACATTCATCGCTGATCTGGATTCCCGATCCATGATACTCCTCATGTTTCAATGAATATTTTATGGCTGTCACTTTCTTGCCTTCCTTATTGGTAACAGGCTTAAAATCAACTGGACATATAAGTGATCCGGCTGGAAGTTTTACACATCCTAGCTCATCTTTCTTGGTCTGAATATTACGTGGAATATATCTTTCGGTAAGAATCTTATCGAAATTTGATTTCATTATATGTAAAAATCTTATCTTTGTTCCCATAGAAGATTTTATTTGCTGCGAATATACGAGTTCCGTAAATACGAAACAAGTTATTCGGATGGATGGGTAGCCTGTGAAGGTCGCCCATTTGTTGTTTATACGAAATTGTCGTAATAAAATGGGGGGGGTAAATATCTGTGTTTCTGTATGATCATTTTTGACATCATACTTGTTACGCGCGCATTAATAGGTATATTTATTAATTATAATTAACTATATTAATATATCCTACTTCCTAATCCTCCATGTTTTGTGTAGGGTATATCATGAAGTCAAATGTCTATATAGCTAATTAATATTTTTACTGCCAAGGTGTAGTGCCGTCAGGCAGGACACCGCAGGCTTATAATAACAATGCCATATGATGTTACCGGAGTCCGGGACCCGGAAGGGGATCGGGCGGAGCAGAAGCCAAAGGAGAAAAGGTGAGGTCTTGTGCAGTCGCTCACGCTCCGGCCGCCCGTATCCTCTACGGCAGGCTCCATCGCCCAAGGCTTCCCATTTCCCCTTGGCTTTATATCCCATAACATAGCAAGAAGGAATCCAAAGGGAAAAGGGGTGGTCATGTCCCTTGAGGCAGGATAGAGCTGTCCACCGCCGCTCGGAGGCATGTATGGCCGGTGCTCAACTGGCCTCGTTGCCGTGGCTTACGGTGGACTCATTCGGCCTTCCTCCGCCATTTCCACCACCTTTTTCCTTTGGATGTTCGTAAATACATGCTAATCAGCATATATTATGTTGATTATGGCATAATTTCTTGACAACGATATTTTTTTTAAGTAGTTTTGTCGAAAACTAATTTTATATGCCGGAACAGAGGAAAGCTTTCGTATTCGCGTTGCCTTACGACACTAGGCTGGATATGATCCAGCAGTTCTTAAGGATATACAACGGCTATCTGGATTCCAAGGGTAGGAGCTTGATTACTGAAAGGACGATAAACTTACTTTCTTTCTACATCAATTACGGATACTCGGATGATACCAGAGCCAAGTACATGGATTGTTATGGACAAAAGGAATCTTATATCGCTGTCCTTAACAATGAGCTAAAGCGTGGCGGTTTTTTAGTAGATAAAAAGAACGGAAATTTCCGTACCCGTGAGCTGTCTATTGAGATGAGAAGCCTACGTAATTATTTTGTTCTTGACGGGGAGGGTGATGACACCCGTGTAATGGGATTCGTATTCAAGAGAAACAAATTGAATATCGATGGATAGGAGTCTTATTTCGTTCGACAGGGATATTGTCGATGAGGTGGTGAGAAGATCTGGAGGGAAGTTTACCAAGCAACAGGTCGAGTGGTGCATGAAAGCATCCGTATCTTATATCCATCATCTCGCCAGATATACCGATAATATATCTATCAGGATCCCGTTTATCGGATACGTTATCTGCAATCTCCGTGAGATGCGTGTAAGACGTGATAAGATACGCCGGATATTTGTCAAGGAAGGTAATCGTTATCCGGATGAAAGGATGCCTATTGAGCTTGATTGTCTTGATAAGAAGATTAATGCGATAGAGGATATGGAGGGGTTGAAGAACGGAGATCCTCTTATACGTGATAACCATGAGGCCATGTATCAATGTCGGTATGGAATGACATGGGAACAATTACAGGATTTTCAACAAAAACAATTTAAGAAATAATATGCAAACAATCGGTAAAGCCCAAGTAATAGCCCAAGCTTGGGAAGACAGTTTATTGGGTAGGATTCCTAAGGATGAGAAGGATTATCCAGAGTGGTACAAGAATCGTCTTGATTTATGCAAGAAATGTCCTAAGAACTCTTCTAATATAGCTTTCTTTAAGTTACCAGCTAAGGTATTGCTGCAAAGATTGATGGGAAGACAGGCATGCTCGCTGTGCGGTTGCTTTATCAAGGAAAAGGCTTGGATGAAGACAGAGGTATGCCCGTTGAAGTTCGTGGAGGGTGAGAAAGCTAAATGGAATGCTATGGAGGTGATAACAGCCGATCATAACGATTTTAATATTGAGTGCCCTAACGATTTCTTTGATATAGGACTGACGGATGATGAGAGCGAGTTTTATCTAAATATTTTTGATCAGAAAATAGGTGATAAGATAGAAATCGTGTTATTTATCACCCATAATGATGGTTTCCATGTCAAGGAGCATCATCTCGGATGTGGATGTATGGGAGATGTATCATATAACAAACATCCTGACAATGAGAATAGAATTATATTTAGGATGACGTTAGATACCTCAAAATATACGGAAGGTCATTTTGAGAAACATCTATCTCTTATGGGTTATACTAAGGACGATCCTGAACGTAATTTCAAACATTTCCCGCTACGTATTATAGGGGAAGCTTATAAATAATGCCATGAGGAATCTCGTAAGAAGCAAGATAGATGACCGTATCCATGCCCTTATTGTCATGGAAGTCGGATGCCGTGAGTTACCCGAATATTCGTTGGGTGATATACTTTACTCCGCTTTAAGGAGGATAGCTAGGGCTAATGGTGGTAATGTCCGCTTCTTGCGGGATGTTAGTACCAGGGATTTATTGAGGTCTATAGACCAAAGCATCAGTGATGAGATTGAGTTAAACAACAATGATTATAATGCGTAATATGGAAGATAAAGATATAAAAACAGAGATTAGAGATTATCTTAAAGAAGAGGCGGATACTCATATAAGGCATTGGATAGCCATAAAACGTGAGAGCAAGCGTCTGTATAGCGATATTGAGGATAGGACTAAGAAGATAGCCCTTAAATCATCCTCGTTGATAAAAGAGGATGATTTTGTAGTTCTTCATGAGATGACTCATAAGATACAGATGTTGAATATAGAGGCTGTAAAAGTCAATTCTAGGTTGATGTTCATAATCCAGTTGGCTACCAGCTTCGGTATGGATCTGGATTTAGATACGACATATGCGTCCACCGCCAAGAGCATTATAGAAGACAGAACGTCTGGATTCGTGTTTTATGATGACAAGGAACGTCTGAGATACGCTGACAAGGAGCTTGAGGATATGTTCCATGACATGAGCGTGACGGAAGTAAGTAAGATCGGGGTTGTTCAATCTTATAAGCTTCTTATGAAACAGTATAACGAGTTTAAGGACATGAAAGCCAATGCCACAGGGAAGACGAAAGCCGACGAGTAAGGACGTCGATCGGGTAAACGATAATCTTGAGGTCATAGCCAAGGCCGTGGATGACGCCAAGGCTTATATTGATAAGCATCCTTGGGACAAGGAGAAGCCTGAGGATATGGCAAGGGCATTTGACTTCATATCAAAATTAATCGATAAGATAAATACATGGAATGATTCTTATATGGAGAAAAGTGGGATCATGGATGTATATAGGTCTGTAAGCAATGTCCAGAAAAAGGAACGTAAGGGTCAGGTTTCTGGTGGAATCGAGTCTGTTTTAAAGGATATTATGAAATGAGTCTAAGTACGAGTCCGGAATTTTATGTAAACATGAAAAATCCTCCTGTATGGAACGATCTGTTCGGTTGGGAGGATCAGGATGACGATGTTAAGCAGTTCTTTACAGAGGAGGCTTATAAGGTCAAGAACGGGATAACTATCAACGGTACATTCATCCCGCCATGGCTTTATTGGCATGTTAATTTCTTTCCCGTATTTCAGGATCTTCCAAACGGGGAACGTGTGCCGGCGATCAGTCGTTTGCGTGACAACGAATGGTTTTTCGCCGAGATGTACCAACGTGCCCGTATGGAGAAGAAGGGGTTGGGGATGTTTGGTACTCGTCGTTTTGGCAAGGCTCTTCTGGACTCGGAACTTATATACACTCCTTATGGTTCCAAGAAAATAGGATTCGCCGACATAGGAGATATCATATACGGTGATGACGGGAATCTTACTACCATAGTGGGCGTATATCCTCAGGGATTCGTTGATACGTACAAAGTGACCTTTGAGGACGGTCGCAGCGTGGTGTGTTGCGGGCAGCACCAGTGGAAGGTCAAGTATCATGGTGATTATAAAGTCATGAGTACTATGGGTATTATCCACTCTGACTTCTCTAAAATGACTATAGATATGGGGGAGGCGGTTGATTTTCCTGAGCGGCGTTGGCTGATATCACCCCAGCTCATGGGGTCTCTGGTCGCCTCCTTCCTTTGTGGCGCTACCGACAGGATCTTTGAGCTAAGCAAGAAGGAGATGGATGATATTATTTATTCATCCAAAAAACAGAAAGAGTTGTTTATAAGCTCATTCATGAAGATAGCTTGCGGTATAAGTACTGGTGACGATCGTTTTAAGGTCGTTTACAAAAGTGAGTATATTATATCCTTCGTAAGAAGAATATTCTGGTCTATGGGATATTATTGCGTCATGGATGGTGATGATATGTATATATCCAAGACCCATAATAGGCTTAGGATATCCGATATAGATTATTACGGGAAGTATAAAGCTACTTGTATTGAGGTCGATAATAAGTCCCATCAGTTTCTTACCACCAATTTTGTCGTATCTCATAATACGACTATCATGTCATCCCTTCTTCAGATGAACGCTACCATGACGATCGGGCTTAGTCATTCCGTGGTAGGTTTCAGCGATAGCGATTTGTCTAATATAGGTGAGTATTGTGAGTATGGGCTTGATCATGTGCATCCTTTTTTCAGGATTAACAGAACCAAGACCGATTGGAGTTCTGGTGTCACCTTAGGCAAGCGTATGTCCAACGGGGTTCGTGATGTTCATGCCATAATATCCATAGCCAACATCAACATGGGTAGGAAGACATCCACACAGAAGACTGCCGGTCTGACCCCCGCCACGGCTATTTTCGACGAGGTAGGTAAGGGACCTATCAAGAAGCCGTACACTGCCGCCATGCCGTCCTACGACACTCCTTATGGCTGGCGTCTCAGTCCTATCTTGGCTGGTACCGGTGGTGAGGTGGAACTATCCAAGGACGCTCAGGAGATGTTCTCTGATCCTGATACATACAATCTCCTGGTCATGGACTGGGATATTTTAAATCGGAGAGCCATGAAAGGGAAAACATGGAAAGAAAGGAAATGGGCGATGTTTGTCCCCGGTCAGATGGCTAACTCCGGTGTTAAGAGAACTATAGGATTGGGCGATTATCTTGGTAAGCCTGATGACAAGAAGCTTAATAAGATCAAGATCGACGCTACTGATTTCGAGGCTAGTACCAATAAACTTAATGAGGAACGGAAGAAACTATCTACAAAAGATAGGGTTGCGTACACTTCTCATACCATGTTCTATCCATTTACGATTGACGACTGTTTTTTAAGCTCATCCCAGAACCTATTCCCGGTCGAGTACGCTATCAAGCATAAGAATGATCTCCTTGAGTCGGGGCAATATAGCGGTATGCTGTGTGATGTCTTTCTTGAGTCAGGTAATAAACTGGGGACTACTAAATCGAATAAGCAATTGGCTGGATTCCCGTTTAGTGGTGGTGTTATTGACGCTCCTGTCCAGATATTCGAGATGCCTCAATCCAATAGGTTTGATGATTTTATTTATGTGGCGGGCCAAGATCCGTATAAGCAGGCCAAGTCTGATACTCCTTCATTGGGATCCTTTTATATATTCAAAAGGCGTGTTGGTATCCGAGATCCTTATGCCTATAGAATAGTTGCCTCTTACGTATCCCGCCCATCATCTATAGACCAATTCTGTCGTACATGCGAGGTACTTCAGAAAGGATATGGTGCTATATGTCTTATGGAGAACGCTGACCAGATGTATGAGCAGTATCTTAACCGTAAAAGCGGTATGCCAGCGTCTTTCTTTCTGTTTGCTGGTGAGGCAATAGCCAATAAGTATGTGAAGGCCGGCTCCCGGCAGAACAGCAAGCTGGGGCTATACCCGACCCCCGGCAACCAGAACCTGCTATTCTCGTGCGTAGTGGATTATTGCTGGCAGGATTTCGTTATTGGTTATGATGATCAGACTGGTCTTGATATAACTGTCAAGGGTATTGAGCTGATCGATGATATAGCCCTATTGGATGAGATAATACAGTATAAGCCCGGATTGAACGTCGATAGGATAATAGCGTTCGGGCATGCGTTGGTTCTCGCCAGATATTTTGACGATAACAATTACATGCCTAAATCGAAGATCGAGGAGATGAATAATGCCCGCAAGGAAGACGCTTATAAACACCATGAGGTATATGCCTCTGCCTTTGGATCGGTATCTATAGGAGCTTTTAGGTAAATGAATGTCAATTAAACGCCTATCTTTGTTGTAAATAAAATTGAATAATCATGGAAGTGTTTAATAGAGATCATTCGTTTCCAGCAAAAGGAGCGTTATTAGGATTACCTCCTCAGGCTATTTCCACGAAGAAAAAGAACAGGAAATGGAAGGAGGATTGTATGGACGCTCTTGAGACGATAGGATTGAAACAGTATGATCATAACCAGATGTACCGTGACTATTATCTGATGGCGGATGGTAAGTTATCTTTTATGGAGATGGCGGATGTCATCCCTCAGTTAAGGAACGTACAGAAGCTAAGGAGCGATATAAGGATACCTTCTTTCTTGAAGCATTATGATATAATAGGTGGTATCGTAAATGCCTTTGAGGGATGGCTGACAAACCTACAGGATAAGTATACGGTTAACGAGGTAGGGGATATGGCTATAAGTGAGTATGAGGATACGATGTCAAACTTACTTCATCGTCATATACAAGAACAGTGGGATATTATCGTTAATCAGCGTCTTGTGGAGGCCGGTCTTGATCCTACGTACAATGAGTTTAATTCCGAGGAGGAGCGTCAGGCTTATGTTCAGCAAATCCAACAGGCCAAAGTGTCTATGACCCCTGATGATATCCATAGGTTCATGAGTACAAGATGGAAGACGCAGGCGGCGGTATGGGGGGATCATACGATCGAGGCCGACCGTAGCCGGTTTTATATGGATGAGCTTGACAGGGAGAATTTCAGGGATCGTCTTCTTAGCGGAAAGATGTTCCGTAATCATTTCGTTGGCTTCGACTACTATCGTCCGGAGGTATGGAGCCCGATGGAGGTATTCCATCCTGACGTGAAATACCCGCAATACGGATCTTATGTGGGCCGTATTCATTATTACGAGGGTGTTGAGCTGATATCAAGATACGGCCATAAGATGACGGCCAAGGACAAGCGTCGTATTATGGGCGGTGATGATGATTATGAGGGATGGGTATCTAATGACGGTACTAGGTATGACTGGAAGAAAAAGAAGCCGTCTATTACCGGTATGTACGAGAATGAGGTTGTCCCATGGAAGGGATACCATGACTATGAATCTATAGTCGCCGCTGAGGATTACTACGGCGTTCCGATGGGTGAGTACCACACCTTCGGGCCGGACGGGGAGGAACACACCCAGCCCCGCTTCTTGCCCCGCTTCCATCCATTTGGCTATTTTAACTCTGACATGTCCAATGGCAAGAGATATGAGATAGACTCTCGCCTTTTTAGGGTAATGGAAGGATATTGGGTATCCATGAAACCGGTATTCTTAATAACTTACATGACGGAGACCGGGATGGTGGATCAGGAGCTTGTTACCGATGAGCTTCTCCCGGAGTTCTTGGAGAAGAACGGGATAAAGAAGGTGAAGAGGGTGATGGCAGAAGCCGTTGGTGATCCTGAGGTGAACACCTACATCTTGGAGTATGTTCCTGAGGTTAGGTTTGGAGTTAAGATCACCGGAGGTAATTTAATGGATAAGCCTATATATATCGGTGGGGATCCAATACCTCATCAGATACATGGTGACAGCAGTCTGTATGATTATGTCATTCCGGTTTCGGGATTTATAGGGGCCAGTCTCGCTGATCGCATACAACCGTTCCAGATGATGTATAACCTTGCTATGAATCAGCTATACAATAACGCCGAGAAGGAGATCGGTAAGTTTTTCTTAGGTGACTTGGGATTCCTGCCTACTGAATATAAGGATATGATGGACAAGAAGGGCGCTTTGGCTACCTTCATGCAGATCGTGAAGTCCGTCTCGTTTATGGGCGTAGGTGGTAACGATACGAACAATCCTTACCAGAACCCACAGATGAGTAGCATATATAACCAGTTCGGTGTATATGATCTTACTAATACGGATCAGATAAGATCCCGTATGGAAATGGCTTCTTACGCCTATATGATGGCTTATAGGATGATAGGTATATCTGAGCAGGCTATGGGTCAGTCAACTAGATACGAGAGTTCTACGGGCGTAAAACAGGGAGTTAACGCTACTATGCTACAGACTCAGACTTACTTTAATGATTTCGATGACTTCAAGAAACGGACATTGGATATTCATCTAGCCGTGGCTCAAGTATGTCAGAAGGAAGGATACGATTGGACCGTGATGTACAGAAACAGCGATCTTTCCTTGGCTTACATCAGTCTTACGGATAATAGCTTGTCGTTACGTCATCTTAATGTTATGGCTGTCTCTAATTCCAAGAAACGTCTGGAATTGGAGAATTTGAAACAATATATATTACAGACAAATACGTTAGGTAATGACTTACTTGATATCACTAGGATGATGAGCGCCAACTCAACGGCTGAGATGAATCAGATCGGAAGGGATGCTAGATCTTACGCCGATCGTGTAAGGCAAGAAGAATACCAGAATCAACAGCGACTTGTCCAGCAGCAAGCCGAGGCCGAGCAACAGGCACGTAATGATGAGCATGAGAAGGATAAGGAGCTGGCTTATATCAAGGGCAACTTCGACTTAAGGGGTAAGAGCATAATGGCCGCCGGTCAAGCGGCTAGGACCGAGAACAACTCTGAAGGCATGGATTATGTCGAGGCTATGGCTGATAGGGCTTTAAGGGAAAGAGATCTTGATATCAAGGAAGAGGAGATGAGAACCAGACAGGCTAACGCCGAGGCTGAGCGAAGATCTCGTGAGGAGATAGAGAAAAGAAAGTTGGAATTAAAAGAAAAGGAGATAGACGCTAGAAACAAACGTTCTGATACAGATAGGTTTACGTCAATAATAAACAAGAATTGATTACAAGTTTTGTAAATATTTTTACAAAATCTGTAATCATTTTGGCGTAAAATTCTGTCATATACTATAATGGGTTTGATTTAATTGGTAATTGGATTAATAATACTTTTGTAAAAAGCAAAAAAGGAAATTGTATGAATGACATGGGTGATTTCGCTAAGGGTTTTAAGACCATGAGTGTCGAGGAACTTTTTTACCGTGGTGACGGTGATGGCGATAAGAATAATATCGAGGGTAAATATGATAAGGATGGTAATCCTATAGGTGATACCAAGGAAGAGCCTGCCGACGGCGGAGCGGCTGACGGTGGCGGGGATAAGGGCGGCGACGCTACCAACCCAGACCCGGATTCCTTTGGCGAAGGCGGTACTGATGATAATAACGTGGTATCAGGTTTTAATGGGAAATCTTTCTTGGAGAAGATGGCCGCCAGAGGTATCATCGACAGTATCGATAACCTTGATATTATGGTAGATGATAAACCGGTTGATCTTTCTACTATCACGAAAGAGGATGATTTACTCGATATAGTGGAGGGATTGATCAAGGATAAGGCCGATGAGTTGTTGAAGGATAAGGTTGATACCGGTTCTATGTCTGACTTCATGAAGAAGATGATAGAGGTGGATAAGGCTGGAGGTAACGTAGGTCAGCTTTTAAACCAATATCAGAACATTCAGGCGCCGTTGGACAACCTTGATATGAGCAACAAGAATGATCAGCTTGCGGTCATCCAGCATTATTATAAGATGTTGGGTATGCCGGAAGACGAGATAAAGGATAATATGGAGATGATGATTGGTAAGGGCGATGAGTTCATTGAGTCCAAGGCCAATAAGTTCCATGATATCCTGAAAAAGGAGATGGATAACCTTATCGAGGAGGAGAAGAAAAAATCCGAGAAAAGGAAACAGGAGTTGATTGAGCAGATGAAGATCTATAAGAAAGGTCTTAAGACGTCTATAAGCTCAGGGTTCCAGTTGACTGACACGATGATAGGTAAGGCTGTCGATTTCGTTACCAAGCCGATAGACAATCAAGGTCATACGGCTATAGATAAAGCTTATTCGGAGGCTATCAAGAATCCGGACATGGCCGCTGATCTGGCTTTGTTCTTGATGAATAAGGACGAGTTCCTTAAACAGAAGACTAACAAGGCTAAGATGGAGGTCAATAAGAAGACCATCACTCTTCTTTCTGGCAATAAGGGAGGAAAGCAAAATAAGAATAATATCGATAATGATACTATAGAGGCTAACTTCCTTGATCTGAGTGGATCAAAGAGTGTATAACATTAAAAGATAGATAATTATGAATCCTTTTTTAACAAAAAGTTTTCCGGCTACCGTGAATGGCGATAACGTTATTGCCTTCACCGATGCCAAGAACTATAAGACTTCGCTCGTAGAGCATAACTTAGGCTCATTGGCGAGCTGGTATTATGAGGATCCGGACAAGAATCATTTGGGTCTGTTGAATCTGTTCTCTAATATCGCTAATTACCCCGTTCCGATGTATATGGGTATGATTAATAACGGCGCTACGATCTCCGTTAACGGTATTGGAGCTTCTTTCCGTTATGATCTTCCCGTTACAAAGACATTCGCTGTCGTTACGGCTGAGGATACTTCAGGTCATCATCTAAAACCGGGTATTGACGGTGGTTTGTTTGATATTGTTTTGAATACTTCTGAGTTTACGGCTTATGATGTCATTACCTATGACGCCGCTAACGGCTGTAATATCCTTATCTCAGGTGAGATCCCGTCTAAGACAGAAGGAGATTTGACACGTTATTGGGGTCGTGTTATTGGCGGTAAGGCTAAATACTTCCCTAAAGAGAAATTACGTCCGGGTATCCGTTATTGGAAGATCGGTCATGCCCTTGGTGAGTACAGTACCCAGTTTTCTAAGGTATCTGGAGCTGACAAGGCCGGTTCCATGACTTGTGAGTTCCGTTTAGGAAACCACCGTGGTGTTGAGGGTGAGACAACTATGTATGCTGGTATGAAGTCCATGCAGGCCGCCCAGAATAGCACTTCAGAGTTCGTGGAGACCGCTCTTCGTCGTATGAATGCCATGAGAAGCGAGTATGAGGGCAATATTCCTGATTTGGCTATTATCGGTAAGACTGTTAATGGTAGACTTGATTTGCGTACGGCTAAGGTAGCGTCCACGCTGGAGGTATTCTGTATGGCTGAGTTGGTTAAGCTGGAAGCTAGACAGTTGATGTGGCAAGAAGGTGGTATTATCATGGATCAAAATGGTCCTATCCATTTGAATGAGGGTATCTACCGTCAGCTTCGCCGTGGTTACACTATCTACTATAGCCGTCCGATGGGTATTACTAAGGACACGCTTATGGCTGCCGCATCTTATATTTTCCGTGGACGTCAGGATCTTCCTATTACGGAACGTAAGATTAAGTTCAAGGTAGGAGCTATGGCTATGGTCAACTTAGAGAAGTTGATTAGAGAGGCTTTCTTTACTACGTTGAGTAATTTGAGCTGGGGTATGGGTAGTGACCGTATGTTGCCTTCTAATCCTATATCCGGTACTAATGATGCTATGATCTTAGGCCCGGTACAGGTTAAGGGCGCTTTTCTTCCCGGCATCGGAAATGTAGAGTTCGAGCACGATCCTTCTTTAGATTACGCTGACATGACAGATCGTAGCGAGTTAGTGAATGGCATGTATCCTAGATCCTCTTATTCTTGTATTATTGAGAATATCACTGACGCTGGATCGACTAACGCGTATTCCGCTATTCCTAATACGGCTAACGCTAAGTTGGGTAATATGAATAACAACGTATTTTATATCAAGCCAGAAGGCGTAAGCATGTGGTGGGGTTATGAGTACGGTCGTTGGGCGCACAAAGCCAACGGAAATGAGATCGTATCATCCTTGCCGGGCATGAAAGAGCAATTCTGGTGTCACTCAGCTTCCGCGGCTTGGGTTATGGATAACAGCAAGTTCTTGATCATCGAGCTTCAACCGAACTACTTCGGCTAAGTTTTTTTTTCATATGTAATTTGGTTTTTAGAGGGGAGGATATTCCTCTCCTCTTTTTTAAGTAACGCAAAAAAGGAAATGAAAGAAATTTTAAAATCAAGGAAGGTATTGGCCGAGGTAAACGGTTTCAATATCATGTCAGATACCTTATATGAGGTTGTAGGCAAACATGATGGAAGTGCTCCTCAGGCCTTTCAAGACGCTAATATAGCTAAAGCTCCGTTCCCGGAGAACGCCACTCACGTATGTTGCCCTTGGGATGATTTCTCCAAGGCCTATAACACCGGTTTTTATCCAAGATCAAGATGCTATAATGGTCTTGACAAGAATGAGATCGATAAGCTCGTCAAACAGCGGGTAGATAATATCATGAAGCCTTTCGAGGAAATGTCGCAGATGGATCTATCTCAAACCAATTTAGAATTTTGGGATGACGCTAAAGATAAGATCTTCATGGGTAAGGTTTATAATACGGCTAATACCGTAGATCTATTTTATTTATATCTGGCTGTATTTTCCGGCATGTTGACTCCTCAGGAAATGGATGGCGATCCTATTTTCATGAACTCCATGTTCTGTTTCATCGAGAAAGACAACGCCAAGGATTTCGTTCAGCAGCGTGAGATCAATAAGATGAATATCAGCTATAAGTTCATCAACGCCCTTAAGAAAGGTGGCAAGGAACGTCAGGCTGTCATCGACCTTCTTCTGTATATCGGCATCGTGACTCGTCCTGATTTCACGGAGGATGATTATTACACCGGATCGTTATCGAACTGGATGAACGAGAAGAAGACCAACATCGATTATCTGCTTGATATCTGGGATCGGTCATTGGAGGGTGATTTCAAGGAAGTTCTTGAGTTTTACCGTATCGTAAACGTCCTTCAACGAAATGGTCGTATCAATATGACTCCATCCGGATTACAATATAATGGTCAGATCATAGGACCTGACGTTCGGACATCCGCTGAGTTCTTGGCTACCAAGAAAGACTTTATTAACATAAAGGCTAATGTATTAGATGAGTATGAGGAGATCATGTCTATGTCTAATATCGATGATAAGTCCAAGACCAAGAAGGTTAAGGATATTAAGAAGAAGGATGACGTAGAGGAAGGTGATAAGGCTAAGGAGGAATAACGATGACAATCCAAGAAGCGTATCTAAGGTCTTTGCAGAAGAACGAGCAGAATCTGGCCAATGGCGGGATTAAGCTTGATCCGGGAAGGTTCGTGCTGTTGTTCAACGAGGCCCAAGACCGGTTGGTTAAGTACTATCTCAATAGGAAGGATGACGAGACTATACGCTCCATCCAAAACCTTCTTGTTTATTGGATGTCGTTGGATAATGCGGGTAGGATGGATGACCCTGAGTCTACGTCCTTTAACTTACCTGACGACTATCTATGGTTCTCTAACATAAAAGGCGTTTTCTCATACAAAGGGTGTGAGGTCACTGATTTCGTTATGTGGGAGGCTAAGAACGAGAATATCCATGAGCTTCTTGGAGACGAGAATAACCGCCCTTCTTACGACTATCGGGAGACATTCTACTCCATAGGGAACGGGAAGGTCGTGGTCTACGAGTCAGGCTTCCGTACCGAGGAGGTTAAGATGACGTACTACCGCCGTCCTGTCAGGGTGGACCTGTCGGGGTATATCAACGCCGCCGGTATCCAATCTACGGACATCGACCCGGAGCTGCCCGATTATCTTGTGGAGGAGATTCTGGATATGGTCGCTAAACAATTCAGCCTTAACGAGAACGAGTTGCAGAGGTATCAGCTTGATAAGGATAATGTGGCTTCTTTTAAATAAACAACGTTAGTTTTGATTGATAAGCCTGCTCAGAAATGGGTAGGCTTATTTTTTTTATCATCCTATGCATATTTTCTGGAATCGGAGATTTCTCCGACTCCAGAAATCGTAAGTATGGTTTTTGTGTTTTGCAAAATATTTAATATAATGATTTTATATTGGAATATTTTTTATCTATATATTTTTACGGTAAAACTTTTATTTATATATTTGCGTCGTATTAAATAATTAAATATATATAATATGAAAACTAATGTTGTTATGATCTCCAAGGATAGGGATCTTTTTGGTGTTACTATCAAGCAAGACACTAAAACGTCTTTCATGTCGTTGACTGATTTACAGGAAGCCTATACCAGGAAAAGGATTCAGGAAGGATGGAATGATAAGAGGATAGAGAATATCCTTTCTAACAAGGAGAGTGCTGAGCGAATATACTATATTCTTGAAAAACAAGGATATATGATAGAAACAGGATTTCCTGTTTTTATGGAAATGGTTGAAAAAGAGTCTCTTATAAAAGTAATGAAAAAGTTTGGTGCTTATAAGACGGTTGGTAGGGGCGAGAACAGGAGAACTATGTGTAATCCTTATATATGGGTTCTTGTAGCTATGGAATTGAATCCTATGTTGTATGCCGAGGTTGTTACGTGGTTAACTGATAAGCTTATTCTTAATCGAATAGAGGCTGGTGATAGGTATAATGCTTTGTCTAGGGCAGCTTCTAGATTTAAGGATGTAGATTATGTTAAGATCGCCAAGGGTCTTAATTATATTGTTTTTAATATCCATGAAAGTATGATCAGGAATAAGGCCACGGAAGCTGAGCTGAAGGAATTGGAGCAAACACAAGGCAATCTTATATGGGCTATAGATATGGGTTATATAAAAAGTTTCGATGAACTTGTTGATATGATGAGGAAGATGTATAAGAAAAAGTGGCTTAAATAATGTTTTTACAAAAAATGTAATTTATTTATATGCCTATACACTCGTGATTGTGTTTTATTGTCGTGAACTTGTTTATTATTATGTTTGCGTTAGGTAAATATCCGAAATAACATTAAAACAATATGATTTAATCAAAGTTTTAATGTACCCGAAAGGATCCGGTTATTAGCCTAAGCCTTGAGACAGAGGCTACGTTATTTGAGAATATATAGTTACCAAGGAATGTTTGCCCAAGTTCCTTGCTCTAAGGCAAGTGATTAAATAGGAGTAGTGTATTTGCGAAACAGTGTTGCTTGCGAAAAACCTCAAAATAACATTGGCGATGGGTACTAACAGGGTTTTACCCTGACTTATGTTGAATAAACATTGAATTAGTTTGTAAAATGGTGTATGTACAAGACATAGATGGTAAACCGATGATGCCTACGACAAGGCATGGGAAGGTTAGACGACTGCTAAAAGATAACAAAGCGGTCGTTGTAAACACATGTCCTTTTACCATCAAATTAACGTACAAGACATCCGATTACAAACAGGAAATTGTGTTAGGCGTCGATGCCGGAACCAAGCATGTTGGTTTATCCGCTACGACGAAAAGCAAGGAGCTTTACAGCGGTGAGGTTATTCTTAGAAATGATGTTGTAGAACTTTTGTCTACAAGAAGAGAGTCGAGAAGAGCGAGACGAAATAGGTTGAGATATAGGAAGCCTCGTTTTGAAAACAGGGTGAAAAGCAAACGTCTAGGATGGGTAGCACCTTCGGTGAGACACAAAGTTGATGCTCATATCCGTGTTATCGACAACATCTGTTCTACCCTGCCGATATCCCGTATCATCGTCGAGATTGCCCAATTTGATACACAAAAGATCAAGAATCCTGACATCTCCGGTAACGAATATCAGGAAGGAGATCAACTTGGTTTTTGGAATGTCAGGGAATATGTCCTGGCAAGGGATGGGCATAAATGTCAACATTGTAAAGGAAAGTCGAAAGACCCGATCCTGAATGTTCATCACATCGAATCTCGTAAAACAGGAGGTGATTCACCATCCAATCTCATTACCTTGTGTGAAACTTGTCATAAGGAATATCATAAAGGGAATATCGATTTGAAGGTGAAACGAGGCAAGTCACTTCGTGATGCTGCGGTTATGGGAATCATGAAATGGAAGTTGTACGAGGAGTTGAAATCGAGATATCCAAACGTTTCAATGACTTTCGGTTACATCACGAAATACAATCGGATTAAATACGGAATAGAAAAATCCCATACATCCGATGCGTTTGTCATTTCTAGGAACTTCAATGCGAAACGAATTGAACGTCAATACTTGAAGCGTTTAATTCGTAGACATAACAGGCAAATACATAAAATGAAAATTTTAAAAGGAGGAAAGAAGAAAAACAATCAAGCTCCTTTTGAGGTTTTCGGATTTAGATTGTTTGATAAAGTATTGTATAACAATGAAATATGTTTTATTTATGGAAGAAGAAAATCGGGATGTTTTGACATTAGGGATTTCGATGGTAAGAACTCTAAAAATGTTACATATAAGAAGCTAAAACTCATTAGAGGAAAGAGATACCCAATTATATTAAAGTAAATGAACTGATTTAATAATTTTAATAAAAAAACGAATTATGTTGCACAGACCGCAAGACCGGGTACTTTTCGTATCCCCACACGCTAAGATGGTGGATGTTGATTCCATCTTATTGAAGGAAGGACAGATCGGTATTTACGATACTAAAGATACTTCCGAGAACGGTTGTAAGGCCGTGATTGATTTTACCGGTAAGCCTCGTAATGATAAGCGTTATGAGATTCGTATCGGTCGTAATGAACAAGCGGCTTCCCGCTCTATATATGATAAGGATTTTTCCACGCCATTGTTCTCGTTGAATGAGATCACCGAGATTTACGCTTCTTGGCCGAAGAAGGATCACGCTTATGTTGATGACGTTATCTTAGGATACAATGGTGTCTCTGACGACACGGCTTTCTCCGTTTCCAAGGGCGACCGTATCGTTATCCGCTTGATTCTCGCCGGCAGGGCTTTCGAGCTTCTTGGCTACGAGGAAGGTCGTGTTGAGATCAATGACGCTATCCTTTTGGATGATTGCGACAATACTCCAAATCAATGTGAGGAATGCGATCCTTGCGAGGAGGTTGATTTGTTACCCGCCGTATTGAAGTGTATCGAGCGGATGAAGAACCAACCTATCGCAGGTGGTGGCAAGGTATCTGATTATATTGATATCACTCCGGTTACAAGATGCACTAATGAGGCTACTGAGCCTGAGACGGAGGACGTGAACTTCTATTGCATGGAGGTATGCGATACTGGTGATGATCTGGCGTTGGCTGAGGTTCGCGCTCAATATCCAGGATTGAAGATCGTACGTGAGACTATCGAGGGTAGCATGTCACGTTATAAGGTGATGAAGAAAGGCGCTAAACCGGCTGACTATACTCAACGTCTTATCTCTATCATGAAAGGATGTACGGATTGTCCTCCTAACTATACCGAGGTTAAGGGTGGTTATCTGTATTCTATCTCCTTGGAGGATGACGGTGTTGATATGTCTACTACGGTGGAGTCATTGCCTAACGTTGTAGCCGATACGGTTAATAAGATGAGTCAGATCAAGGGATCAGGTTTGTATATTGCCGCTACTTCCAAGAAATTGACGGATGAGGAGATCTCTACTTTCGTGGAGGCCAATCCTACGGCTATTATCTACTATGTGGCTAAGACATCCGATATGTGTGAGAATCCTACGGTTCGTACCGCTTCTTGGTCGGCTTGTGGTTCTTGCAAGGTATCCACCGAGAAGTATTATATCACGATCCCGGATGATGAGTGCGGGAACAGTGCTTTGGAGGAAATCAAACAGGCTTTCCCGGAACTGGAGATCACTGACTACGGTACTCCTGCGGCTTGCCAGCATAGCTTCCAGACAACGGTATATACTAACATGTTGTGTGATGAGTGCGACAAGGTGTTCGAGGGATTCTTCACCAGCGAGGCTCCGGCGTCCTACCGCAACCGGATGTGGAAGAAATTGGAGTCGGCTCAGGAGCTTGGTACTAACTGCAAGTGCGGTATCCGTTTCCGTGGCAAGGAAATGTTGTTATCTCCATCAGAGTGCTTGATGGATAAAATGACTTATATCGAGGATAGCGTTGAGATCGTTGGCGCTAGCGGTGGTTATCCTGATTCTCTTGACGAGGGGTCTCCTATCTGGTGGGATCAACTTCATTTCGAGAGACTGTCTAGCAAAGCACCACGTACTCATGTCGGCGGTAATATGATGGATGACGAGTTGAAGGGCTACGCTCATTTCAATGGATTCCCGAAACATCAGGATTTCATGGGGCGGACGTTCATGAACGAATATAGTCGTGTAGAGCAAACGGCTCAGTACGTTGACTTCCAGATTACGCTCAATCCTCATAGATACGCTCAGGGATTCGGAAAGGTTATCGCTGATGATCCTATCAACTTGATCTTACGTGTACGTTACGGCGCTCATGAGGGCGTTCAGGAGATGATTAACATGATCGGTGCTGCCGCTGGTCTTGGACCGGCCATCGTAACTGAGCCGAAATAAAGAACCTTTTTTGCGTTCATATATTTCCTAAAGGGGAGAGATTCAATTCTCTTCCCTTTTTTGTTATCTTTGAGGCAGTAGAATTAAAATATGATATTATGTCTGCGATAAATGAGTATCTAAAGAGACTTGCTTCCATATTTGGTAGCATGGGTTTCTCTGTTCCGCCAGATGACTTCTCCGGTGTTGTTATAGACGGAAAGACGTATCCGGTCATGATGAGGAATGACGGGTGTTACGTGTACTTCGATGATAAAGGAGTAAAGAGACTTGTAAGCGAGGTTCCTAAAAAGGACTATCAGTTCATTAACATCAAGGACGCCCGTGTGTCGATCGTCAACCAATGTTATCGTACTCCGGGAGGTCAGGTAGAGGCTCGTATCCATACCTATATGAATAATAAGGGAGAGATACTGGCTGAGAAGATATTTATCATCAACTCTTCAGATGTTGATACGCCTATTGGTACGGAATTGGATAAGATTCCTGCCGAGTGGGTAGCTATAGATTGTAGCATAGCGGAGATGACCGATCGGGAGTTGATATTCGTAAGTAAATGTTACGCCACGGAAGGGGGCAAGGTCCAGATCGAGGGCGTTGAGTCGGTAGACCCCCGCCTGAACCCGGAGGTATCCCATTATGAGGTGGTGAATACGACTGACGATAGCAATCCTATCGGTACGGAGTATGATAAGATACCCGATACATGGAGTCGTATAGTATGTGATTTCCCGGACATGGCCCAAAGGGAGATAATACCGGTGCTTAAATGCTTTGATACCGGGACCGGAAGGGTGCAGATAGAGGGATATAAGATATTTGATTACGAGATGGGTACCAGAAAGGAATGGTATCGCGTCAAGCAAAGTACCGATCCTGAGAATCCGGTAGGTAAGTTTATCACCAGCATAAGCGATGACTGGGTTGAGGTCGTTTGTGACTTCACGGATATGGAGGACCGGGATATTGAGGTAACTGTAGAATGTTATAAGACACCGGCCGGTAAGGTGAAGCTGGAGGTTCTCACGTCATGGGACGGGAATATAGGAGTTAGGGATAAGAACTATAAAGTCCTGGAGACTACCGACCCGTCACAACCTGAGGGCGCCAGCTTCAGTTCCTTGCCAGATACGTGGGTAAGGACTGTCTGTGATTTCGACGATATGGAGGAGCGTGACATCAGGTCTTATGTCGAGTGTTATGACGGAGGCAATGGCAATGTCAAGCTTCGTAGGTTGGTTTCTTATGACTCCAAGATAAAGGCAAGATACGTCCGCTTCGAGGTGCTTGAATCGGATGACGCCGGCTTCGTTCCGGGGGCCGAACTGGCTACCCTCCCGGACGGATTCTCTTTGGTGTCTTGTGATTTTACGGATATGGAAGATAGGATGCCTATTGATATCGAGGAGTGTTACAAGACATCAGCCGGAAGCGTGCGTATGAGACATGTGGTGTCTTATGACGGTGATCTTGGGAAAAGAAACCAGTTCTGGGAGATTGTGGACTCGTCTGATAATAAGTATGGGCTAGGAAATAGGATAAATAATATCCCTGCGGATTTTATCCGTGAAAGGTGTGCTCTAGAAAGGTTGGATGATCGTATTACCAGAAATGCGATAGAATGTTACTCGACACCGGGAGGATCGGTAAGGATTAAATCCACTTACGTTATCAACCCTTTAAATCATGTTAGGTCGTATAATCATCATGTATTGAGTTCTACAGACAATGATATCCATGTTGGTACTCAATATACCTCTTTGCCATCTAATTTCACTCGTATCGAATGCGAGGAGCCGGATTATATGGATCGACTTATCGATACCACTGAGACTTGTTATGATACCGGAAAGGGTACGGTGAAGATCAGGAGACAGGAGTCGTTGAACGGAAATCTGGATGTAAAGACTTTCGACTATAAGATCGTTGAGTCTACCGACCCCGATCATCCTATCAATACTACCCCTACGCAGACGATTATTAACGGCTGGACGGTTATCAGTTGTGATCTTAATATCATGGACGTGGATGATTGTTATGAGATCGGTGGTCATAAGATACATTTGAAGGGATTCAGGACAGTCAATCCGGCGTTACAGGATATTAAGTCTATATTGTATGTCGTGTACTCTGATCATCCTGATTACAATGTAGGTGATGAGCTTACGTCTATACCGGATGGGGCTAAGGTGACGATCTGTGATTACGCTGATAAGAGCCAAAGGCATATGGTCCCGGTGCGGGAATGCTATGAGGTGGCCGATGGCCGGTTCTATGTGGAGGGGAGCCGGTTGATTGATAACAATATGGTCGTAGAGCGGACGTCGTTGATGGTGATGGAGTCATCCTCTCCTACCTACCCGGTGGGGACTACGCTGACCGCCATTCCTGTTGGCGCTACTATCGTGGCTTGTTTATGTCAAACCTGTTAATCTGAACGGCTATGGTTAAAGTATGTAATGATTATTTTATGATTGACGCCTTAGCCGGCGGTGAGGTCATAAGGAAAAGGAAATATCGTCGTGAGAATACGATGATAGGATATAAGTGGTATGATTATAATGGGGTCGAGGTAACTGACCCCATTGAGATATCACGTCTTGACGGATTGGCTACTAAGCATCAACGTGTTGATGAGGCTTATGATGATCATGCCATTTTCATGTCGTCAACCAATTACGTTAACAGCGTTTCCGGTATACCTATGGATAAGCATATGGTTGTCGTTGAATGGAGGCCGGATAGCGAGCAGGGTTTTGTAACCATGGCTCATGATGAGGGTCTTGACGGGGACAGCTATTATATAGTTGTTATCAATGCCGGAGATAAGCAGGCTACGATCTACACCCCCGTGGACCCTGAGGATCCAAAGGATGGGACTTCCCGTGCGGTTGATGGCGATAACGTTTCCGTTGGCGGATCATATGTCTCTATATCCCCCAAGCAAGTAGAGAGGATAAGGGTTACTTTCCGTGATGGTAAATGGTATTATGAGTTAGTCACAAAAACATATCCTAGTAATACCGGAGGCATTAAGATCGGGGATGTTGATTTTGTGACGTTCAGATATTTATGGGAATCAAGTTCCGGAAGGGACTTGGACACGATGACGGAAGCCCTTAATTCTAATGTTCCCACCATAGATAATCTTGCTGTAGGTTGGTCTGGCCCCGGAAATGGAGATAGCTCTGTTAGAGAAGTTCTTAAATGGGGTGGTGATAATACCGGTTCTGGTAAGGAATGTGTTTGGATGTCGGTGAAGGATTTAAGGGCTAAATATTATGATATCCTACCTGAAGAGACGTATTTCATGGCCTACGCTACATGGTTTGGATCTAAAGGTACGGGTAAATGTTCTTTTGAACTTGTTGGATACAAGGGAGGTACGATGAGCCAAGATGGATATAATTTCATCAATACCGGTGGATCTGTGGTGTATCAAAATACGTATGATTTTGTTTGTCATACCAGTAAGGGTTCATCTACGTATAAGACATCCTACGAGAAGGTGGCTTGTGTTACCTACAATAAGCTCACTAACGAGGTTTATATGTCCATCGGCGACGCTATAGATCAGGAGGATAATTATGATAAGTTAGAGCGAGAGATCAATAATATAAAGGAAAGACTTAGCGATGTCGAGAGCGAGTTGGCTGTCGTAAGACGTATAGCTGAGGGCAAGAACGCGGCGTATATCTTTGATACGGTCGATGCCATGAATGAGTGGCTGGCGGTTCCGGAGAACACGGCTAAGCTCCGTGTGGGGGACAGCTTCTGGATCAGGGAGCAGGAGGTACCTGATTATTGGTGGGATGGAACTCAGGCTTTAGAGCAGGAAGGTCCGAAGGTTGATTTATCTCCTTATTATACGAAAGACGAGATTAATAATATTGTCAATGATATCAATCAGAAGATAGAGGATAAGAGTACGTCTATTATCTTCGATACTTATATCCAGATGAAGTCTTTCGTGGATGATCCAACTAACGCCGATAAGCTTAAGGAAGGTACTATCTTGTTGATACGAGAAAAAAATGTACCTGATTATTATTACGATGGTGCTGGGATAGTTAAGATGGAGGCCGATGTAGAGCAATGTCTTTACGTTACTTTGGCTAACAAGCCTACGGAAAGCACTATAAGTTATACTCAAGATCGGGAGGTGACTAATTTCGCTCCTGGAGCTATAGCTAGATGGGTTGACGCTGACGGCAATGACGTGTTTTATAAGCTTGTTGAGATAGTAGGTGGTAAGGCTAAGTGGATTACCCTTATCGATACTAAATACGGTAATGTGACGCTACAGAGCACTTACGACAAGAATTATGAGATCGTAAATATCGTATCTGGGTCTAGGTTACAGGCTATAAATAGCGAGAAAAATGATATTAAGTTCGTTAATAGCGCTACGGGTAACGTGACTGTCGTGTTGAATGGGGCCGTATCAGGAGGAGCCAAGAAGCTGGTGAGTATGCTGGCGGTGAACGAGGTAGTCTTGACCCCCGGGGCGTCGGTGTCGTTTACCCGGAACGGCGATGAGTTCGTGCTCACCGAGTTGTTTGGCGTTACTATCTTCCCCGATCTGGCGGATGCCAATCGTGAGGGAGAGTGGGTTATGAGCGTAGGCATAACCGGAAAACCGATCCTTATGGAGGTAAAGGAGATGCGTAAGTGGGATGAGAGCATAACCAAGGAGCTTACAATAGATGAGCTTAACGAGAAGTTCCCTAACGTGGATATCGGATTCGCTGTCGTATGCAAGACCATCAACAAGGTATATGAGATGGTTAACGGATACAAGGAATGGGTGTCTTATGATATAACCTCAATTAGTTGATATGGGATTTTTAGTAGGATATGATACGGCCCTGTCCTCGGTGACGTTTTATGTTAACGAGGATAGGTTCCCTTGTTATAATGGGAGGAATGCTGATTATGTGCCTGATCCGATAGTAGATTTAGGTAATTTTAATCGTAATCTCAGGTTCTCGGCAAACAATCCAGGATTCGTGGACGTCGATTGGGGTGATGGGACAAAGGATCAATACCCTTTGGTCAAGATATCTGACGGTAGTTATAGGATAGTATTCAGGTCTTTAGATATTGAGTACAAAAAGAATCCTGACGATACTACATGGTGGTATAGGAAGGAGGATGGATCTCAGTATATACCGGTTCCTCCACATAAGTATAGCGATATCAGGCGTAGGGAGGTTACGATGAGGTTCTCTAACGTAATCAATGGGGAGTTCAATATGGATGGTATTGTCCTCCATGAGTTTCCTGTAGTTAATCTACCTGATATAACTTATTTGGCTATGGTCAGATCCGTTCTTAAAAATGGCGATATCCCATATGACAGGATAAGTAAGAGTGTTAATCTTCGTAATATACAGATGGGGTCTTTTTCTCATCCTGGTGTATGGAGTAATTGGCCAGAAGGTTTTTTGAACATGAAAGATCTGAGGTATTTCGGATGCAATAACATTTTTAACTTCGGGGATGATCCTGATTCTAATTGGAGAAGATTCTCTGAATGGAAGAATCTTACAAAGTTTAACTTCAACTGGTGTAACATTCCTTCTTATGATCCGGCTTTTAATTCTATTCCGGCAAAAGATATAAGCATTATAAGCGATAGGAATAATATACCTGTATTTGATGAGGTGGATAAGGTAGGGGATGATAAGACAGGCGTTACCTTTATGGGTGGTGGTAGCTCATGGAAACAAGATCTGGTAGGAGGGAAATTAAATAAGATCCATAATACGTATTGTTATTCAAGTGTGGTGCCGGTAGATGATCTTCCAGATTGGTTGTATGAGGTAAGGGAATTTAGGATATGGATTTTGCGTGATTATGGTAAATTTATAAATACGCAGGAGAGGGCTGACACGTTCGTTAACACGTTTTATGATAAGATAATGTCGTGGAGTTATATAACGATGTCACAGACGGCTTCTGACGGCAACAGGAATCAGTTTTATAAACTTACCTTAGATTTATATACTGCCGCAGCTCCTACTAATAAGAGACCATCTGGCGTTTATCAAGCCCCTGAGGGGTTTGTTAAGGGTGTTAGCAACGGTAATCCTACGACGCCTATGGAGAAGGTGTATGTACTTACCAACAACTACGGGCAGACATGGGTCTTGGCCCCGGCGCCAGCCTCCAAGGCCGCCCTTACGAGGGCAAGGCGGGCGGGGAAGGCGAGGATCGCCCCGTTCGTCCTTGGCGTAAAGGACGGCCATGTATCCGTGTTCAGCGGAGATGTATTGGATGATAATATGAGTAAGTATAATTTCGCCGACAAATACGAGGCTATGGATATCTGTAACGATCTGGGATTGGACAGCTCACCGGTTGTCGAGTATTTCAGGAGAATAGAGGAGGGAGAGGTATGAAGTTGATATGTAAGGATACGAATAAAGGGTCTATAACCTTTTTTACTAAAGGCAAATACGCTTTTAGGGGAGTTAACAGGAATGATACTACTGATGATGTGCCTGATCCTATATTGGATGTTAATAATTATAATGAGAGTATACAGTTTTATTCCAAGACCCCCGGCATGTGCGAGGTCGATTGGGGTGACGGGAATAAAGAGCAATTTCCTTTCGTGAAGGATAGGAGCGAATCCATATACGGGCGATATAGGTTGATGTTCAGGAGAAGGGATATAAGTTATCGTAAGAATCCGGATAGCCATCCATGGTGGTTTTATAAGGAAGATGGGAGTGAGTATATTCCCGCCCCCAATCATGCTTACGCTGATGGGCTAGATAAAGATCGGGTCATTACCATGACTTTTACGAATGATATTACATTCGTTCAAACAACAAGGATAATGATGGTAGGATTCCCGATATTAGACGCCCCAAGTATTATCAACTTAACCTTATCCATTACCGGCGATGGGAATATAACCGATATCCCTAAAGATAGGATACGTAGATCGGTAAATATAGAGTATATAACACTTAACGAATTGGGTGTAGGGACATTGACATCCATACCGGATGATTGGGATAGGTTGACTAAGTTGAAAGGCATTAATTTAAGTCGAACGGCTGATTTTAATGATACGGAGTCTTCTAATATAAGGAAATTCCCCTCTATGTGGCCTAATCTTGTAACATTATCTTTGGCAGGTTGCAGGGTTAGGGTATATCCAAGGGAATGGCTGTCTTTTAGCAAGCTAAGAGAATTATATATATCCCCGGGAGTGGCTATGCCATCGTTTGACCCTAATACATGCCCGGCTATGGATGAGGTGGATAAGATAAATCCTAGCTTAAGGACCTTCGATCATATAAATAGATGGTATGGGTCTGTCGTGAGCTGGCATCCGTATATGATCGGCAAGGGGCTGGAAAATATCACTAGCCTTATCGCCTCATATGGCTATAGTAATATAGATGTAAGCAATCTACCGGATTATATATATGAGATGAGGTCTATGAATAGCTTTTATATGCATCGCAGCTTGTCAACCCAAAGTCGATGTGATACGTTTATATCAACATTATATGAGAAGGTGATGGGGTTTGATTATCTAACTATGTCCTCCTCTGCTTCCGATGGCAAAAGAAATCAGTTTTATGGATTGTATCTAAGTATATATATGGATGCCAATCCTGATGATAAAAGACCTAGTGGCGTATTACAGGCTCCCTCTGGTTTTATAAAGGGTCAGTCTAATGGCTCTCCGTCGACTCCTATGGAGATGGTTTATGTGCTTATGAATAATTATGGATGGAGGTTTAGTATGGCACCAGAGGCTTCGGTGTTAAGGTCAATACGATCTTCTGATATTGACACGAGGTTGTATAAGCCATATAAGCTTATCGTATTTGACGATGGGCGTACCTTTGTAGGCAATGGAGATGTTTTAGCTCATGATACGGATAAGGTATTATCGTTTGGGGGTCAACCAGAAGGGGAGTATTTATGTGATTCTATGGGATTGGACAGGAATGTTATTGTAGAATATTTTAACAAGATAGGTAATGGCTAAGACATTATATAAATACGAGGCTTCATCAAATAAGTTTGTGTGGTTCACTACATGGGATAGGGCACTTAGAAATTATTATACCGATGATTATAATTATGTACCTGATCCTGTCGTTGGTAATCCTTATAATACGTTTGTCGAGTTTAGATCCAGAAAGCCCGGTATGGCTAATGTGGATTGGGGGGATGGAATAAAGGAGCAGTTTCCTATGACCAAGGTTCAAGGGGAGGATAATTATCGTATTATATTCCGTTCTTTAGCGATACAACATAAGAAAAATCCCAATACTACGTGGTGGTTCAGGAAGGAGGATGGATCGCAATACGTACCTGTGGATAATCATGCTTACGCTGATGGGAAGAGGGACGTACAACGGGCTGTGTCGATAGATTTTACTTGCGATATTTATTATGCTGAAATCATGACGTGCAAGATGACCGCTTTCCCGATCGTGGATACGCCGGGTCTTGAATCTTTAATAGTACATGATACGACATACGCTAATGATGGTATACCGGTAGATAAATTGTCTAGATCTAAAAAGTTGACTTATATATCTCTTGAAAATGTGGGTACTAGGATGACTGTAATGCCTGAGGCTATGACCAGTAAGACAGAGGTATATTATTTAAATATGCTTAACATGCTTGATCTTAGGAATATAGAATCTAGCGGGATAAGGAATATAAAGAATATGAAAAATCTCCAAACCCTCAACTTATCTTCATGTTATTTGGATAGGTATATAAAGGAGTTTAATGATCTTCCTAAATTAACTTCGTTGAATATAACTTCTGGTCCTCCTGATATGTGGAATTATTTTGATATAAACACCCTTCCTTCTTTCGAGGTAGATAAGATAAATCCTAACATTACTGGTTTTGCTTTTTTAAATGACTGGATGAATGGAGAAAGGAGGACGGGTTGGAATGATGATAATATGTCGGGTAGAGGATTGGATCATCTTACAGGTTTTACCGCCAATCATAGCAATAGTCTTAGAATGGATAAGCTTCCGGATTATATTTATGAGATGAGGGCTATTAGATGGTTTAACGTGAATGCATCCACTCATAGCCAAAAAAGATCAGATGATTTCGTGAACTCTTTCTACGACCTTGTTGTAGGATGGGATCAGATTACTATGACATCCGTGGCTAAGGATGGGAAGAGGAACCAGTTCTATAGTCTTTCGGTAAGCATGTATAATGCTATTTATCCAACCGAAAACCAGCGTCCTTCCGGCACGGAGCAGGCCCCAGAGGGATTCGTGAAAGGCTCGTCCAACGGGTCTCCCGCTACACCTATGGAGAAGATATATGTGTTAAAAAATAACTACGCCCAGAGATGGACGATTAAACCAGAATAATATTATGAATATCAATATTTTAAAATTAAATTGGGGGGGGGTAAAATCCTATTTGCCTTATGATGAGAAGAAGAATGTTACCCAAAAGGAAGATAATAGAGGTATTCGAGGAACTATCTCCTCAGGATAATGGATATTGGGCGGTTCCTGATGGGGTCTATGAGGTTGAGTTTGCGTTGGTCGCCGGAGGTCTTAATGGAGAATCTTCCGATATATATAATGCCGGGAGTGGCGGTAACGGAGGTGGTGTACTGACTGGGACTATATCCGTAAATCCAGGTGTTACATATAGGGTGGTTGTCGGAGATATAGGTGGTGATAGTATATTCGGTATATATCAGGCTATTGCCGGTAAAGGTGGAAGAGGCGGATATGGAGTTGAAGGGGATGGTCATGATCCTTCCCCGGGAAATCCATGGCAAGATGGATCATATGTTTTTAATAACAAATATCCTGACCGATATCCTTATCCTATGGGCGCTGGTGGTGGATCGGGAGCTTATACAAGAGGATGGGATATGGGCTTTTTATCCGGAGGGAAAGGCGGAAATCACGGGGGAGGTGATGGAGCTGGAGTCGAGGATATTGAGGGTGTTACTATTAATGGCAAAAATGGAGGTAATGCCACTTATTATGGAGGTGGTGGAGGAGGAGCCTCTAAAGCTTCTAATAGTGGGGCTACGAGCGGTCGAGGAGGATCGGGTTATCGCGGTATTGTTATTTTACATTATTTAAAAAAATGGATGATATGAATAGATATGATATTATAAGAGAACTAGGTTCGTATTTTGATATAGTGGAATTGGTGTGTCCTCATACATACAATAAGTGGAAGGACAGATCGTGGCAGTTTCTTGATACAGCGTTTCTCCATAATCTTCTTATATTACGGAGGGATATAATTAAACAGCCTATGTATTGTAATAATTGGGACAAGCAGGGGCAGTTTTCCCAACGTGGTCTTAGATGCAACATCTGCCAGATAGTCAAGGATAAGAAAGATGTTTATCTATCCGCTCATGTGTTGGGTAAGGCTGGGGATTTCGATGTCAAGTCAATGACGGCGGAACAGGCCAGAGGCTTGATCTTGGATCATCAAGATATGTTACCATATCCTTTCCGGCTTGAAGGGAAGGTGGGTTGGTTGCATTTTGATAGCCTTGATACTAGGAACGGTATACATGCTGTGGTGTTTTAGGTACTTAATGGTATAGTAGTTAACTTTGCGTATATGGTATAAAATGAAAGACAAAGACATGATAGAGCGAGTAGGGGCTTTGTGGAATATTGCGCTTGCGTATGGTGCCTCTTGTTGGGCTTACTTCCAGCCAGTGCATCATTTATTGACCGTATTACTTATAGTATTAATAGCGAATTTTTTGGCTAGGTTAGCGCAAAGCGTAAGGGGCTGGAAGCTCCGTAGAAGCCGTAGGAGGAGGTTTAGTTTCAAGAGATGGTTTAGGGAGGTCAGGTTTACTGATATTCTTAAGGAGTTCGCTTTGTCTTGTTTTATAGTAATGACATTATGTGTTATATATAAGACGTTATACCCGATCGAGGAGGAGGCTAGCATGATACTTACCGTTACCAAATATGGGGTGTATATAGCCCTTGTTGGATATGTGATGCTTTTCCTGAATACGATAGGGGATGCTTTCGCTGACGCTTATCTGGTTAAGGTGTTCAAGGCTGTGTTCAAGAGAATAAACGTGTTCAAGATGTTTAGCTTCTCCAAGAACATACCTGATGAGACGTTTGACGATATAAGGAGGATTGCTGATGATGAGGTTAAGGATAAGTCTTAGGGCGATTTTTTGTTTAGGTCTGTCGCTATTCCTGTCCTCTTGTGGAAGCAGGAGGCAGGTTAGCGAAACGTCTATTGATAGCCGGTTGATCAGCAGGATAGAGACGATGATAGATGAGGTTATAGACCGTAAGGTGGTGGAGATAAAGACATCTGATCTTAATGCCGATATCGTTATAACTGAGAGGAAGTTCGATACGGACAAGGATGTTGATCCTGCCACGGGGGAACGGCCGGTGTCCTCGCAGACAGATACCCATATCGTCATTGGCCGGCGGGACAGCACGGTGACAGCCGATTCCCTTGGAGTTAATAAGACAAGGAATGATATAAAGGATCTGGATAATAAGACAAATATCAAATCCAAGGACGTAGATGATAAGAAGGAATCAAGATGGCCTATAGTGTGGATAGTAGCTGGTATCTTGATGATATTGTTGGTATTGGTGTATATATTGAAAAAGATAAAGGTTTTATGAGAAGAAGAATGTTGAATAATGGAAGTGATGGTCTTGTTGATCAACACACAAGATTCTTGATGAGATTTGACAATGATTTTAAGGTTGATGGATACCCCCCCCCTAATATCGAGGATGGTTTAGAGATCAAGGGAGGAGAGTTTGTTACCGATTCTATAAGAACTGGATATAAATACACAAATACGTCTAATTCTTATGGGATGATTAATACATCTAGTACATTGTCACCTGATCTATTTGGTGATGGAGATCCATTTACCATTGATTTTTGGTATAAACCATTAGTCGTTATTAACGCTTGTTCTGTTGGCCATGAATGGTATAATGGTATTTTTTATTTTGGTATAACTGGTGATGCTGGTGATTTAGGTTTGTATTTTGCTACTCGAAGAGGAGCGTATGGAGGTAAAGCATCTGATGCTATTATTGGTAGGTGGTATCATATAGCTATGGTTAGGGTTAATTATACATTATATGGTTTTGTCGATGGCAAACGGTCTGTTTCATTCCCATGCTCTAATATTTCATTGAGATATAGTAATATAGATTTTAATAGACAAAGGGATGGTAGTAATAGGGCGTCTTTTGTAATAGATAATTTTAGGATAAGTGATGTAGCTAGATGGACGTCTGATTTTGATCCTCCTAAATAAAAAGGGACTATGATCTCTCACCGTCCCTTATCTAATTAGTTTTTAAAGAATATGCAAATAGCATAGAGGTCAGTCCATGATTCGAACCGGGGTGTATGGTTTTGCAGACCACCGACTAAACCAACTCATCCAACCGACCGTGACGCGAATATAAAGATTTTATTTGACCAGATGACTTAATTAACCATCTTTTTAACTAACAACTTCCCTTAAAGCCAAATAGTTCTTATTTAACTTCTGGAATCGTAGAGATAATTGTATAGACAAGTATTGTTTTTAGGTGACTCTTGTTGGAAGCCAATGAACAAGGTGGCGGCGTCATAGCGTGGGGCTGGTAGTTGCCTTCCATGGCCGGCCAGGAGCGGAGCGACTCACGACCCACCCTGCCGATTCCCTTTGGCACTTCACGCTTTAGCGCAGAAAAGAAGTAAACATATAGGATCATTATGTTTAAAGATAGTAGTCATCTGCCAAATAAGATCGAATGTAAGGATATAGTAAATATCTCAATAATACAATCATAAAGAGTCTTGAGTGGGATTATTAAGATCTTTATCTGCCAACATACTACTCATTTTTAAATTAATGTTTTTTGGATGTCTACTTTAGATAATAAAAGGCGTTAGCTAACATCATTTCATTAATCGGGTTATTAATTAGAAATTGGTAAGAATTAAATAAAGGAATGCTTTATAATGAGATTTGCTTCAGAAAGAAGCGAAGCTTCTTATTACACATGTCACAAAATGGACAACTGTGTTTCAGCTAGTTATGTTATTAATGAAATAATAATGGTGATATATGGGAAAATTAATTCATCTTATTCTTTTAAAGGTCTTATATTTTGCTTATATTTGAAGTGGGCAAAATATGAACAATATGAATTTCGACTTGAATTATATAAGGAAATGCTCTTCTATGATAAAGGAATTCCCGGTGTATACCGAGGCTGAGAAGAAGCAGGTAGATGAGGGGTGTACTTGCATTAAGCTATCTAAAGGTCAGCCTATATATCCGCGTAATTTCAAGAAACGTAGAGATACTTTCGCTGGCGCTGATTATACCACGGCTAATCCTAGGAACATCAGTCCTGATGATATTTATATACCTCCCTACTTTAGGCTTAAGATTATTATGGCTATTATCATCAACTTTGATAGAGCTATAGTGTTTAATAGGATATCTGATAAAGATTTTAAGCTAGGTATGACGTACCGGTTTATCTATGAGTATGTAGGATCGTTTAAGTGTTTTGAGAAGGCTTATAAGATGATATCGATGGTAGTTGATAGCGAGTTGTCGATCATGAGATCAATCGGAGATTATAATTATAAGTGGAATATTCGCAAGGTTTATCCATCATGCTTTGTAGGCAAGGCTAAGTTCAGGTATATTGGCGGCGAGGACAATGCTCCTGTAAGTTCAAAGGGGAGGGCTAATAAAGCTAGAAGAGCCGCTGTTGATTACAAAGTTATGATTATGGTGAATATCATAAATACCAGATCTGCGAGTAAGATAAGGAAGATGATTGACTCTGATGGTAGTCTTAAAAACAATGGTAAAAGGTTTGACGGCAGGAATGATAAAGTTCTTTTCAGTATATTCAATAGTCATTTGATTCACGAGGGGTTTAAGGAAGTTAAAACCTCGTCCTTATATAAGTACTTGAAAGAGGCCTTAGATTTTTTAGGTGTAAGTCTATTAGAGTTAAGATCTATTGCTGATAGAGCTATTTCTGACATAGAGGATGGCAAGGAAGGATATGAGCCTGGCCTATGCTCTTATGATGACTGTTTTGATATTAATTCTTTTGTGGAGGATTCGTGATGAGTAGCTTTAGTATCATAAGAGGTGGAGATATGTCCATCGTATTTAACCACGATAATAATATGTTTAATATCCAAGAGCTATCTGATTTTATTGGATGTAAGAGTGTTTTATCGTCTATTGTGAAAGATCCGCTAAATGGGGCTATGTATATTGTTGAGGATGTATCTGGGCAGAAGTGGGGTGATATCGTGGCTTTGGTAAGATTCGGTTGTATGGTGAATAAGTCTATTGTAAAGGATTTGATCATTAAGTCTATTAGGTTATGGGTGGAGATATGTGACTTCTCTTATGATGATACCGATCCATCTACATCCGATCCTATATACGATACGTTCCTTTTTAAGAGTTATATGTCTGTAGCCGGGGACAACCCTGACCTTAACAAGTTTATTGTATCCCTTAGAGGGAGGATGCTTAAATACGATCTAAGATCTCTTTATCTTTACCTAGCTATATTCATGGCTATCAACGGAGGCATTCTTCTTAGCGAGGACGATCTTCTTGCCGCTCTTATCTTATGATTGTATTTGTGATGTTGATCAAATTAGTATCTTTGTGAAAAAGATACGAGATGAATCAGATTAATATCATACCGAAGATAATTCATGATAAGTTCGCCGCTAGGATTATCATGGATGATTACGATATAGAGAAACCTATCGTTATTACTGTCGTGGCTAGACGTAACGATGGTGAGTATAATACCCAGATATTGACATACCCGACATCGGGCGTTGATTATGAGGGTAATGTAAGGATGGTGTTTTTCGATGTCGCTAGGTCTCATGTTTGCCAGATAACATCGGTATTTATCAACGGGCATGAGGTCAAGACATATTATACCGATGTCCCTGATCTTGATATGCAGGCTCGTTATGACGATAGCTTGTGCCGGTACGACAAGAAGGTTAATATGAATGATATTCGGCTGTCATTTCAGGTGATAGAGACACGTGATCCAAAGGTGTTGCAGGTTCTGGATGAGTCGGAGTGGGGGCTGCTGGAGGATAGGAAGGCGATCATCGAGATCACTACGCCGGGTATGTCCGACCCCGTTACGTTGTTTCTTGGCAAGAATCAGGTCAATACCTTTACCAGCCTAACACTAGGTCTCAATTGTTTTAATTACGATGATTGTAATGTCAAGTATCTTGATCTTCCAGACGGTATATATGATATTAAGATCATAGGTAGCCCTTCCGCTTACAATTTCAGTCGCAAGTATCTTAAGACGGATCTTATACGCAGACGTCTCGACCGGCTATGGATTAAGACTGATGTCTTATGCGAGGACAAGGATAAGGATCTTATAAATAAGATACAGGAGATGGAGACACTTATGGCCGTAGCCGAGGCGAATGTCAGGCTGGATAATATAGAGGCCGCCCATGAGGTTATCGATCGTGTCGGAGAGCTTTTTGAGATGGCTACCAATTGCGTGGATTGTTAAACATAAAAATATTTAGTCGTGGGTTGTAATACTTGTAAGGAAAAGGCGTTAAGGGCCGAGAGGGAAAGGATTGAGAGAAGTATGATGAATCATTCTTCTTCTACCGCTGTTAGCGATAGGGAATATGCTTCTAGAAGCACCGCTGGTTGTATGGTTATGCAAGATCCGTTGCAGACCATGGAGCGTGACGTGGTTAGTATATATAAGCAAGTTCGTACCAAGGGTGATGGCGTGGGTGTATCTTATCTTAATATGCAGAAAAAGATCCGTGAATGGATCAAGAACCTGCCGTATGGATGCCCGCCTGACGAGGAGGTACAGGAAATGAGAAAGGAGATACTCGATGGGCGCGCAATCTATATCAAACCTTGATAGAATAGATCTATGTAAGGTCGTAGACGAATGGCTGTCTTGTCAATGGGGTAGATACATGAGATATCATAGGTACAGGATCGGTGACAAGCCCGATATATCCTATTGGGGTAAGATAATTCGTCTGCAAAGGTCATTATGTGATAATGATTGCGGGTTATGCCCGGATGAGGTAAGATCGTTAAAGGAACGTATTAACAAATTGTTGGCATGAGAAAGTATAATTGTTCACATATAACCCCGTCCACTTGCGTACCTTATGAGGGTGATCTACCAGAGTGGTCAAAGCATAAGGACTCTGATGAGTGTGTTATGATCTCCGATGTGATAGAGGAGATATATGACGAGCTTACCCGTATCAGGGAGGCTATAGATGTACGGGATCTTGGCGAGTCTTGCGTGAAGATAAATGGCGATAAGACCGTAGCGAAAATCCTTTACGCTATTGAGGATAAGATTTGCAATGGATGATAAGCCAATGGAGAAAAATCGACATTGGTGATAATCAGATGTATAGATATTGATTTATGATGTATTGCTAGATGTTAAGCTACTGTAAATCAAGTATTCAATTTGTAAGGGGTCTTCTAAATAAGTAGGTTAGATAGATACTCTTGCAAGTTGTAAAATATCTTTATGTGTTAGATATAAAAAATAGCCAATTGATTTGTCATAGACGATTCGATTGGCTATTTTTGTATGTCCATCATATCTCACGATGTAATGGACATAGGTTATTTATTATGAGTGCAAATATAATTATTTCCAATGATTCTATGAATAATAGTAGTAGGATTTTGGCGTCTAAATCCAACGAAAACGGATTATCTACAATATTTAGCTACAATGGTAATGATATAACTTTCAAAACAGAGAACGGTATCACTTATGTGAATGCTACCGAAATGGCGAAGCCGTTTAAAAAGAGACCAAATGATTATTTATCGTTATCTTCTGTAAATGAGTTAATTAATGCCATTACCAGAAAATATGGTAATGCTGATTTTCAGCCTGTTACGATTATCAGGGGTACGGTTAATCCTGGCACATGGATGTGTGAGGATCTGGCTTTGGATTTCGCTCAGTGGCTTAGCGTTGATTTTAGGTTATGGTGTTTGGACAGAATTAAAGAGCTTCTCACTACAGGCAAATGCGTGATTCCTGATTTTAATGATCCTCCCGCCGCTGCTGAGGCTTGGGCTAAGGAATATCGTGGCAGGGTAGCCGCCGAGAAGCTGGCGTTAGAGGAGAGGGCCAAAGCCGAGGAGATGGCTAAGGTTCTTGAGTCGAAGAAAGAGGATATAAAATTTTCAGAGTCGTTTATCATGTCTGGAGAGTCAGATTTGCTGGTAAGGGATTTAGCCAAGAAGCTTGAGCAGAATGATATAATTATAAGCGATAAATGTTTACGAGATTTTCTTGTTAAGATAAAGATAATAGTCAAAAGGGTTAAGGTTAATGGAGATTGGGAGATTACGGCTAATGCTGTAAGGAAAGGGTTTGCTCATTATCGTGATAAGAATATATGTACGGAATCCGGAAAGGTTGTATATGCAAGGACTATCTATATAACAGGAAAGGGTTACCGGTATATATTGTCATCTATAAACGGTAGTAAGAAAAGCGATTTCATATTATGTGGAGGCATGTTCAGGGATTATGGCGTTTTTGCCGGATCGGAGTCATTTAGTCATTGGGATAATTAATTCCATTTTTGCCCAAAAACTGATAATCAGGTAACTGCATATTTGCATTTACGGTTATGTGTCTCATATCGGTAAAATATCTATATTTGCGACAAAGTGAATCACAATGATATACGGTAACAAAGAAATAGTTCGGACGTTCACCAGAAACAACCCGCCTGCCGGGTACGTGGGCGGTTCTGTTGACTACCGGGTCCCGGCCAACGTCTATTTTGGCGATACGCAGGAGGAGGCTGACAACAAGGCTGAAGATGATATCAAAGCCAACGGTCAGGACTACGCCAATACATATGCCGACATAATACCGGCTGTATGGTATAATGATCAGGTATGCGATGAGTTTATCAAGAACAATTGCGTAAGCGGTAAGGGATCCAAGGAGCAGGTATGTATAGAGGAAGGTAGGTTTGTCTCTTACGTATCCAAGAAAGATGCCAATGATAAGGCTAGGGTGGAGCTTGGACGGATCGGGCAGGGAGAGGCCAACTCCGTCGGGGCTTGCTGCGAGGACTGGGCCTCACAGCCTTTTCGTGGCTTGTTTTACAAGAACGACTGCGAGGCTGGCACATCAGGCAAGGAAGGTATTGTATATGAATTACCAGCCGGAGCTGTCATATCCGATATCTCCCAGATAGACGCCGATACGTTAGCCTATAGGAAGTTCATGAAAGAAGGTCAGGAGAAGGCTAATGCCGAGGGTAGTTGCTCACCTGTATTCTATAATACTATGATCGGTGATTGGTTCGAGAAGATATGTCCATTCGGATATAAGTCCGGTAAAGTATATTACTCTATCAAAGCCAACAGGTTTAGGTCATGGATATCGGTTGAGGATGCCAACGCCAAGGCTCGTGAGGTCTTGATGGTAGAGGGACAGGAACATGCTGATCTTAATCTTGAGTGCGAGAAATGGATTGAGAATATCGATCAAGAAGATCAGTGTTATTGGTGATAATACCTTTTTTTTGTTTTTCCATAATTTATAGATTAGTGCTTGGAGGGGATCGTGTATCTCCTCCATTTTTTTTGTATATATATCAATGGTATTAAGTTTATATACTGTGATTCACTTGTTTGTATGTTGAATATATTTTATATTTGCATACCTATCTATTCATCTCGAACCGATAGGTATTATGTTTAATTTAAAATATTGTTCAAAGTTATGAAAAGTCGGGTTGAAATCAAATCTTCTGATAGGAGATTGATGGGCGTTGTCATACCGGCGCTTAGTGATAATGGTTTTGTTAATATCACTTTAGCCATGAAGGTTTTGTCTGATGATAGGCTTAAAAAGGGGCTGTCTCCTAAGAAGCTTAATGATATTATTAAGTATGATGGCTTTCAAGAGAAATGTAGGGAAATAATTAGTAGGCTGGAAAACAGGGATTTATGTAAGCGGATAAATATCAGCCTACAAAACAAGACCCTAAATCTTAGTGATTTAAACAAAATGGGATTGGCATGCCGAAAGGGAAAGGGGGATGGACAGATGTGGTATATGAATCCATATCTTTTCCTTGTGGTGGCTATGGAAATGAGTCCTGAGGTTTGCGCTGATGTTGTAATGTGGTTTGTTGATAATGTTGTAGGGACAAGAAATGCCGCTGGTGATGCTTATATAGAGATGTGCAGTAGTGTATCTTCGCTTATAAGTGATAAAAGTAATTTAAAGGAGTTGTTATCAAGGATAGCTAAGGGTATAAATTTCGTCGTGTTTGGCGTGCATGAGGAAGGGATAAGGAATAGAGCTTCTTTTGAAGAATTGGATATGATAGTATCAATAGAAAGGAATATATCTTATGCTATTAAGGCTGGATATATAAAAGATTACAATGGTGTTATAAATGATTTGGGAAGGCAATGGAAAGAAAGATGGGGTAATCCTGTTCTTAAATTGAAGTCTTGATTTTATTTCGTTGTTATAATTCGCAGATATAGGGGATACGAATGTCGTATTCCCTATATTGTTTAATGGAGTGTGTTATCTTGTTATTAAATCAAATCTGTATCTTTGTTGAAAACAATAACATTATTAATATGTGTAGTACAAATGGTTGTTGCCATGATCATTCAAGGGAACGTCCCGAAGAGTGTTGTCATGGCGTTAAGATAGATAGATTTCTTAACAAATGCCCTAACGATCCTTGTGATCCTTGCGATCGGGATTGTCAGGACGAGCCTTGTGTTGGTTATGGATGTCCTATAACCTTATATGATAAATGTGTCCTCTATTCTGGGGATGAGATGAAATTGGATGGCGTGGAGAAAGGTATGGATCTTTCGGTAGTGATAGACTCATTGAGGCGTACGATAGCTCATAGGGATAGCCAAATTGATTTATACCATCGCGAGGTTCAGGATTTGAAGAAGATTATAAACGAGCTTGTCAACGCCGGTGGTAGCGGCGGGGATAGCGGAACTGAAGAGGAGGTTTGGTGATATGAATGGCTGCAACAAAAAACAATACAGGCCTACTGTAGACGATACGAAAGTACCGTGCTCTACGTACATGAGTACCGATTGTATTTATCCTGGTGATAAGGTACGTGTGGAATCATTGGGATTATCCCCTAATTGCGATATGTCCGATACCCTTAACGCTATGATAAAGGCTATACGGGATAGGGATGCCGAGATACTTGAATTAAGAAGAATGATCAACAAATTGATTTGATATGAGAAGTAATTGTAATCCATGTAAGCCGGAATATAGACCTGGGGACGAGTGTAGTATCTACAGTTCCCAGATCGTATATGACGGTCAGTCGTTCCCTGAGGCAGATATCAGGAACGGTGATAGCATGAATAGCGTAATCGAGTCTCTGGTAAGGAAGCTGGTTGCCGTATCTGGCGCCACGGCGTCCATCCAGCGTGACTCGTTCAAGGGCGTTCAAGCTGTCAGATTAAGATACGAGCCGTTGAATGTGCTCAGTGTTACCTATTGTGGTACTATCGTCCCTAATGACGGATATGTCGTTTCTGGCAGGTCCGTTAAGTTTAAGAAGAAATATTGCATGGGTGATGAGTTCACTGATGTTAATATCGTATATACTACATTGAATAGTAATATTTTAAATACTTCTTGTTATGGCTAAGAGAGTGTACGATACGGTCTTGGCTTCCGAGTGCGACGGCTGGGTATGTGGTGAGACCCTCAAGAAAGGATCTCTCCCCGTAGACAGGTTAGAGCTTGATTCTTTTTCAGAGGCTGTCAGGGAGCTTATAGAGCGTTTTTTTGAGGAGGGATGGTTGCCGGATATGATCTGTGATCTTGGTTGTGGAGGCGCCAGCGTGTTTGAGATTAAGCCTACTAACTTCGAGTATCCTCCTGAGGGTGGAGAGAAGATCCTTGAGATTATTGTCGGCAAGAGTGATAAATGGACTATAACGCAAGCGGATTGATATGGCTAGTAATTTAAAAAATATTCTTGCCAAGATCGAGCAAGGCTCCTCATGGGTGTCCTACGACAAGATTTCCGGTACCGGCCCCGACAAGGTGGCTATTAAGGTAGAGCCGGGATGGATGGGTAGGTTGCCTAGGGAGACTTACGTAGCGGTCGAGAAAGGCAAGGTTACGAAGCTCGCTACCATAACCCAGAAGGGTATGGAGCGGGTAAGCGTGGATCCGACCAATATCATGTTCGACATGGAGGGTGGGACGGCGGTCATCAACGCCAAGCTCAACTCCGCCTCGGTCAAGGCTTCCTGCCTTACTCTTGGTGGTTCGGTGAGCAAGTCTTATATAGTTTCTATGAACGTGAACGGATTATCCATGAAGGTTCCGGAAGAGGATAGCAGGTATATAGTGTATGCCGATCCTGAGGATCCCGGTGCCACTGATTTGTATGAGGCTAGTTTTGTTATAGCTATGCCTAAGAATATGGATAACGAACAGCATCATGAGATGTTCGTCTTGAATGGTAAGGTTGTTAATATCAATCAACAGCCTAATGATATACCTTATATCATACTTGATCATGACTTCGATAACGTGACTAGCGAGAATGGTCAGGTTGTCATCGATATCAAGTCCAATACCGAGTATGATATCGAGCTGGTATGTTGCACTTGCGGTGATGGTAGTGAGCCGGAGCCGGAACCACCCTTCAACGTGGATCCGCAAAGGTTGACGCTTAATAAGGATGGTGATACCCAAATCGTGAGGGTAGAGGCCGGAGATGATGTTTCATGGAGAATAACTGAAGGATAATATGGCAAGGGAAATAGATAAGAATTGTGTCGAGGGTAATTGCTTTGCCATTAACGACAAGAGCCATGGGGTAGGCGATAATAAGCTTAATATCGTATACAAGGCTAATTATACCGGTCAGATCTGTACGGCTAAGTTCCGTATAACGTCAAAGGACGGTAATATTGTCAAGGAGTATATGATAGCCCAAGACGCCAAACCCGTTTATTATAATATCAAGATGGTTCAGCCGTTCACCAAGGACGACTGTCTGGCCAACCAGCATGGATCGGTGGTGTTGTATACGGTCGAGGAAAGGACTTACAAGTCGTTTATCTCGCAGGAGGACGCAGACGCCAAGGCTATGGAGGATATAGCCCTGAACGGTCAGAAATACGCCAACGAGCATGGTGAGTGTATAACCGATATCTGGTATAACGAGGAGCAGAGAAAGACGTTTATACGTAATAATTGCGATAAGTTCAGTGACGGTCAGGAATATGTTTATATCATTCCTGAGGGCAAGTACGTATCTTCCATCTCTCAGGAGGACGCCGATAGGAAGGCTCTTGAGGATATTGAGAAGAACGGTCAACAACAAGCCAATTTGGAGGGTGAGTGTAAGCCTAAGGAGAATATCTATTATGGTAAGTTTAGTAAGACCTTTACCCGTAACAATTGTGACTCCACCCAATACGGTACTGATGTGGTTGTCGATGAGACGATGGTTACAGGGGACTTCAGATCCATCGTGTCTCAGGAAGACGCTAATAGCCTAGCAAGGGCTGCTGTCGAGGCTCAAGGTCAGGATATAGCGAATATCAAGGGTAACTGTGAGAAGATACCGGTATTTACCGGATCGTACTCCAAGGTATTCCAGAGAACCAACTGCCCTGAGGGTTCTACTCCTGTTGACTTCACTGTGGACGAGAAGATGTGTTCTGGATATCCGTTCACTTCTACGGTATCGCAGGATGCCGCCAACAAGCTGGCGCAGGACGCTGTCGAGGCGCAAGGTCAGGCTATCACCAACGAGCGTGGCGACTGTCAGACTAACGTCTACTATAACGTAAGGATGGAGAAGACAGTTACGAGAAATAATTGCGATGAGTTCCATATCGGTCAACCTTATACTTATGTCGTTGCCGCCGGTAAGTACTTCTCTATTATCTCTCAGGATGATGCTGACAATAAGGCTAAGGCCGATCTTGAGGCTAACGCCCAGCAACAAGCCAACCTAGAAGGTGAGTGTAAGGAGAAGACGATCTACTACGGTAGGTATAATAAGGAGTTCACTCGTAACAACTGTGATGAGACTCAATACGGTACTAAGGTTGTCGTGGATGAGACTATGGTGACAGGGGATTTCAGGTCTACCGTATCTCAGGAAGACGCCAACGACAAGGCCAAGGCCGCTGTCGAGGCTCAAGGTCAGGATGTGGCTAACGTAAAAGGTAAGTGCGAGAAGGTGCCTGTATATACCGGTACTTATACACGTACGTTTACCCGTAACAATTGTGGTACTGGCACTGGTGGTACTTATACGGTAAATGATAGGATGGTTGACGGTTATCCGTTCACGTCTACCGTATCTCAGGAGGATGCCAATAACAAGGCCAAGGCCGCCGTTGACGCCCAAGGACAGGCCCTTGCCAATATCCACGCCCTTTGTACGTACACCGGCCGTGCTTCCTTGGAATTCACGAGAAACAACTGTGGTGAGTGTAAGATCGGATCTAAGGTGACAATCACCCAAGATATGGTAGAAGGACACCCATTCCAGTCTAACGACTCCCAGACCGCCGCTGACGCTATGGCTATGACCGCCGTACAGGCTCAAGGACAGGCTTTGGCTAACACCAAGGGTACTTGCTCTAACGCCACTATGTATACCGGCAAGGCTAGCTTCGAGTTCACGAAGAGCAATTGTGGCGCTAATCAGGTAGGAAATCCGTTCACCGTGACACAAGATATGGTGGAAGGTCATCCGTTCCAGTCTTGTGTATCACAGGATGAGGCTAACTTAGTCGCTATGGCCGCTGTCATGAATCAAGGTCAGAAGATCGCCGATGAGCGTGGTACTTGCCATGAGGCTCCTAAGTACACCGGTCATTATAGCGAGGCGTTCGAGAAGAACAACTGTCCGTCTGGTCTTATCCCGTCTTCAGTTACCGTTACTGAGGCTGACGTGACCGGAGGTCCGTTCTACTCATACGAGAGCCAGTTCGCCGCCGATGAGCTTGCCAAGGCCGCTGTCAAGGCGCAAGGTCAGGCTATAGCCAACGATCGTGGTACTTGCGACGAACTGAAGATATATGTAGGTAATTATAGCAAGGAGTTCACTCCTAAGTGTCCTACTTGTCAGTATGCAGATCCTATCACCGTAACCCCGGATCTTATGGGTCAGTTCTTTACCTCAACCCGTTCTCAGGAAGAGGCAGACGCTTTGGCTAAGGCCTATATCGACAGAATGGGTCAGGCGTTCGTCAACAAGAACTATGATGATACGTGCCATACGAAGACCGAGCAACCGGTATGGGAGACTATAGAGACCGTATGTAAGGACTGTATCTCTCAATTACATCAACGTAACACCAATACCTGTTATACTGATCCTGATAATCAAGAGCGGTATATAGCTGGTGGTAATAATACATGTTTCTGGTTTGGTACGGCATCCAAGGCCTTTACCCGTCAATGTGCGGATGGTGGAGTTGGAAGCTCTGTTACCGTAACTCAGAATGATGTTACGGATCCAAGTCCTAGCTCTGATGGTAAGTTTAAGTCATGTGTATCCCAAGCTGACGCTAACGCCAAGGCATTGGCCGCCGTGAACTCTCAGGGTCAGGCCGTGGCTAACTCGAAGGGTACTTGTACTTGGACAGGAAGCTATACCGGTCAGGTTCAGAAGAACAATTGCGCTGACGGCGGCGTGGGCGACATGGTATCCGTAAGTAGCGACAAGCTGCCGGGACACCCGTACACTTCCAATGTATCTTTGGCTGACGCCAACAAGAAGGCCGAGAACGCGGTTCGTGGATCTGATGGTCAGAACTACGCAAACAAGAACGGAGGATGTACATGGACTTACGTAGCAAGCCGTGATTTCTATAGGAACAATTGCGCCGATGGCGGGGTTGGTCAGAAGATAACGGTGACCTCCACGCAAGCCAACGGCGGTACGGCTATCACCAGCAAGGTTTCTTTGGCTGACGCCAAGAGCAAGGCTGAGCAGATCCTAGACCAGAAAGGACAGGATTACGCTAACCAACATGGAACTTGTGTATGGACCGGTACCGGAAGCTATACTTTCTATAAGGACAATTGCGGTTCTTGTAAGCAAGGTGTAGCCATATCAGTTCCTTATAGTTCATTAGGATTAAATCCTATAACATCAACGGTCTCTCAGGCGGACGCTAACAACAAGGTTCAAGACGCTTTCAGAAATGATTCGGCTACCAGAACCGCAGCTCAGGCTTACGCCAACAAGAACGGCGATTGTGAGGATACTCCTCCAGATTGGACTAGTTGGAGTTATGACGGTGGAAGATATTGCTCTAGTGGCGATGTTTGGGCTACATACAGAAGGAGTGATAGGAATGGATGTTACGCTGACCAGACCGAAGATCGGGTATATGAGTATTGCTCATGTGGATGTTCTGGCGGATCTTGCGATAGCTGTTGTGATCCTAATAGTTGGAGTAGAGTAGGAAACGCTGAGTGTAGATCTGGAGAAAGTGTAGCTTTGTATAGAAATGATTGTGGAGATGAGGAATATAGAAGCTATGGATCTGCTTGTTGTAATACGCTTGGTTTCCAAGGAGGCTCTGTTACTAGTAGGAATTGTCCATCTGATAAGCCTTGTGGAGTAACGATCACCTATCCGGATGTACCTTCTGGATCTATATGTGCGTCTAGTACGTCTTCTGCCAACGCTCAAGCTAGCGATAAGATAGATAAGTTGAGATCTCAAGCTCAGGCATTAGCGGATGCGGGTTGTTCTGCAAAGGTTGGCAATGATGATCGATGGGGAAATGTCAAGGCTACGAACTGTCCTAGTAATTGTACTCCTAAGACTATCAGTTATAAGCAAATCGCTGGTAAATATGAGGCTTGTACCAAGGATGAGGCAAACAGAATAGCCGACAATAACCTCCAATCCGATGGTATCTCTTACGCTAATGGCTTGGCGCAGGCGGATAGATGTGATTGCGTGGAGCCAACAAAGACGTGGAGCGCCAACGCTATGCTGAGCGGTGATCCTTGTAATGGTCTGCCTGGTTCTACATCTGCATTAAGGTGCTCCTATGAAGTGTCTTACAATAATCAATGTGGATCATCTAAATCAATAACTGTAACTGTTACTGGCAGGAATGATAATGGGCAAACTGTTACGGCTGGAAGTACTTCCGTAAGTATACCTACTGGGTCTGGTAAAAAAACTGGTGTCATAGGTTTTGATTCAGGAGTACAATGTGGGTCTATAAGAGTTTCTGGGAGAGGATCTGGGAACTGTTAAGATCCTGATATGTAATGGAAAAGGAGAGGCTAATAAGTCTCTCCTTTTTATTAAAAACCATAACAGCAGTGATTGTCAACAATTACCTGAATCATGACCAGAGATTGTTACATCTCCACATACCACTTCTCGGCTAAAATATACACTTCCACTCTTGGTCCCGGATCCTGCGGGAATTGTAAAGCTAGCGCTATTGACCTGCTCTTCTCCGTTTTGTGTATATCCTATACCACTCACAGAACCAGATATAGATCTACCACATTGATTATTATACGTAATCGTAAATCCTCTTGATGTGACAAGTTGTTCATGGCTCATGCAATCATTATTCATAGATACCGACCATGACCACGTCTTTGTTGGCTCCACGCAATCGCACTCCATCGCATTGGCTTTTTCCTGCGCTAGTCTCTGTGCGTCAGCCTGTGCCGCGGCGGTAAGTTGGTAGTTTCATCAACCTTGTTTATTCTATTTTCGATAGAAATGACTAATATTGTATCACTAACATTAAAAAAAGTAAGATTATGGCATGTGCTAAGAAAAAGAAGATGGCAGAAGGAGGCAAAGTCTCCGAGAAAAAGAAACCTCAAATGAAATGCGGAGGTAAGGTTAAGAAGAAAAAGTAATAACAGGAGGGGTATATCCCCTCCTCAGTATTTAGCATATGAAAAATTCAGAATTTGTATCTAGGATCATGAATGACATGAACTCCATCAATAAGGACGCTCATGTCAGTAGAAGATGGATATTGTCCATAGGCAGGCAAAAAGCAAGGTCTTATATAGCCCAGAAGTATGCTGATGGAACCTTGTTCGGCGAGGAATCGCTGTATACTCATATTAATTGCATGGAAATGGAGAGGGTTCGTAAGGTAGATTGTTGCTTTGATGAGTTTAAGTTATGCAGGATACTTATGAGATCCAAGAAAAGATTGCCCGATATGATATATACCCGTATAGGTCCGGCTATCATCAAAGTATCAAACATCATGGATGATATTATATTTACCTCCATATCGTTAAGAAAATACGCTAACAACAAGGAACGTAAATACGGGAATATAGATCAATACTATTATTATGTCAATGATGGATATATCTATATACCAGATATTAACATAGAGGCTATAAATGTTGATCTTATAACTCTCGACAGAAAAGCGGCGTTAGAGCTAGGGGGATGTGGAGCTGAAAAAGATAAGCCATGTACATCTCAATGGGATTATGATTTCATATGCCCAGACAAACTTCTTGAATATGTGGTTTCCGAAACATTAAGGGAAACTGTAACCAAATTGCAGATCCCTACGGATGAGAACCCGGATATGGATATTAATAAGAAAACACAAAAAATTCAATAACATGAATCTAATAAGATCAATAATCAATTTCTTTGGTTTCAATGACGCCATAGTTGACGGTATAGGCGAAAGAGGGATGAGAGACAGCTCTATCATAAGATATAATGAGGTGCACGATATGTATGATAAGATTATAAAAGATCTGGGAGATATGTCGGCTTACGTATCCAAGGGTTATATCTATGATAAGATAAAGGAAAGAACGGGATTAAGTACCAGACATATTAGTAGGATATTGAATCATACTAAGAAAAGAGATCTTAGGTTTATTTGACATACTCCCATCACTAAAGCAAATGGGATTCTTGGATACAAACGCAAGAAACCCCGATATTACTATCGCTGGAATTACTCTTGCTCTCCAATTCGGAAATGCCCTTCCGAAGTATATTACGGGCCGCAAGAACATCACGGTCGTTGATAGACTCGCATTTTGGACAACACCATGTGCGATCTCTCAACGACAAGTTTTTATTAACAAACCCGCATTCACAAGTCTTTGAGGAAGGATACCATTTGTCAATCTTATGTACTATCACTCCATACTTTGAAGCGATATACGTAAGTTTGTTAATGAAAGAAGAATGACTGAGATCAGAAACTTTCTTTCCCCACAAACGTTTCATTCCTTCAATGTTTAGATCTTCAATGAAAATATAATCATATCGCTTGCACAATTCATGAGCTAATTTCCATTGAAAATCAGATCGAAAATCGTTTATTTTACGATACGCTTGTTGAAGTTCAAACAGTCTTCTTTTTCTATTATTGGATCCTTTCTTCGCATTAGAAAACTTTCTATTTAGTTTTCTAATCTTGTTTTGATATTGCTTGAAGAATAATGGAGACCCAATTTTGTTACCATCACTTTTAGTTAGGTAAGTTTTCAGACCAAAATCCAATCCTACAGATGCACCATCATATGTCTTTCTGTAAGAGTTTGCAGGATTGTAATCTGTAACTATAATCAAACTAAAACGATAGCAGGTTTCTCTGACTATTCTTATTTGTTTAACATTACCTTCATATGCTCTACTGTATGAAAACTTAAAACGTTTCTTTCCTTTGTTGATTGTGAGAATATTACCATTTAGAGTAAACCCTCCTTGTTTAAAAACAAAAGAGTTGAAACAATCTGATCTTTTAAACTTAGGTGGTCTCTTTGATTTTCTTTTAAAGAAACGATTATAAGATTCATCAAGACGTTCAAGTATTTCTTGTGTTGTTTGAGAATGAAGAAGATTTCTTTTAATTCTTTTAGCAAAATGCTTCTCCATTTTACCAATTGATATATATTTCCCAAACAGTTTATAGTATCTACGCTGTAGAGCTAAAGCATGATTCCATACAAAACAACATTCACGAAGCATTTTATCAAGATACTTCGTTTTCTTGGAATGATAGATGTTGTATTTGTAGGAAATCATTTTTTTATTTGTAATTTTGATTCAAAATTAATCAAACCAATTCATCCACCTTCTAAAATATGGTGGTTTTGTTGGTTAAATAATCATAATGTATATACAATAAAAAGGAGAGGATAATCAACCTCTCCTTTTTGTTTTTAACAGCCTCCACCTTGACTTGGATTAGATACATACATGCTTGTAGCATTGCTAACACAATCGCTTCCGCCTGATACCGTTCCCGATCCGGATGGTATGGTGACTGTTTTAGTGGTAGAGAAATATTCTACATCTCCAGATGGTTCAGATCTAGTATAATACACATCAAATGATGCTGTTTTAGATTTACCACATGGATTATCATAACTTACGGATATACTTAAACATTGTCCATTAAAACTTCCGCTAGCGTAAGCGCTCCATGTTTCGAGGCAATCGCATCTATCGGCCTGCGCCAAGCCATTAGCGTAAGAGATACCATCGGATTGGAGGTTATTGTCGGCTATTCTGTTTGCCTCGTCCTTGGTGCAGGCGGTGTATTTTTGTGTATAAATTTCTTGTATTAGGATGAAATCGTTATATTTGTGATATGAAAACAAAGTCATTTAAAATACTTGATCAATACTTTCTTCGATTCTATAGATCTATTATGTCTAAGAACGGGAAAAGGAGGAAGCATACGATCGTGGATAAGAATGATATCCTTGAGTGCCAGTCGTTGATCTGGAAAGTCATACGTGATAGGTATCTGGAGGATGAGGGTGGGGTTTATATAAACAACATCGGTTATCTGTGCCATAAGATAAATCCTAATCGTAAGATATATCTGAATAAGCTTACCGGTACTATTAACAGACGTGGAACTGGTGGATATTCTTATGTACATACGTGTATTGATTTTATGCCTCGGAACAAGTATTTCCATCTCTATATTTCTCCGGCGTTGAACAGGGAGTGTAGGTTGGCTATGGAATCAGGTAGGAGGTATAAGTTCTTGTACCGGGAGGTTGAGTCGGAGAGTAAGGTATTTGGAGTTAAATGGGTTTACAAGCTGTAGAAGTTTTTTGTGATCCAGTTAGCCCGTGAGGGTAGACTGGATTTTTTTTTGTATCACGGATCCAAATACATATCTTTGTGCAAAAGACTTGAATATGACTATAAAAGGGTTGTTGGCCGAGATCAAGGCCGATTTACAT